AATAGAAACAAAAGCAATATCATTGAAGAACACTACCAGTGCAGCAGTTACAAATATTTATTTATATTTTACTTATCCTTTGACAGATAAGAATGCTAAATTAGAAATAGGAAAGGAAGCGTTTGTAGATAATAAGATTGGAACTATTCAAAATTCAAGAGCATTACCTTATGGAATAACATTTTTTCAACCATCCAGAGTCGGGACAAAAATATTATTGGCAAGTTCTTTAGCAGTTGGAGAAGCAATAGGTATTTGGCTGAGGCGGACTATATTACCAGCTCCAGTTAATTCTGTGGCTGATGTTGATTTAGAAGATTATTTAAAGAATCGTTTAACGAGAGAAAATATAGAGATTTCAATTCAATATGATTAAAAATCGTTTTGCGCTTTATTTTATAAAATCAGGATGTTAATTGTAGAAATTATTGTAAAAATAAATTGAGGGAGTTTTGTAGACCAAAAAATCGTCGAAATCTTAATACTTTGGATTTCAAAGTTATAATTTAAAAATTTATAAATCGTAAATTAAAATTGTAAAATTATGCAAAAAGAAGACATTACAAAACAAATGATGAAAGAATTGTCGCTTTCTGATTATGAAACTAAACAAGAAAAAGGGAAAGCGATAATTTTAGTGGCAGACAAATTACAAAGTGAAATTTGTCAAGCCGCTAACAGTATTAAATTGGACGCTTATGGTGAAATTCTTGAAAAATTTGGTGATGATTTTAAGTTTTCAAAAAAGATGTGGCTAGAGTTTGTTAAATTAAGAACCTTAAAAAAATATGAAGAAATTACACCCGATAAAAAAGCTAAAATTGATGATGATATTGAATATAATGGCAGGTCAGCTATAATTCGGAAATCTTTTATTGAAAACAATCAAAAAGCCTTGTGTTCTTTGAATGAAAAATTAGCCCTTTCAGTTAATAAGCAAAAATTATTTACTGATAAAGAATTTTTTGAAATCTTAGATCGCTGCGCTGAAACTCGCCATAAATTAGATACAGAGCTTTGGCCAATAATGGAAGGTTATAAGAGATTATTTTGTAATATTACAGGCGAGAAGCAAGAGGTTTTTAAAACTTTATTAGATTTATACCATTATAGAAATGGTGGTAATGCTAATGGAAATGCTGCTGCACCAGCAAAAGCGTTTATAATTGTTTCTAAATTTCGTTATGCTCATGATGTTTGTGAGAAATATGGTTTTAAGGTAGTGAAAAACAAAGAACGCCATTTTAATATAGAAACTACTTTTGGTGAATTAAAGAAAAATGCTCATAAGTGGGAACGAGATTAAACAATGAAGAATAAGAAAATTAAACAACAGAAATCCTTAAAGCGAAAGAAGATTGAGCTTTTAGAGAAAGAAAAAGAACAAAACATAGTTAAGAAGAACAAGAAGTATGAGGATTATTGGACATAATAAAAATAATAAAATATTTTAAAACAAAAATTTATGAAAAAATTAATTCTTTTAATCGTTACTGTTTGTACCTTATCAGGTTGTGTTCCGTGTCACGCTCAAACTGAAAAATCTATTGCTAATTATGAAAACGAGGTTATCGGTGGTTCTGATTTATCAAGTTAACAAAAAGAATGGACTGATGGAGTAAGCAGTTATTGGAAATATGATGAAGAAGCGTTGTTTAAATTAGGATATTCTTATGTAACTTCTAGTGGTACTTATAATCAATATAAAATTTATAAGAACTGTCAAAAATCTACAGTTGTTATTGTTGATAAAGAAAATAGTTATATAAAAATTTGCATCCGTTGGTATCCTGTATCAGCGAGAAAAACAAATCCTCATTTAAAATAGTGTAATGTTAAATGTTAATTTTAATGGTGTTGGGTTAAGTATGGATGATTATTTAAAAAGAAAAAAAAATGTAATTAAGCTTTTTGATTTACATTTTGAAGAAGAAAAAATTAAGCCTAACAAGAAGTATATTATTGTAGACCTTTCCAGATGTATAGTTAGTTGTGAAATTTGTAAAAGTGTAGAGAAGTTAACAAATAAGAAAGGCTTAGAAATTAGAATGTTGAGAGATTATAATAAGCTAATTCAAGAAGAAGTTAAAAATTCAAAGAAAAACATAAAAATTGTAATTAAGATTGTGCTGACTTTCAAGAAAATCAAACGAAACGTATTTTGTTTTAATTATAATAGTATTGAATTAAGGCTTTTAATAAAATGCCTTTCATTCAGAATACCAGGTGCAGAGTTTTCAAATAAGTACCAAGAACACCATTGGGATGGCAGAATAAAGAAATTTAATAAAAGAAGGAAAAGTTTTTCTTATGGCTTGTGGGAATATGTGGAGAGAGCGTTGAAGAAGAACAAAATAAAATATGAATTTCAAGGTAATGAAGACCAAGATATTAGTTGGATAAAGTTCTCAAAACAGCTTTTGCCTCCTGAGAGAGATTATCAAAGAGAAGCAATTAAGGTTTTCTTTAAAAAACGAATTGGGATAATCAAAATCCCTACCAGGGGTGGAAAAACATTTGTCGCATCAGAAATAATTAGGTTAATTTTAGAAAGGAAACCTGGTTCAATTATACTTTTTTTAACTGATTCTACTGATTTATTCAGTCAAGCAATAAATGATATTTCAAAATTTTTAAATCTTTATCCTGAAGAAATAGGAAAAATAAAAGGAAATGTGTTTGATTTAAAAAACATTAATGTTGCTATGTGTCAAACAATTCAAAGCATTTATAGAAATAAAGAAAAACATCCTGAAAAATATAAAAAAATTTTGTTATTATTAAATAGTGTTGTCCTAGGAATTGTAGACGAAGTGCACGAATTCTCAAAATCAAAATTTAAAATAGGATTGATTAGAAGATTAAATTCTGAATATTTGCTTTCCTTATCAGCAACACCATTAAAGGATGATAAGATTGCTGCTGTGAATGTAAAAGAAATTACTGGTGGAATTATTTATGAAATTAAAGAAGAGAAATTAATCGAAAGAGGTGTTATTGCTGAGAATAAGGTTTTATTATTATATTTAAAACATGAAAGACAAGTAGGAACTTATAGTAAATTAGTTGAGAGACTAATAATAAAAAATAAACAAAGAAATGAAATAATATTGAAGGTTGTGGCTTTCTTTAATGAAAATAATATAAAAACCTTGTTGATAACTAATAATATCACACATGGGAGAATGTTATCTAAAAAAAGTGGGTATCCATTCATATCAGGAATAGATACTGTAGATAGAAGAGAATTAGAAAAAAATAATTTTTTAAAAGGAAATAATAATATTTTATTTAGTTCTTATATTTACAAAAAAGGAATTACATTGCCTGAAGCACAAATTTTATTAAATATTTCTGGAGGTTTTGAGAGTAGTCTTATTACACAAATTAGAGGAAGAGTAACAGGTGTCACTGAAAAAAAGAAAAAGAGTTTATTTGTGGATTTTATTGATAATGAAGATAGATATTTTTGTGAACATTCTTTACATAGAATAAAAACTTATGAGAAATTAGTGGGTGCAGTAAATATAGAAATATTTGATATGAGAGAAAAAAATATTTTAGAATTATTTGGAACATTTTGTCTTAATTGGCTTAATAAATAAGGTAGATAAGAAAGAAGATTAACTCAGTTATAATAAGTTAAAATGCTTATTATGATAGTTTATAAAATAACAAACATAATTGATAATAAAAAATATTTTGGTTATTCAAGTGGGACTTTACAAAAGAGATGGAAAGGGCATTGTGAAAATACTTTCAAGTTTAATAGCAATTATTGTTTCCATAACGCTATAAGAAAATATGGAAGAAATAATTTTAAAAAAGAAGTGATAAGAGTTTGTAAAACAATAAAAGAAGCAAAAGTTTGGGAAAGAATTTATATTAGAAAATTTAAAACTAATATAAATAGATATGGTCACGATTTTGGTTATAATATGACAGATGGAGGAGAGGGAACTTCAGGATTTAAATGGACAGAAAAACAAAAAGAAAATTGCAGTAAGGCTCAAAAGAGAAGATTTTTAACACAAGATAGTCCAATGAAGAGAAGATGCCATACAAAGAAAGCAAAAAAGAAAATGTCTAAATCAACAAAAAAACAAATTGAGAGGGACGGACACCCTATGAAAAATAAGCACCATTCAGAGAAAACCAAAAAGAAAATAAGTAAAGCTAGAAAAAAATATTTTAAAGAACACCCTGAAGCAGAAGAAAAATTTTGTAAAAATAGAAAAAATAAAAAATGTTCTAAAGAACATCGTAAAAATATAAGCAAAGCGAGAATAGGAATGAAACTTACAGAAGAACATAAAGAAAATATAAGAAGAGCTAATTTAGGAAAGACTATTTCTTTAGAACAGAGAGTAAAAATTAGTGAGTCTGTTAAAAAACTTTGGGAAGACCCTAAATATAGAAAGAAAAGAAATAAAAAGAAGAAATAAAGAAAATTATAAATAAAACTGTGAGATTAAATCGTAAATGAAAATTGTTAATGAAGAAGTTTGAGGATTTATGCTCTGAAATCTATCAGGAATTTATAAGAGAAATTACTTTGAATCCTGATTTTGTAGTTTATTTAAAAGATGCAGACAATAAAACTATAGAGAAATTTAAAAACCATTTTCAAAGTAAAATTAATAAAAGTAGTTTAGGAGCTGCTTTTGTTGTATATTATTGTGAATATCAATTTAATTATTGGAGAGACATGAAGACTAAATTTGGTAAAAATGTAATTTATTTTTCATGGATTTTTGGCAAGAAAGCGATTGTTCGCTATGATGAATATCATTCAAAAATATTCTCAAGAAATATTCGTCAGGATATAGGACAAAAAATACTTGCTAAATTTACTCAAGCAAAAAGGAGTGTTGATTTTTTCTTAAAGATTAATAATGTCGAGGAAGGCGAAAAACATAGATTTTTGAATAAAGAAGAAGGCTTAATGTGGTGTGTTCAAAATACCAGTTTGTATAATAATCTATCAAAGAATTGTTTGATGTGCCTGTCGGCAATTAACTGTAAAGAGATATTAAAAAATAATTTTCCTAAATTATATAAAAAACGAAAACTTGAATAAATATGACAAATTTAGAGATACAACAAAATAATAAATTAATTGCTGTGTTTATGGGAGCGATTATCAAAAAAGATATTGATGGTGTCGAACAAGTTTTTAATTTAAAAGAAATTAATAATCCTGCTGGCGGTTGTTCTCCAATTAATATAGATGATTTAAGATATTATTCATCATGGGATTGGTTAATGCCAGTATTAGAAAAAATTTGCAGAATGCAAATAGGAGACGGGAAGGAATATATTGATTATCCCATACCTAGAACATTTGGAATGATTAATGAAGAAACAGGGCAGATAATGGTAAGATTAAATGGATTTAGATGTTTTAATGCGGATACGCTTATAGAAGCGGTTTGGTTAGCGGTTATAGATTTTATAATAAATATAAATAGTTAAAAACAAAAATGGCAAAAGTTAATCAAGTTAAGAAAGCATACAAAGATGTGCTGACATATGAAGGTAAACAAAAATTAAGTAGAAAAGAAACTTTAACTGATAATGATTTTATAGTTAAGAAGGGAGAATCTTATTATTGGTGGTCTTTTCGTTTTGGTGGTAAACATTATAGTAAAACTTATCCAAAAAGAAGTCAATTAACTCAATCAGATTTTCTTAGTCAATTATATGATTTAGAAGATAGAATTTCTGAATCTTCTGCTGGAACTAAAGATGATTTTGATTCTTTAAAAGAAGAATTTGTTGATGAGATTGAGAATTTAAGCAGCGAATGCGAGGATAAGTTAAATAATATGCCTGAGCAACTTCAATCTTCTTCTTCAGGAGAAACCTTACAAGAACGCATAGACGCATTACAATCATGGTCTTCTGATATTGAAAGTATTGAGTGCGAGGATTATGATGAAGCGGAATTGCGAGAAGAAATAAAAACTAATAATGAGAATTTTACTGAAGAGGAGCTTGAAGAAGCCTTTGAAGAAAAAGTTAGGGAAATAGTCGATACTGCATTAGAAGAATTAAAAGAAACTGCGTCAGGATTATAAAATGAAATTTTTATGGCTGAGAATTTATTGAATGAGGATTTTATTGATGAATTGTTTAAATTATGTTTAACCAATAAACAATTTCTTTTGATGGCTCTTCAACATCTTAAATTGAATTATCTTCCAGATGATGTTTATAAAGAGCTATGGAAAAATATAAAAGCAGAATGGAGTCTTAATAAATCTTTAACATCAATAGGAAAACTTCAATTACTCACAAGAAATAAAACAGGGTGTAATAGAGTTCTTTCAAAAATTAAAGAAGTAGTAATTCCTGATTTAAGTAGTACCACTCATGGTTTTGAGTTGTTTTTAAAGCAAAATAGATTTGTTGAGATTTATAATTCTTTAGGAGATCTTTACAATGAAGACCAAAAGAAAAAAGCGTTTGATTATTTTGTTAAAGAAGCTGAAGAATTTTCAAATTTTACTTTAGGTGCGGTGAAGTTTGAAAAGGTGTTTGAAGGATTTATGAAGAGACAGATATTAAAGAAAACACAAGAAAAATATAGAAAAATTCCTTTTGGAATTGATGAGCTGGATGATAAAACAAATGGTGGTGCCGAACAAGGAGAGTTTTTTCTTTTTTTAGGAGATTCTAATGTTGGTAAAAGTATTTTGGCTGTTCATACAGGGATAGCAGCTGCAAGAAGAGGATATAAAATTGCCCACTTTCAGTTAGAGGGACTACGACGTCAGGTAGAAGATAGGTATGATGCTGCATGGTCAGGGATACAATATAAAGATATAAAGACTGGAGATATAGAAGTAGAAAAATTAAAGAAAGCAAAAAAGGTTATTGAAAATATTGGTAAGGGTGAAATTTATGTGGAAGCTTTTGAAAGGTTTGGCGAAGCAACTTTAATTGATGTGAGAAATAGTTTAATTGAAATGAATAAATCTTATGGTCATATAGATAGGATTGTGATAGATTATTTAGATTTATTAGATCCTGGCAATGGTCATTGGTATAAACCGTCAGAGGAACATCATAAACTAAATAAAGTAGCTCAAGGCTGTAAAGAAATTGCAATGGAATTTCAAGCAGATTTAATTAGTTTTTCACAAATTTCTTCTGTAAGCCCTGAACAATTAAACGACCCAGAGTTTGTGCTAACGAGATATAATACTGCAGAATGTAAAGGAAAACTGCGTTCTACTGATGGTTTAATTACAATGAATCAAACAAAGGATGAACGCAAAAATAAAGTGATGAGACTTTTTGCTGATAAGATTCGAGACGGAGATAGAGATTTTTTAATTTATTTGTGTACTAATTTTCCGAAACTTCGTTTTTATGACCGTAAAAAAACAATAGAAAACTTTATAGATAAAGAAGTTTAATGGATGAAAATTGATTTTTTAAAATTATTACCAAATAGTTTCCTTAATAGCAAAGGAGATCATGTAGTTTCAGACTGCATTTTTTGCAATGAGGCAAGACACTTTTATTTAAACAGAATTAAGATTTTTAAAAAGAATGAATTAGGAACTTATAAGAATGCGTGGGATTGTAAGAAATGCGGAAGAGTTGGAAATCTTAAGAAATTACTAAAAAAGCTAAATAAAGAATTTCTATTAGAGGGAGAGTCTTTAGAAACAAAAACCTTATCAAATAAATTAGTTCTATTTCAGCAAGAAAAACAAAAAGCATTAACCGAAGAAGATTTATACGTGCCAGAAAAATCTCTTCCAAAGGGTTTCCAGAGACTCAAAAAAGACAATTATTTAAAAAGTAGAGGATTTACTCAAAAAGACTTTGAGAAATATTTGATAGGGGAAACTGAAAGAGAGAGAAAATTAAAGAATTATATTATAATCGTAATAAAAGAAGATAATGAAGTAAAAGGCTATATCGCTCGCTCAAGATTATCAAAAGAAGAAATTAAGACAATTAATTATAATTATAAGACAAAAGGACTAAAGAAACGCTATTTGAGATGGAAAAATTCTGATGAAACAGATTTTTCAAAATTAATAGGTGGAATAGAAGAAATATTATTTGGAACTGAAATTGTAATATTGGTTGAGGGTGTTTTTGACAAAAAAGCAGTAGACAGAGCGTTGCAATTAGATTATGATTTGAAAATGAAGTGCTGTTTTATGTTTGGTAAAAATATAAGCCTTTATCAAATAGAGAAATTGAAGAGGAAGGGAATTAAAAATATCATTATTGCCTTCGATCCAGATGCAATAAATACCATTAAGAAGCATGCAATTTTATTAAAAAAGGAATTTACTAATGTTTGGTGTGTTTCTGTTGCTGAGAAAGATTGGGGTGATTCTACTGATAAGGAAATTAAAGCAGCATTTAATAATTTAAAGAGTGTGAACGAATATTTGTGCGGTACTGTTGAAAAGAAGAAGCTGATTTAATTCAGTTATAAAACATGAAATTGTAAAGTTGTTGATTGAAATGATAACAAAGACAAAAAACTTATCTCCATTAGAATTCTTAGATGTTTTACAACAAGAGTATTATATTTCAGAAATACGAGCAAAAATATCAGTGTCTATAAAAGATAAAGAATTTTATCGTAAATTAATGGGATATAAGAAGGAAAAGATAGAAAATATAGCTATGAGAAATCAAATAGACAGTATATTTTCTTCTGAGGAAATAAGAAATGAATATATAAAAAAAATCTATCCCTTAGCAAAAGGAGGACTACCACAGTTTGAATTAACTGAGAAGGATATAAAAAATTATTATATTGAGGGTTCTGATGTAAGATTTTTAATTGATAATAAAAAATTTGTAGGTAAAATTGAAACTGTAAATTTTGAAAAGAACTTTGCTTTTTTGAAAGTAAAAGGTAAGAAAGAAAAAAGAGTCATCAAATTGCATGAACTGACTAGGATTTTATAGAATAGTTGAAAACTTTTTAAAAATTTATTTTGCAATTAAAAAAATAAAGTTTTAATTAGCTTGTAAATTGAAAAATTGTAGAATAAAAATAGTGAGAATAAATTCTTTTTTAAAATCGGTCTGTTCGTATAATGGTTAGTACATCAGGTTTTCAACCTGGGAATAGGAGTTCAATTCTCCTACAGACTACAATAAATTATTAATTAAAATAAGGAGGAACCATGGATTTAAACAAATTGTATAAGGAGTATGAATATTTAGCAAATATTTATGCAAAAAAATTGTTTAGTTTTGAGCGCATTGGCTATGAGCGAGAGGATATAGTTCAAGATTTAAAATTAAAAATTTTGACTTCATTAAGAACTTATAAGTTAAAATGGAAAGAATTTGAAAGAACAGGAAGGTATAAACCAATTCCTGTTCTTTATTATTTAAGGACAGCATTGATTAATAGAGTAAAAGATTTGATGACTCAAATATCAAAAGAAAATTTAGTATTTGTTGAAGAGTTTAAGACTGATGTGGGTTTTGCTGATGATTTTACTTTAATTGATTTTAAGAAACAAAAAATAATAGTGCGTGAGGTTGATTTTTTAGCTGGTCTTTTTGGAAATGAAAAGCCAGCATTTTTATTATATTTAAAAGGTTATCCGATAAATTATATTCAGAAGTTATTCAAAAAAGAAAAAATAAATCTGATTGTTAAAAAACAGGTTAATCATTTGAAATCATTTGAAAAAGAACTTAATTCAGAAAGAAGAAAATTTACTGTAATTAATTATTCTGCTGTTGATTAAAAATATGTAATAAAAAATTTTGTTTGTACTGAAAAATACCTTTAATTAGCTTGTAAATTCGAAAACGTAAATCAAAATTGTAAAATCAAAAATGGAGGAACTAAAAATGAAAACACTTTATTTAAGAGATGAAAATTATTATTGGAAAAGGTTTCAATATGAAATTATTTCCGATTTAAAAGAAGAATTTTTGAGATTAAATATTAAAATCGGTGAGTCTGTTGAAATCGGTGAATATGCTGAAATCGGTGAATACGCTAAAATCGGTGAGTCTGCTAAAATCGGTGAGTCTGTTGAAATCGGTGAATATGCTGAAATCGGTGAATACGCTAAAATCGGTGAGTCTGCTAAAATTGGTGAATACGCTAAAATCGGTGAGTCTGCTAAAATCGGTAAGTACGCTAAAATCGGTGAGTCTGTTGAAATCGGTGAATACGCTAAAATCGGTGAGTCTGCTAAAATTGGTGGATTCGCTAAAATCGGTGAGTCTGTTGAAATCGGTGAATACGCTAAAATCGGTGAGTCTGCTAAAATTGGTGGATTAGCTAAAATCGGTGAGTCTGTTGAAATCGGTGAATACGCTAAAATCGGTGAATATGCTAAAATCGGTGAGTCTGTTGAAATCGGTGAATACGCTAAAATCGGTGAGTCTGTTAAAATTGGTGGATTAGCTAAAATCGGTGAGTCTGCTAAAATCGGTAAGTTTGCTAAAATCGGTAAGTCTGCTAAAATCGGTAAGTTTGCTAAAATCGGTGAATATGCTAAAATCGGTGAGTATAATGCAATTTTTATTATTAATGGTTATAAATATACAGCCTGTGGATATTTTAATAAAGAAAAAGAACAGGTTATTCAATTGGGATGTTTTTTAAGAACTCGTAAGGAATGGGAGAAAGATTTTTGGAATAATCCTAATGAATTTCCTAATAATAATTCAGATAAATCTAATGCGCGACTTCGTACTTTTAAAACGATTTGTGCATTTTTTGATAATTTGAAAGATTTAAAATAGGAGGTTAAAAATGAAAAAATTACCATTAATTATCACTCTGTGTGTGGTAGCAGTATTTGTTATTATAATTATTGGAACAGTGGTTTCAATTAGCAATGAAAAAGTTGATAAAAAGAATCTTGTATTAGCGCAACAAGATGTTTGTAAAGCTAATTTTGATAAAATGTTTAAAACTATTAAACAAGAAGCTGAATTAGCAAAAGCTAAATTTGAAGTATCAAAAGAAGCATTTAAGGAAATATATCCTGCTCTTATTGAAGGACGATATTCTAAAGGAGATGGTTCTTTAATGAAGTGGATAACAGAAAGTAATCCGACTTTTGACCTTTCAGCAGCTGGTTCTTTATATGATAAACTTTCTGTTGTAATAGAAGCGAATAGAAAAGACTTCTTTGAACAGCAGACCAAACTAATTGATTATAACAGAGAATATAAATCTTTACTCAATAAATGGCCAGCGAAATGGATTGTTAATAGAAATGATACTGTTCATATTGAAATTATAACCTCTTCTGCAACTAAAGATGTTTATGCTAAAGGTGAAGAGAATGATATTGATCTTGGCTTAACTATTAAAAAATAATAATTATGGATCCAATTTGGTTTTCTTTAATAATACCAATAACTCTTCTAATAATATTCTTTGTTTGGAAGGGAAATGAATTAACTATATGGGAATCCATAATTCCTATATTCATTGCCATTGGTGTGATTCTATTATTTCAGACATGGGGAAGAAGATCTCTTGTAAATGATACTGAGTACTGGGGTAACTATGTTACCTCTGTTGAATATTACGAGCCATGGGATGAATGGATAACTAAGACCTGTACACGTTCTTATGCTTGTGGTAGTGATGTGAAAGGAAATACAACTTATTGTACAGAAACCTATGATTGTTCATACAGAGAATATCATTCAGCAGAATATTATATAATTTTAAATGATGGAATGAAACATGCCATTTCAGCAAATAATTATTCTTATTATGTAAAATTATATAATGTGAAGCAAGTATTTACAGATCTTCATCGTGATTATTATACAGAAGATGGGAATAAATATTCTGTAGATTGGCCAGGCACTTATGAAACTTTTGATTTTTATGCTAGTAAACATACTTATACTAATAAGGTACAGTGTTCTCAAAGTGTATTTAATTATCCAAAAGTTAACGAACAGGATAAGAAGCAATACAAATTATTTGACTATCCAAAGTTAAGTAGTACATCGCTTGATGCTGTTTTAGGGGATTCTAATATAAGAATTTCAAATACTAACTTAAAAATAATTCAGAAAAAATTTAATTGGATTAATGGAATGCTAGGAAAGAAGAAACAAGTAAGAGTATGGGTATTAGTTTGGTTGAATGCAGATGATAACACTGGATATATGCAAGAAGCTTACTGGAAGGGTGGTAATATGAATGAATATATTATTTGTTTAAGTGTAGATAAAAAGAATATAATTCAGTGGTCAAAAGTGATATCTTGGACTGAGGTATATGACCTTCCTATTGAAACTCGTAATTATTTTGCTGTTCATGATACTTTGAATTTAATTAAATTTGCTGATTGGCTATATCCTAAATTAGATAAGAAATGGATTAGAAGAAACTTTAGTAAGTTTGATTATTTGTCAGTACCAGTTCCTTTTTGGGCTTTGTTGAGTACTTATATAATTTCGCTAATAGTAAGTTTAATTTTTTATTATTGGGCAGTGACAAATGAGTTTGTTTCTTACATTTCAGGTAAAGTTAAAATTAATTTTAACTTTTTAAAAAGGAGGAATTAAAATGGAAAAATTAATAAAGAGTCCCTTACCAAAGGTTTTAAGAATAAGACCTGAAATTCAGAAAGCTAACTGGAATAAGCAATCCCCTCAGTCTTTCAAAGTAGGTGAGATAGTTTTAGTAAAGGAACAGCAGAATCTTTTTGAGTTAAGAGAAGGTAAAATTATTATAATGCATTTTGCCAGTAGGAAAAGTCGTAAGACATATTTAAAATTTTTTGAGACTTTAGAGGGGAAAAGAATAAAATTAAATTTTAAAAATAAAAACAAACAAAGTTAATTAGTAAAACAAAACAAATTACAAATAATTTAAAACAAAACAAATTATGACAAAATTAACGAAACAAATGGAAAAAACTCTTGCTGGCTTAAATATAGTAAGCAAGAAAGGAACTGAAGAAGATGCGAAAGCAATCGTTCTGAAGAAATTGAAAGAAGAAGAAATTGAAGGTGTAGAAGACACTGACCTTCCAGATTTGGTAGAAATGTATTCTGCCTTTTTTGAAGAACCTGTAATAGAAGACGAGGAAGAAGCTCCCAAAAAGAAATCAACTAAAAAACCTGCTAAAAAGGTTGTTGACGACGAAGATGAGGACGACGAAGAAGATGAACCTGAATATGAAGAAGACGATGACGAAGAAGACGAAGATGAAGCTCCCAAAAAGAAACCTGCTAAAAAGGTAGTAAAGAAAGTTGTTGTTGAAGAAGACGATGACGACGAAGAGGATGAAGACGAAGAAGAAGATGACGACGATGACGACGAGGATGAAGCTCCCAAAAAGAAATCAGCTAAAAAGGTAGTAAAGAAAGTTAGAATATCCGGAGAGAGATTTGATATTGAAAACAAAGCGCATAAAAAATTGTTATTACCTTTTAAAGAAATTTTTGGCGATCTTAAAGTTGAATATAAACCTATTTCAACTGGAGTTTCAATTCATTTACCGATGAAAAATGCAAATAAGTTAATGCTTCGATTTTTTAATGCAAAGGTTGTTGATGGCGAACTTCGTGGCAATTGTGGATTAATCGCTCTTCGTGGTGTGAAGGATATACAAAGTCTTTTTGAAGTTGAAGTTGAAGATTATTCAGGATTTTTCCATTTCATAAAAGATGTAAGTGTATCTGAATTGGTTGAAATTTTGAATGAAGAAATCATTGAAACTATGGTGAAAAAACTTCAGGGTGTTGATAAAAAACTTGGTAAAAATCGTGAGAAGTTAGAAGAGAAAATGAAACCTGCAAAAAAGGCTGCTAAAAAGGATGATGAAGACGATGAAGACGAAGAGGAAACACCAAAGAAAAAAGTTGTAGTAGAAGAAGACGAAGACGACGAGGAAGAAGCTCCCAAAAAGAAATCAACTAAAAAACCTGCTAAAAAGGTTGTTGACGACGAAGATGAGGACGACGAAGATGATGATGTTGAAGAGGAAGAAGTTCCTAAAAAGAAATCGAAATTATCATTGAAAAAAGGAAAAAGGTAGGGGTAATTTTGATTAAAAAGGTAAAAGCGTTCAATTTGAACGCTTTTTTTTATATAAAAATGTCATGTTATAATAATTTAATTCACTGTTAATTATAAAATATTTTGAAAAATAAGTATGAAAAAATTTTGTTTGTACTGAAAAATACCTTTAATTAGCTTGTAAATTCGAAAATGTAAACTAAAATTGTAAAACCAAATTGTTAAACTTAAAAATTGAAATCATGGGAACAAAAACTAAAAAATCGGGAACAAAAGAAGTAAGCAAAAAAGCTGAAACTAAAAAAGCTGAAACCGTTACCAGCAACAAAAAGAACGGAAAGAAAGTAGAACCGAAAGTTGAATCAAAAACAAAAACTTCTTCTAAATTAAAAGAAGGCGATAAGATTGTCTTCATTAAAGAAGAAAAGAAAGTGGTGGGGGTTTACTTAAAACATATCGATGGTAATCGTGGTGAATACGTTGTTATTCTTTATAAAGGAAAAGCACTATTTCGCCGTCCTGATGCTGTTGAAAAACAAAACAAATAGTTTTCTTTAAATTTTGAAAGAGGCGACCGTATGGTCGCCTTTTTTATTGCCAACAAAGTTATTTATTGAGACAGAGTTATAAACAAGTAAAAAAAATAATAAAATATGCTAGATAAAATATTGAATTGCTCAAAATCCTCGACATTCTCAGAGGTGTATCCTTTAATAAATAAATATATGGTTGAAGAAGCTTTAGAACAGAAATCAAGGTTTGGCAATACAAAAGAATTATTGAATTTTAAAACTATAATAACAAAGCCTGTTAAAAGATGTGTAGGCGGTTTTGGCAGAGACATTAATATTTTCTTTCTATTAGCAGAAGCATTGTGGATTTGGACTGGGCAAAAAGATGTAGAATTTCTTAAGTTTTTTAATTCTCGTATGATTGATTTTTCAGATAACGGAAAGGCATTTCATGCTCCTTATGGTTTTAGATTGCGCTATTATGGTCAAGATAGTATTGAGACGCAATCAGAAGGAAAGTTTATAGACCAAATTTTATTAGCTATTAAAATGTTTAGTGAAAACTCTGAAGATAGGAGAGTTGTTTTAACTTTGTGGAATCCTTTTTTTGACCTTGGAGTTAAATCAAAAGATCTAGCTTGCAATTGTATGGTGATGTTAAAGATAAGAGATAATAAATTATTTACAACCGTTCAAAACAGGTCAAATGATGTACATTGGGGATTACCTACTAATGTGTTTCAATTTAGTTTTTTATCAGAATTAATGGCAAATTGTTTAGGAATAATACAAGGCGAGCAGGTACATAATAGCCAGTCTTTGCATTTTTATATTGATAACTCTATTGCAAAAAATATGTATGATTCTTTTGAATGGTTTATTAGTAATAATGTTGATATGTTAAGAGGAGAATTATACTCGAATGCAAATACTGTTCCTTTGAATTTTAATTTCAATTCAAAAGCACCTGTGATAAGATTAGATGAATTAGATATAATGACTTGTAATATGCTTCAACAATTAAGAATAATAATAAAAGCTGAAGTTGAGAAAGTGGGATTTGAAGAAGAATTAAAAGATTTTTCAAAAGGTTTGTTTATAATTTTTAAATTATTGAAGATTTATATAATTTATAAGCACAGTATTATTGATGATGCAAATAATACTGATTATAGAAGAAGATTAGCTTTGGAAAGTATAGAAGAACTTTTAAGCAATAATTCAGTTTATAAGAGAGCTGATTTTTGTATGTTAGCTCGAAATTTTTTTTATAAAAGGTTAAACAAAAGAGGAGATAATTTTGTTGGAACTTTTTAAATTTTTAAAAATCTTAGAAATATAAAATGTTAGAACGATTTAATAATTGGGTTAAAAGAAATAAAATACAGCTTCAACAAGATTTCTTAGAAGATAATATTAATTCAATAAAAGGATTTGGCAACTTTTTACTTTTATCTGAAAAGGAAATTATTATTGATAAGGATTTTAATTTGGTTTTAACAGAAAAAGAACAAATATCAATACAAAATAATAGGATTGAATTTGTTGTTTTTCTTTTTGGTGGTCAATATTATTATTCAAAAGTAAATTTAGAATTAGAAGACAAACAAGGAAATTTAATTGTTCCTTGCGTTTTGATTGATTTTAAATATCTTGGAGAAGCGGAGAATAAAAATAAAATTATTTTTAATCATCTTGGTGTTCACGATGAATATGAACTCCTTTCAGGTTCTCATTCAGCAAAAGCGTGGTGTCAAAAGGCAATATTTTTAGGGCATAAAAGTTTAGGAATAGTAGATAAAAATTCTTTAGCAGGAACATTACCTTTTCAAATATCCTGTACAGAAAAAGGAATAAAACCAATATTAGGAGAGACAGTAACAATACTTTATGATGAAAACACTGAAAATGAAAAATATGATGTAAAATTATACGTTAAAAATGAAGAAGGATGGAAAAATTTATTAAGGATAAATAAAGAAATAAATGTAATCAATGAAGGATTTATAAAAGAGAAACAATTTTTGGAATTTGGAACAGGCTTAATTTTAGTTTTGTTCAAGGAAAGTTTTTTGAATAAAAGCTATGTTAAGTTATTAAAGAAGTGCTTTGATGAAGTATATTTTCAAATGGATTCAGTCAAATATGAAAACCTTGAGTTTGAGAAGAGACATTTGTTTTCCATCAAGCAATATTTGGAGGAGTTTGCTGACACAATAGAACCAGTTTTAATAAATGACTCTTATTATCTTGAACCAGAAGAATATGAGTCCAGATTAAGTTTAGGAAAACTTGCAGGAGAATTTAGACCTTATAGTAAAAATGAGCATTATAAAGATGTAGAAGAATCAGTGAGAAATTTAATTGATTATTTTCCAGAAGGGAAGAAATATAATGATTTAGAAGGCGAGCAAATATTAGAACTTGCAATTAATAATGTAAATAAAATTGTTGAAGAATGTAACTTTAAAATACAACTTGGTATCCCAAAATTACCTTTGTTTCCTTATGAGGGAGATAAGACTGAATTGTTTGATTATTTAATTCAAGATGGGTGGCGAAAGAAAATATTAGGGAAGGTAGAAAAAAGTAAATTGAAAGAATATAAAGAGCGAATGCAATATGAAAGAGATTTTATTTTAAGATTAGGTTTTCTTGATTATTTTTTGATAAATTTTGATATAATAAGTTGGGCAAAGAGTAATAAAATAAGAGTTGGCAATGCTCGTGGTTCAGTAGCTGGCTCTTTAGTTGCTTTTTTAATTGATATAACAACTGTAGATCCGATTAAATATGATTTATTGTTTGAAAGATTTTTGAATGAAACGAGAGGAACTTTGGAGAAAAGATTGATTGTTGAATTAGATGATGGAAGAAAATTTAACATTCCAGAAAAAGATTTTGAATTTTTAAAAGAAGGGAAAGAGCTAACAAAAGAAGATTTTAAAAGTCTTAGTCAATATCAGGTATAAATTAGTTAAAGCTAATTATGAAAGGGATTATTTATTTAACAACAAATTTAATTAATAGCAAAATTTATATTGGACAATATTCTGGAGAAGATCAAAATTATATAGGATCAGGAAGAAATATTAAATATGCTATTAAGAAATATGGAGAAGAAAGTTTTGAAAGAATTACATTAATAAAATGTAAGACACAAGAACAATTAGATTTATATGAAAAATATTTTATAAAAGAATTTAACTCTACAGATAATAAGATAGGCTATAATATTCTTCCTGGAATAGCAAATAAATTTGGTTCTGGCTCACCAATGAAAATCCCAGAAGTTGTTGAAAAATTTAAAAAATCTTTAAAAAAATTTTATAAAACAAAGAGAGGGAAAAAGACTCTTAAGAAAATTTCAAAATTAAGAAAGAAATATTATAAAGAACATCCAGAATTAATTAAACATTTGAGTGAATTAGGAAAAAATTTAATAGGAGACAAGAATCCTAATTTTGGTAATAAATGGTCTGAAGAACAAAAAGAGAATTTAAGAAAAATAAAAAAAATACAAAATAAAGGAGAAAATAATCCTAATTTTAATAATAAATGGTCTGAAGAACAAAAAATTAAAAATAGGAAAAGAATGTCACAAAAAATACTACAATTTGATCTAAATAAAAAATTTATAAAAGAATATGATGGTTCTGGGGATGCTTCTAGACAGACAGGGATTAATAGAGGTTCAATATGTAGTGCTGGTGGTAGTAATTTTACAAAAATAGCAGGTGGTTTTTATTGGAAATATTTGAAATCTCAAAAAATTATTAAAATGAATTTAAGAGGAAAATACATTAAGATGTATTTAGATTGGAAAGAAGCTTCTGAAGAAACAGGCATAAAAGCAAGAGAAATTATAAGTTGTGTATATGGTAAACAAGAACAAGCTGGTGGATTTCGTTGGGGAAAATATGAAAGATGGGGGAATGGATGGCAAAAATAATTAAGATATTAAAAGAGAGTAAATTACGTTCCGACCAATTACCTGATGTTGATGTAGATTATAGCAGCATAAGGAAAGACGATGTTAAGAGATATTTAGAAAGCAAATATGGTGAGAATTATGTTGCTTCTGTTGGTACTTTTACAAGATTAAAGTTAAAGGGCATTTTAAAAGATTTTGCAAGAGTTAACACATCTTTTACACCTTCTCAAATGAATTTTTTAACTAAAAAGATAGACGATCAACTTGATTATAAATTTGAAGATTTATTTAAGTATGCTCAACAATCTATAGAATTAGCAAAATTTATTCAAGAAAATTTTAAGCTAATTAATCAGTTGAAAAATGTAATGGGACAACCAAAAACAAACTCTATACATGCTTCAGCAGTGTTAATAGTTCCAAGAAAAGATATTAATGGAGAAAGAAAAGATATATTTGAATGGGTTCCTGTTAGAAAGATATTAGATAAGAAAACTAATCAATATGTACTTGTTTCAGAATGGGAAGGGAAGTATATAGATAGAGCAGGATTTTTAAAGGAAGATTTATTAGGATTAAATTTGTTGGATAAATTTGATATGATTTTGAAATTAATAAAGAATCATAGGAAAGAAGATATTATTTTAGAAAAAATCCCTATGAATGATAAAGAAGTGTTTAAAATATTTGCTCAAGGTTTTAATGAAGAAGTATTTCAATTTTCTACTGGCGGTTTAAAGAATTATTGTAAATTTGTAAAGCCAGATAGTATGGAAGATTTAATTGCCATGAACGCTTTGTTTCGCCCTGGTCCTATGAAAAGTAATAGTCATATTTTGTATGGTGAAATAAAACATGGTAAAAAAGAGCCTGAGTTTGATTATATGTTAGAAGAAATAACTAAAAAAACTCATGGTTTATTTGTTTATCAAGAACAAATTATACAAGCAGTGCATATTTTAGGTGGTTTTTCTTTGTCTGAGGCTGATCGCATAAGGTCAATGATAAAGCATTTTAAAAAAGAAGAATTTTTAGAATTTGAAAAGAAATTTATTTCAGGAGCATTAAAGAATGGTTGTGAGAAAAATGAAGCAAAAAAAATATGGAAAAAATTATTATTTTTTAGTGGCTATGGCTATAACAGATCGCATTCTGCCTCTTATTCTATAATGTCGTATTGGTGTCAATATCTTAAGTGCTATTATCCAGAAGAGTTTTATTGTGTTAGTTTTAATTATAATAAGCCAGAGGATATACCTGCATTGATAAATGAAATAAAGAAGAGAAATTTAGATTTAACACTGTCTCCTCCAGACATTAATTATTCTAAAGGAACTTTTACTTGTGATGTTGAAAGTCATGTAATTTATTGGTCTTTAAAGAGTATTAAAGGTGTCGGAGAAGCAATAGTGAAGTGTATTGTAAGGGAACGAAAACAGAATGGAGAGTTTAAGGGTCTCAAGAACTTTATTAATAGAATGAAAGGAAAGCACTGTGGAAAGAATATTGTAGAGGTTTTGATACTTTCTGGAGCTTTTGATAATCTATATGAAATAGAAGAAGCAGCAGATAGATTTGAATTATTAGAATCTTTGCATAAAATTACTGGTGATTTAATAACTAAAGAGCAACAAAGTTATTATTCAAAAGGTTTTAATTTTTTACGAAAACAACGAGAACTTACAGGCTTTGGCATTTTATGTTTTCCTGAAATAATTAAGAAAAAATCAAAGAAACTCGCTGGTATGTTTATTAATTCAGAAGATTTTTTTGATGTTGAAAAAGATTATAAAAGAGCATCAGTGGCAGGAGAAATACTGACACTTGTTGAAAGAAAAACTAAAAAAGGTAAGTTTGGTAGCATGAGAATTCTTAGTAATTATGAACAGATTCTAATCACGATATGGTCTGATGAGTGGAAAGAATATAAGAAAAAGTTAGAAGAGGCTAAAAAGAATAAAGATTTGATTACTATTTCAGGAAAAATAAAATATGATAATTATAATAAACAAAACGTTTTATATTCAAATAATAACACTGAGATTTATATTTTATAAAAACAAAAAAATGAAAAAAGAAAATATATGAAGTTGGCATACTCTTTTATAATTTAAGAAGGTTTCAAAATGATAAATCAATGGCAATAAGAATTAGCATAATGTATCAATGTAGATTAATTAATATTGATAACAGAATTGATATGAATGTGAGTAAAGATATTGACTTGCCAGAATTTGAAAAGATGGTAAAAACTTTTTATGAAACCATGTCACAGTATTGTGATTAATAAATTTAAAATTTAATCATTAAAATAAATATATTATGGGAGTATTTGATACTGTTTTAGTAAAATGTCCAAAATGCGGAAAGAAAAATGATTTCCAAACTAAAAGTGGAGATTGTTTTTTGGAAGTTTATGAGTTAGATAATTGCCCTGATAATGTATTAGCTGATGTCAATAGACATTCTCCTTGTCATTGTAAATGCGGGACAATTTATGAAGTGGATATTCCGAACCGAAAAGCTATTTTAATTAAAAATACATAAAATATGTTTAAATCTGATATTACTGTTTCATTAAATATTCAAGATGTTATTAATTCTTTAGATACAAAGAAAAGATATAAAATCTGGCACGATGGCGGAGAATGGTTTATTTCGCTTGAAGGTAAAGAAATGACTAATTGCAAAACATTAGTAGAATGGTTATCGTGTACAAACTTGTTAACAACCAATAAAACACCAGACATCAAAAGATACTTAATTTTGTTTGAAAACAAGCAGATAATAAGAGAAAACGAATTGAGTGAACTCCGCAAGCAGCAACATTCCGAAGGATTAATTAAAATGATTGTTGATCTGAAAGAAAGCAACGCAATAAGTGATAAGTGTGAATGGCAAACTATAATTTAAAAAATAAATAAAAAATTATATGAAAAGAATATTATCAATATCTTTTAATAAATGGTATAAAGAAATATCAATTTATTATGCTTCACATTTTTCATTAATAGAATTTGATATAAAATTTGATAAAGAATGCGGACTAATTATATCATTGACAATTTTCAGAATTAGATTAAGTTATGATTTAAAATATCCTTTTTAAATTAAGATTATGGCAAAGAAAGAAATAAACCAAATTATAAATCAAAAATTAAAAAAATGAAAACATTAATGACAGTATTAGCAGTAATTATGATGATTATTTTTTTATCAACTGCAACAACAGTAATTGTAAAAAGCATTATATTTGAACAACAATGCAAAGGTTATCTGAAAAGAGCGGCGGACGCAAATACAATTAAAATAGCAACATCTCAATTAAAAATTGCTATTGATTATGCCGAAAAAAAATGAATTAACGACTGGTTATACATCTGTTTTATATAAAACTCCTAATGAAGATATAGGATTTTGGTATATTAACATAAAGAATTCATATAACGAACTTATTGCTATCCCCGATACTGCATCGCCACTTTTAAAAAGTAATATGCTTATGAAATTAAGAGAAACCTTACTTGAGAAAAGTGAAAGTTCTGAATCGGTAACTTGTCCTAATGGCATTAGTAGGTATCCAAACAATTTATTATTTGGAATAATGCTTTGGTTATCTCTTATTTTAGTGGTAAGTTTTATTCTATATATTATAATAGTTGATGATTTTTAAAATATTTTAATATGGCAAAGAAAAAAATATTAATACTGCCACCAGAATTTATAGATAAAATAATAACCGACTATTTTATTCTGGGCGAGGATAAAAACAATTACTAATTTTAAAAGAATGTATTTGCGAAAGAATTAATAAAAAACTCTGTATTAGTGGAGATGTCGCAAGAGGATTACATTAATTTTATTAACGAAAGAGTAATAGACAAGGTTTAGAATTTTTGAAATATTTAAAATTTTTATAATATGAGGTATGCTATTTTTATATTAACAGACGCACTAAAGGATGAGAAAATCCATTTGGATAATTTCAAACATTTAAAAGATGAAGATTTAATTCATGGAACTAAAATTAGAATTGAACAATTAGAAAAAGCACTAAAAATTTTAAACAAAAATTCGCCTTGTCGTAAAGCGAAGCGAATTACTCCATAATGTTTACAGATAAAATTAGTTGTAATTTAAGATTTAATAACTATGATAACGAAGAACCATATTAAAGAAAAAGCAAAAGAGTATGCAAATCATACTTTAACAAGTGAAGTAGCAACGGGGCAATATGATGGATTTATTGCTGGTGCTAACTATGTAATGAAACAATTAATTTTATCTGGTGTTATAAAATCGGTTTGTTTAGAAAATAATAGACCGATTGATTGTAATCAATTTTTAGCACTAGGTAATTGTGAAAAATGTAAATATTTTAAATAAAATAAAAATTATATGTCAAAATATTATATAATTGTATTTAAAGATGGTGTTTGTAAAGGAAGAATACGAATTCCAGGTAATACAGATAAAGAAGCGATTGTTTATGCTAAAAATTTAAAAATAAGAGAAATTGATATAAAACCTATTATATTTTAAATAAAATGAAATTATTTTGTGAACATGACTACGAAATTATAAAGGAATTTGAAATTAAAAGTCCCATGCAAAAACTGGTTGAGGGCGGTTTAACTTCTTTTGAAAGAGCTTCGTTTTATATGTTTAATAGCAAATACATTATTATTTATAAATGCAAAAAGCAGACAAAGAAGCAGAATGTTTTTATAATAATCTTTTAAACCAATAAATCTATGACAGTAATAATAATAGCCTTGTTAGCCTTTCTTATACTCTTAGGCTACGGAGCAAATAAAGGCAGAATTAAGAATCCTGAACATTTTGAAACTGATAATGAGGAGGAAAAATTATGAAAAGAGAAATATTATTTAAAGGAAAATCGATTAATACTGGTGAATGGGTCGAAAGTATGACCATTAAAAGAAAACGAGATGATATTTTTATGGAAATTGACGAAAATAAATGGATTGGCATTGAGCCAAAATCATTAAGCCAGTTTATTAATCAAAAAGACAAAAATGGCAAAAAGGTTTTTGAAGGTGATTATGATGCCGATGGAATATGTATCGTCTGGTGTGAAAATTGTAACGGATTTGAGTTTGCTCAATTAGACATTACGACTAAATACATTTGTATTTCATGCCATAGATGCGATGGTAATTTCTTTTTTGGAGACCATATCGGTGACTTTGAAATTGTCGGGAATATTTCGGATTAAAATTACATATAACGGTTCGCAAATATGGTTAGTTTTAACGTAAATAACACAAACATGAAAAAAGAAATAAAAAAAATAATAAATGAATGTAACTGTTATAATAGAGATACTGGTGAATGGGGGGGGGTTTGATAACGATACGGCTGTTGAAAAATTAACCATATTTGCTGTTATGCAACGAAGTGAACTGTTAATTTCTTATTCCAAATGGTTATCAGATAAATTTGATGAGTGTAATTTCTTAGATGAAATAAATGTTGACGATTATATTAAAGAAATTAATAGTTTATAACAACCATATTGCTCTATTTTAAAAAAAGATTAAAAAAAAGTTTATAAAAACAGAAATCGAAAAACTTCCAGATAAAATATACATCAAATAAACTTAAACGAAATGAATATACATTTTTATTTAGACAACGAAGAAGAAACTCAAATTACATCAATGTATGATTTAACTTCAAATCCATTTAAAATCGGAGATGAAATTTCACTTGATGTGGAAGAACTTTATCCAGTCGATTACAACAAGTTTAAAGAAGATTATCGCATTAAAATAATAAGTGATAATAAAGAACTTGAAGCGAAATTTAAGCGTAAAAAAGTAAAGATTGTTAGAGAAGGAAAGTATGTTGATCTTAAATTTACAAGAGAAGCTAAATTAACTATCGAATATCATTGTGTTTATTCGGATGACTAATGTTAGCTTTGCGTAAACAACAATATTGCTCTACTTTAAAAAAAGATTAAAAAAATTTTATGAAAACATTAGAAATATTTGATAAGGATCAGGCGAAATTACGCTTATTATACATTAATAGTTCAGTTTGCTCTTGCAAAAAACCTAAACGCTACATATATGGAGTTAGGCAATGTGATAAATGTTTTAAAGAATTACCAAAAGTAAAATGATTATAAAAACAGAAAATTAAAACTTAATAAAAATATGAGTATAGATTTTGAAATAGTAATAGAATATTTAAAAGAAAGAGGATGGACTAATTCTGAAAGAAATATACCATACCGAGAAGTAGTAATGCTTCTCGCTGAATTTGCAGGTCAGCAAGTAGAAAATTCCAATCCTAATATTAAACATAGTTTTTCTGCACGATTTAAAGATAGTAATTTTAAATACCATGAAATTAAAGAATATAAATCACTATCAGCAATAAAAAAAGCATTAAGAAAATTAGATGTTTTAGCTTGTGCAACTATTGTAGATAACAACCAAGATTCAACACAAATAAAAAAATATATAGATATAAACCACGAGTTTGTTTAAGGAAAATTCCTTTATTATAAAAAAAATTTTAACAAAAAAGTTCACTAATTATTTTTTATATTGAAAATTTGTTTATATTTGCAATGTTCAAATTACAATAGTACAATGTTTAATCTCAATAAAAATATTCCGGTTTGGGTGTGCAGTTTTAAACTGCAAGGGAGTGTCTTTGTACCGCTACCTGAACAGCACCCTTCCGGTTTTTTATTTTATGGAAAATAGAGATAGTTTTATTTTTTTTACAGGAGTTTTTATGAAGCAATAAAAGAGCTTCCAGAACAAAACCAAAATGAAGTTTTTAAAGCAATTTTTGAGTTCTCTTTAAATTTTAATGAAGTTGAATTAACCGGAATTTCTAAAACAATATTTATTCTTATAAAGCCTCAATTAGAGGCAAATAGACAAAGATATATTAACGGCAAACAACCAAAACAAGAGTAAAAAGAAAGCGAAATGGAAGCGAAACGGAAGCGAAAGATAAGCAAAACAAAAGCTAATAATAATGTAAATGTTAATGAAAATCTTAATCTTAATGAAAATTTAAAAGCAGAATTTGAAAAATTCAGAGTTAGTTATATTGGAACTAAAAGAGGATTAAATGAAGAGTTTGAAAACTTTACAAATAAAAATAAGGATTGGAATGAGATAATACCTAAACTCCTACCAGCTTTACAAAACCAAATAAAATGGCGCAAGGCTTTTAAAGAAGTTGGTAAATTTGTGCCAGAATGGAAAGTGCTAACAACATGGATTAATCAGAAATGCTGGACGGAGATACATACAAAGAACGAATTAAATGACTAACTAAATATAAATTAAAATGAGCGAAATTAAAGATATTATTATTACTGGATATAGTAATGTAACAAAAGAAGGTATAATGCTTCATCTAAACAAGAGAGCAAAATTAAAAACAGGTAATATAACATGCACTGAATTGTGGGTGTCATGGGATAAAATAGGCGAAGCACTTATTGATGGTTATACGGAAAAAAGTGAAGTTTTAGAACGCAGAGAACTTAGAGGTGAGTCTTAGTATTACACCTAACTATTTTATTGCCGTAGTTAAAAATTTTAAACTTATAATATAATATGAAAGCAACAGCAAAAAGACTTTTAAAAATATTATCTGTACCATTGGTAATAGTATTGTTTATTTTAATTACTATCATTAGTAGTATGTTATGGCTATTTATGGATAATTGCTTAATAATTAAAAAGTTTTATGCAATAGTTAATAGCTGGTTAGCTTGGATTGGGGAGTAATTTATTTTAAATTGAATTAATTAACAACTTAAATATAAAATTATGAAAATAGCTAAGATTATTATTTTATGCCTACTATTTGGTGGGTTTATATTAAATTGTGCAAAACATGGAGAAGCTAAAGGTAAATATAACGCTTTTTATTCATTTGTATCAATAATAATACAGTTTTTCCTTTTTATGTGGGTTGGATTATGGAATAATTTATTTTAATTTATTTATTATGGATGATAATTCGATAATGCCTTTTGGTAAATATAAAGGTGATACAATGGCTAATATCCCAGCCAGTTATTTGTTGTGGTTGTATGAAAACAATAAATGTTATGGTGATGTAAAAAATTACATTAAAGAAAATATGTTTGTTATTAAGGAACAAATAGCGTATGAAAATAAAATAAATTATAACTCTTGAAAATAAAACTATGGAAAATAAAGAATTATTAAATCTTTGGACAAAATTATGCTTGAAAAAAACAAACACCGATTTGTTTAATTACGGTATCGGAGGATGGTTTTCCAAATGTATTTACTCAACATTCAAAAGAAACATTAAATAAAATTTATAAACATTTATTGGAAGCAGGAATTATTGATGAAAACACACATTTGGAAAATCAGGAAAATTAATGAATAAAAGATATGCAAAAAAAGATTGATATAATAATTAAATGTGTATCGGAATCAACAATGAAACTGTCCGTTAAAAATCTTATATTAAAATTATTTGAAGAAATAATCATTCAATATAATTTAATAGAAAACAAATATCAACAACGTATTAAAAGGGATAACAAGATAAAATCTGATTTTATTGACTATTATGATAAGGTTGGCACTTTGTTATTAATTATGTAGATATATTTTGATTTTTACTAATTTAAAACAAAAAGTGATGGAAAATTATACTCCAAAAATTCATGAAAAAGGTAGATATGTTGAAATGCTTATTGAGGCAGAAAGATGTAAATGCTGTGATAAAATTATGATAAGTAAACTTGAGGATAATAGTATATTTCCTCATTATATAAAAATAAACCAAAAAGCACAAATGGAAGCTGCTAGCTTGGTCTATTCAAGTAACATATTAGTTGATGATAGAAGAATTTGTGTTGAGTGTGAACAAGCAGATAAAGCTACAATACTGTGTGCTTTATGTAAGTAAAGGAAACCAAGTAGTAAAAAACAAGAATCATTTGGTTACTTTGCTGAATTTTTATGTAGTGATTGTTACGAAACGAAATCAGCAAAAATTTGGGATGAAAAGGTGGCTGAATTACAAGAATTGCATAGATACGATTTTTGAATAGTGAATAGGTAATATTGTATATAAATTAAAAATTATGACAAAAGAACAACTAATTCAAATAGCCAAGGTAGGATTTTCAGACAGAGCAAAGCAGTTTATAAATTTTGAAAATTGTGAAATGCTCCACTTTGCGAGTGGTGTTTATAGATTATATGATAAAAAAGACGTAGAATCTTTTCCTTTGTCTCCTAATAAGCATCATTTAGCAATTTATATAGGTGAAGAAAAATTCATTCAATTTACATGTGGACATAAAGCATTTAATCATTATGCTGCAATAAAAGAAATGGAACGATTGGGATTAGTTTAATTTTTGCTAATTTATAAACAACGTTATTTAGTGGTGTTATAATAAGTAAAATAACAAAGTTTTCTTATGAAAGTAAAAGGTTGGTGTTTATGAAGATTTTTAAAATAACAAATATTATAAATAACAAAGTATTTATTGCAGAAAGTATAAGCGAAAAAGGCTATGGATTTATAGATAATCGTTATTTCAGAAATGCTCAAAGGATTTTTGGTGATGATAATTTTACAATAGAAATACTTTGTCGCTGTAGAAAAGAAGCTCTAAAAAAATTAAAAGAATTTTATATTAAGAAATATAATAGTAAAAATTTTCAAGTTGGTTATAATGCAAAAGAGTTTTCTTCAAAATTAATATGTTTGACATATCAACGCTGGAAAAATTATAAATATGAAAAAAGTGAACGAGAAAAGAAATTTCTTTCAACAGTTCTTAGAGGATAAGGATTTAATTATTTTAGATAATTTGTATCGTTTCAACGGTTTGTTATTAATTAATAGAGAATCCGTTAGAGAACATACTTATAATGTACTTCTATTTAGCCGATTGTTAGCAAAAGAATTAGGTATTAATAAAAAATCTTTGTTATTAGAGGTAATGGATTATGCTTTACTTCATGATGTTTGTGAAATTTTTGATTTTGATGTTAATTATACAGTAAAATATAATTCTTATAATGGCGAGTCAATTAGAACTGTATTAGATAATTATACAAAATTTAGAATGAATGAGAAGTTAAAACAAGGGTTAAATGATTATTTTAAAAAGTCAACTATAGAATCTAATGAATTAGTCAAATTTATTGTAAAAGTAGGAGATTGGCTATCTTGTGTTTTTTATTTAACAAAAGAAAAAAGATTAGGTAATAAGGGAGTGGAAATAGAATATCGTAGAAGTCTTGAATGTTTGGATGAATATTTGAAAAAATTTATTAGTTGGTTGTCAAGTCCTTCTGAATATTTTGAAAATAATAAAGAAAGATTGCGTTTGGACGATTCAATATTATTAAGTTTAATATGTTTAATTGAAGAATTGTTAAAAAATTAAATGATGGGAAAACATTAAAATAAATTATTAATTAAAATAAATAAAATTATGGAAACAATTTTTAAACATGAATTAGGTAAAGAAGCAAAGGATAAAATTACTGGATACGAAGGCATAATTGTATGCAGATGCGAACATTTATTCGGTTGTAATACATATGGTATTGCAGGCTAAAAATATGACAGTGAAAAAGCAAAACGTGCAGAGACTGAATGGTTTGATGAAGGCAGAATAGAAATTATAGGTGTTGGCATAAATAAAGAAGAAGTCCAAACAGAAAAACCAGGATCTGAATTTAGAGAACATCCTTTAGTTTAGAAATTATTTATAAAACTATTTATGAAAGAACAAGAATTTAATGAAATTGTTAAAGCTCGTTGCGAGAAGATAATTGATATTCTTGCAAAAAAACAAAATGAATATTCTTTTGCTGGAGATCGGTTGCATCATTATCATGCAGGAGCTAGAATATTAAATGTAATTCCTGAAAGAGTTCTTTTTGGACAGCTTGTAAAACACTTTATTTCTACTATGGACATTATAGATAGAATAGAAGAAGAAAAAGTTCCAGCAGAATCTTTAATTGACGAAAAGTTGGGTGATTTAATAAATTATTGCATTTTACTTGAATGTGTGCTTAGGGAAAGAATTGGAATAGAAAAATCAAAGTCAATTTTAGCTGGGGAGGATACTTCATTTAAAAGAAAAAAAGTTTAGTAAAATATTTAAGAAAAACAAAATAATTTATGGAAAAGCTAAAAGTTAAATATGATGGGATTAAAGAAATTAACATAAAGGTTAATATGTGGGATGAAGATGAAGAAATTGATCTTGATTCCCTACTCAGGATAGATTATGCGCAAATTTTAGGAGAGCTATCCTCATTTTCAGTGTTTCTTAATAGACTTGGAATTTTATTAGCTGAAGCTGAAAATACAGTTAGAGAAAAAACTTTAGATTTTAAAGTTTATAGGAGCAAATTGAATGAGCGTTTAAGAAATGAATTGATTGATTCTAAACAGAAAATCACGAACGATAAAATAGATGATTTGCGTCGAATAGATAAAACATATTATTTAAAAAGTAAAATCTTGAATAAATTTGTGAAGGAACGTGATTACGTGTCATCGATTTATTGGAGCGCAAAATCAAAATCTGATCTACTCAGTAAATTAGCATTAACGATATCTCCAGGTGATATAGATCCAACAATTATTAGAAATATTTATAATGGAGTGCAAATAAATTCAAGAAAGAAATCGTTAAAAGAGTAAGGAATTAAAACAAAGTTAATCTATAAAATAAACCGATTTATTAATTAAAACAAGACAAAACTATGGGACTAAGAGAAAAATATTCAGCAACTAAAGTTGCTGTCTTAAAGAACAAAATCAAGGAAGAGGATGCGAGTCTATCCTCCAGGTCTGATTTTTTAAGTATTGAGCCAGGAGCGAATAAGTTTAGGATTTTTCCTAAACATCCTGGTGAGGAACAATATTATCAAACAAGAGTTGTGCATTGGATAACAGTAGAAGATGAAGAAGGTGAAGAAAAACGTAAAACTGTTCCTAATAGTAGAGTTCATGGAGGAACGAAATTTGACATCATAGAAGAGTATGTCAAGTCGTGTAAGGCAAAGTATGCTGATTCTGATGATGAAGATGCTGCTGAAAAATTAAGCAAATTAGTTAGTTGGAATCAAGGACTTTTGCCATCTACTTCTTGGATTATGTATGCAAAGAAGGTTGAAAAAGAATCATCTGAATTTGGTTTTCTTGAAATAAAGAAAATGGTTAGAGATGGTATGAATAAAGAGGCAACTGTAGAAGACGCTGACGACCCTATTGAAATAGATCCTTTTACTGACCCTGATGAGGGTCGTGCAATTATTATTACTTATACTCCAAAGAAAAAAGGTCAGAAAGCAAAATATGAAGTAACATTAGCAAAAAAGCCTACCGCCCTTACAGAAGAAGAATTGGAAGATTTTGATTCTATTAAATCGTTAACAGAAATTTATCGCAACAATTATAATCTTCAAAATTTTGAATTAGCTTTGGAAGGATTAAAATTCTTTGATGAGGAAAATGATATGGATGTTTTTGAGTCGGAAGAATTTGAAGAAATTAAAGAAAAAGTTCGCAAACAATATTCTAAAAAATCTACAACATCAGCCGATTTAAAGAAGAAAAGAATTGATGACGACGATGACGAGGATGATACACCAAAGAAAAAGAAAAAAGTGGTGATTGACGATGATGAGGATGATGAAGATGAAAAGCCAGAAAAGAAACATAAAAAAATTGTGCTTGACGATGATGACGAGGATGAAGTGCCTAAGAAAAAGAAAAAAGTCATAGTAGAAGACGACGATGACGATGACGACGATGAGATTCCTAAGAAAAAGGTAATTGAAGGCGATGATGAGGATGATACACCAAAGAAAAAGAAAACAGGAGAAAAGAAAATGACTCTCTCTGATATTAAAAATCGTCTCAATAAAACAAATAAGGACGATGATGACGATGAAGAAGATGACGAAGAGGATGAGGACGAAACTCCTAAGAAAAAGAAGAAAAAGATTGTCTTAGACGATGACGACGATTAATAGATATGGGAAGAAGCAAATCCCAGCCTTAAATATTTTATAATCTGAAGAGTGTATTCTCTATTTTATAAAAGTTTTGTTTAAGGGGTTGGTTAGAGTAATAAGAGATAATTGGTATTCTTAATGGTTAAAACCATTCAGGTTCGAATCCTGGTTACTCTGCAAATAAAAGTGAAGATTTATATTAGTAATTAAAACAATAAACATATGGGAATAGTAGATAAAGTGATTAGAAGGATGGAAAAAGGTGGAGATACCTTTAAATTTAGTGAGAAGAATATGTTTTCTGAAAAAAATGTGTGGATTCCTTCAGGAGTACCATGTTTTGATTATAATATGGGAACTTTAGGTTTTTGTCCTGGTATAATTGAAATAGCAGGAAAATCACGGTCAGGGAAAACCACTCTTGCTTTGCAAATAATGAAGAATTTTCAGAAAAAATATCCTGATGGTCTTTGTGTGATATTATCAAGCGAGAATAGGGATAATAAATTATATGCAGAAAAAATTGGAGTAAATACTGAGAATGTAATTATTATAAAAAGTAAGTTTGTTGATGATTTATTTTTTAGATTTCAAATATTAATTGATGAGACAGAAGCTATTTGGAAAGAAGAGAAACTTCCTGGAAAACCTAAAATATATGCATTCTGGGATTCGATTGGGTCAACCCTCGCCAGAGGCGAACTTTCCACCTTTAAAGAAAATGTGGCAATTTCCAGAAAGAATGCAGAAAAAGGTACTGCAACTGAATTCAAACATGTTAAGATGGCTGATTTTGCAAAATCAGCCAAATCTAGTGTAAAATCAATTTTAGCTCAATTATATGAAAAAGATATTATTTTTATTTGTTTGAATCACTTAATTGCTGATTTTAACACTGGTGGTTATAATAGTACTGGAGGAGGTTGGATTGAGTATATCCCATACGCTCGAATAAGAACAATATTTAAAGAATGGATTAGACTTGATGATGTTGAGGTTGCTCAAACTGGTATTATAAAAGTAGAGAAGAATGATTTTGGTAGTCGTAAAAAGACTGAATTCACTATATTATTAGGTGAAGGTATAGTTTTAAGTAGTGAGGATATTGAATACGGTGTTGAAAAAGGAATAATAAAGAAGGAAAGTGCAACAAAATATTCTTTTTTAAAAATGTCATGGAACTCACCAAGAACATTCTTTAAGTTGTATAAGGATAAGAATAAATTTTTATCAATACTACATCAGAAAATTACAAGTGAAAGACATAAAGATGTCCTATCAGAAAAAGAGTTAGAATAATCAACTAATAATCGTGATGAGGAAATATATTTGACCTATCGCAATAAGCAAAGTCACATAACGATGGGAAATTAGGATAATTAAGCAACTGTGTATTTGAAATAAAGCAGGTGAGTAAGCTAATTTTAAAAAGAAGAATCCTATTAGTTGGTTATTTTATAGAAAAATTATGAAGAAAATAGCAATTCTTATATCAGATATCCATTTAACAAAACTTAATTCAGATTCTATTTTGTCTTTGATTAAACAGATTAAGGTTTATGCAAAAGAAAATCAAATTAATAATATAATCATTGCTGGTGATATATTTCAGTCTCGTGTTGGACAACCTCTACCAACATTATTAGGTTTTCAGAAAATATTATATTGCTTAAAAGATTTTCAGATTTTTGCCGTACCTGGCAATCACGATAAGCAAGATGCTGATAGTGAACAATCTTATTTAGATGTGTATAATGAATTTTCAAATTTCTTTTTAGCTAATAAACAAGTGGTGGTTGAGATTGAGAATCTTTCTGTTTGTTTTTTACCTTATTTTAAAACACAAATGACAGAAAGATTAAAATCTTTAATTGATAGTGTAGAAGGAGATAAAATTTTAATATCACATTTTTCAGCTAATGGTGCTAAGAATAATGATGGTTCTGTAGTAGAAGATGGTGTGAGTCCTTCTTTATTAAAGCCATTCAAAAATGTATTTCTTGGGCATTACCATAATCGTCAGCAAATAGGGAACAATATTCATTATATCGGAGGGTTATGTCCTCAAAATTATGGAGAAGATAATAAGAAAGGTTTTATTGTACTTTATGATGATGGCAGCTTTGAGTATCAATCTTTAAACTTTAAGAAATATATAAAGAAAGTTTTTGTATTAGGAGAAGTGGGATTAGAAGAGATTCAGGAAGCTAAAGAAAAATATGCCAATTCAGAAAATTTCGTGAGATTTGTTTTTAAGGGTAGTGACGATCAATTAGTTCAAATAGATAAAAAACAATTTGAAAAAGTTGGTATTGATGTAAAGAAGGAAGACATTAAGATAACAAAATCTATTGAGGTTGTGCAAGAAATAGTTTTTGAAGGATTTAATAAGAGTAGTATAATTGAATCCTTCCATCAGTTTTGTGAAGACAATAAAATTAAAAAAAATAAAATGTCAACAGGGTTATGTTATTTAAAGAAACTCTGACACAGTAGAACTTTATGTGGCAATTAAGTTATATTAAAATTCAAAATTTTCGTTCTCATAAAGATACTTTAATAGAACCCTTATCAAACCAAACCACACTTTTATACGGTTTAAATTTAGATGATGAGGGAGCTGACTCAAATGGCTCCGGAAAATCTTCAATAATAGAAGCAATCTCTATATTGTTACTTGACATAACAAATCGTGATATTTTAAAAGAGGATTATATCAGAGATGGAAGAAAAACATGCTTCTTGGAAGGATTATTAGTCAACAAGTTTTTGAAGAAGGAATTGCTCATCAAACGGAAGTTTGAGCGAGGAAAATCTGAAGTGGTAACTATTGAAGAAAACGGTAAAATAGAGAAAAATTTAGTTTCTGTTGATGATGCTAATAAAAGAATATTGGAATTAATAGGGATTTCTAAAGAAGATTTGTTGGATTATTTTTTAATTAATCAAGAGAACAGTAGTTCTTTCTTTAAATCTACTGATGGTGAGAAGAAAAGAATCATTGCCAGGTTTACTAATTCAGTGATGTTAGAGAGAGTTTTAAGATTTATAGATGAAGATTTAAAAAAATTGAGTATTAAATATGAGGAAGCGTCTTCTAAATTAGTTAATTTTGAAGGAAAGTTGGAAGTTTATAAGGAACAGCTTGAAAATGAACAAAAGAATAAAGAGCAATTAATAGAAGAACAATTAAAGGTACAGAATAATCTTTTAAAAGAAACAAAGCAGGTTTTAAAAGATACAATAGAGGAGCGAGTAGTTATAAGAGACTCTGTAAATGAATTAGGTATTCAATTAATGGAATTGAAAGAAAAACAAAAACCAGGAACAATAAAAAAGATAAAAGAAGATATTGAAAATAAGAGAAAAGAACTTGAAGTAAAAGAAGAAAATCATGCTTCACTTTCTTATAAAATTGTTGAAAATAAAAAAATATTAAAGCAATCAATAACTTGTCCTAAATGTAGCCATGAATTTTCGTTTACCTCTCCAGAAATAAATTTAGGAATTGTAAAAAAATTGCTTAAGAAGTATGAAGAAGAGTCTATTGCTGTAGAATCTCAAATAGAAAAATTTGAGCAAAATATAGTGGAGTTAAAAGTGAAATTGAGTAAACAAAAAGAATCAGTAGATTTATTAGATAGTTTTGAGAGAAAGCTAAATAATAAGAAGAATGATTTAGATTTTTTTAATGAAAGTGTTAGAACTAAGAAAGATAATATTGAGAAGATTGAGAAGACCATTAAGGACATTCAAAATTACACAATTAATAAGACTAAAATTATAGAGCTTGTTGGATTGATAGGAAAAATAAAAAAGCAAATGACTATTTTGAAAGATGAGTTGTTAGGCTTAGAGAATAAGATGAATGAATTAAAGTTTTGGAAAGTTAATTTTGGAAACTCAGGCTTTTCAACTTATTTAGCAAATAAAGCATTAATATTCATTGAAGGTTATGTAAACAAATATTTAAAACAATTCAAAACAAATCTCACCATCATTATTAATGGTTACAAAAAATTAAAGAATGGAAAAATATCTGAAAAGATAGATATATTAGTGGGAAAAGGAGATGGAACGTATAAAAATTTTAAACGATTTTCTGGTGGTCAAAAACAGCGCATTAATAGTTGTGGCATTTTGACCCTTCAGCGAATGATAAACTCGACATCAAAGAGTGGCGGTTTAGATTTGTTGTTAATGGATGAATATTTAGAAGGACTAGATAATAAAGGACAGGCAGCAGTGCTTGAAATTTTTAAAAAAAGTGAAATAACGACATTGGTGGTGAGTCATCACAATAACGACATTGGATGGGACAATCAGATATTAGTCAGTTTTAAAAACAATGTTTCTAAAATGATTACAGAATAAAAGAAAATAAATTAAAAATATATTCTTATGTTATCAAATGATTTAAAACAAATATTAATGCTACATCCAGTTAGGATTAATTATAATTTATCAAAAGATAAGAAACCCCTCTCAGATGGAGTAACATCAGTATTGACTGATATAACTGGAAACAATGCGTGGGAACAACAAATTAGATCAGAAAATATTTGGGATGGAATACCTTTTACTATAAAAAGAATTTATAAAAATAAATTTAGAAGAAATTTAGTTGAATCTTATATTAAATTTTTATTGTTTTTGAAATCAAAACCAAAAGAACCAGTTGAGACTTTTCTTAAGATAAGAGCAGCACTTACTACTTTAAAGATTAATTTAAAAGAAGAAGAAATTATTAAAAAACTTTTAAATGATTTAGAAACTTCTATGCAAGTAAAAGCAAGAAAAGGATTATTAGATGATAAGGAAATAATTGAAATAGAGAATAAACTTGCTTCTACTGAATTTAATAGATATCAAACAGAAGAATCTTTGATTAATTTTATAAAATCTAGTAAAAGAGGGTTGTGTTTGGTTGAAATTGATAATTTTGATAAAATAATACCAAATGGAGTTTGTCAAAAAATAAATAAAGCTGATAAATTAAAGATATTTGATAATTTTTATATTTTGTATTATGATAAGGAGAAAATAAAAAATGTGTATTATACAGAAAAACCAAAACCAAAAGATCCTATTGTTTTTGGTGTAGTGGTTGGGTGTACAAAACTATTTTTTATAGCTGATTGGATTGATGAGTATTGTAATTTAACTTATTCTGATGTGATTAAGAATGGTACAGATTTTAAATTAAAATAAAAATGAAGTTATGAAAGAAAAAAAGAAGCAGTTAAGAATATTAGCAATTGATCCCGCAGAAAAAACAGGGTTCGCAACATCTTCTGGTTTGTATGGGGTCTGGGATTTTAAATTAAAAAGGGATGAAGCGGGATTTGGTATAAAATTGATGCGCTTTAATAATAATATTGAAGAAATAGTTAAAAAAGAAAAAATTGAATACATAGTTTATGAACGACCTTCTGGTTTTCATGCTAATGCTGTTATCTCCCATAGTAAATTTGTGGGGGTGATAGAGAAGTTTGGTATTGAGAATGATATTCCAACAAGAGGTTTTTCCGCAAGTGAGATAAAAAAGTTTGCAACTGGGAAGGGAAATGCAAATAAAAAACTTATGGTTCAGGCTGCTATAAAAAAATTAGGATATAGAGGAGCGGACGATAACGTTGCAGATGCTATGTGGATAAGAGAATTAGCGATAAACGAATTAAATTAAATAAAGAATATTTTAAAATAAAAATGTGATGAAAGTATATAAATCAGAGGATTCTTGCGATTTTTTATATTGGTGTAATAATATAAATTGTAATGGTTATCATAAAATGGTAATAATTACAAAACCATATGGCGATGAATTTGAGCCAGAAGCTTGTGATAGATGTGGTGAGATTCTTTATAGTAAAGGAATAAACTCTGCAGAAGATTCTAGGAGTGATTTGCTGTCTATTTCTTTTGCAAAAATAGGTTCTATGACACCAGAACAAAAGAAGGCTGAATTGAAAAAGCGCAGCCATCAACATTTTTTGAAAAATGTAAAGGAAAAACAAGTAGAAATGATAAGAAGATTCGATAAAACAGGAAAGAATTAAGAAATTAATTTAAAATTTTAGCATAGTGAAAATAGAAAAAATTTCTTATTATTCTTTGTCTAAAATCGAAAGAGGCTTTGATAAAAGAAAAACTAATTGTTATTTAATGATTTGTCGTAAGTGCAAAAATGCTAAAATAGTAGAACAATATAAATTGTCTTTGTTTAGAAGCATGGGTGTAATCATTATAAAAAATATAAATAATTTTTTTTATTTTATAAGAAATTTTGATAAACCTTGCATTTACACAAAAGAGGATTTGATTAATGAATGTTATATAATTTTTGAACGGTGTATTCAAAGTTCTTTTAATACTAAGAGTGGTAAGGATTTTTTTTGGTATTTTAATACTTCCTTGACTAGAGGTCTGAAGAGAATAATGGATGAAAGTTATTTGAGGAATTTAAAGATTGAAAATCATAAAAATTTTCTTAATTTAAAAATAACAGAAGAATCAAGAGCAGATTTTTTAGGCTATTATAGCAAAATCTTAAACTTAACAGAAAAAGAAGAAAAAGTTTTTTTATCGAAAATAGAGCAAATTAAGATTAAAGATTTTATAAAAGATAATTCTATTAATGAAAATGAATATTATAGATTATTTAATTCAATTAAAGAGAAGATAAATAAAATAAAACACGAACTTGTTAATTAATTTGTTATGGATTCGCAAATAAGAACATTGATATTAGAAACAATAGTTGGACAAGGGAATCAAATTCTTGTAGTAGAGAATTTAAAGGAGTTTGAGTATTGGTTAATAAAAAGTTTTGAGGATAATCCTACTAATGAATTGGACGGAGGAACAATGTATAAATTTATCGGGTATAATGTTTCTGATTTTATAAAATTAAAAATTGGTCAAAATTCAAAGTCTACAGTGATAGAGCTTGAGCAATGGTTGGAAAATAAAAAAACAAACAAGGTTTCATTTAGTAAGAATCAAAAAATTTCAATATATTCTTAAAACAGTAAAATAAAATTGTAAAAAACATTGTACCTTTATAGATAATTAAAACAGTAGAAAAGAAGACTGTTTGACATTATCAATTCCTTTAATAAGGAAATACTTAAAATTTTAAAATTAAACACAAAAACAGTCTTAAATGGCCATAATTTTTGATAAAAACGCCTTTAAAAAAGAGCTTCAACGAGAATTATCTTTGAAAGACATAGAATTTTTAAGAAGTGTAGAGAAAAAAGATTGGCGAGATGTTATAAATTTTATAAAGGGTTTTGAGAGCTGTTTGCGATTGCTTGGTGAAGAACCCATGAATGAAAAAGAAGTTTCTGAATTTTTAAAAAACGAAGCAATCTCTTTCCTGTATAAGAAAAAAAAGAATTAATTGAGATTTTTATTTAACAAAGTTAATAAATTAAATCTTTCGGGGCAATATTTAAGAAGAAAAACTATATGAAAGTAAGAATTATTAACAAATCAAAGAATCCCCTCCCTCAGTATGAACATATAGGCGATGCTGGTATGGATTTAAGAGCTGATTTACCTGGAACTGATCCTGTTGTATGTTTACATTCAGGTGATACAAAAGTTATAGGCACAGGCTTGTTTGTTGAATTGCCTGAAGGTTATGAATTTCAAATTAGAAGTCGTAGTGGCCTGGCGGCGACAACAAGCGTATTTATTTTAAACTCTCCAGGTACTATTGACGAAAACTATCGTAATGAAATAAAATTGATAGTACATAATTGTTCAAAACAACCATTTATATTCAAACAAGGCGACAGATTAGCTCAAGTTATATTAAAGAAATGTTACGAATGGGAATGGGAAGAAGTTTTAAAATTAAGCGCAACAAATAGAAACTTGAATTATTTTTAGATTTAACAGATATATGAAAACAACAAACAAAAGAACCGTTGATAATTTACTTCAGATAATAGCACCCATAATGAACGATGGCTGCTGGTATACTTCTTATATTTTGCGAAGGAAGTTAGATTATAAATATCATGGCTGGGCGTGGTCAAACATATTAATATTCCTTTATAGTAATACAAATTTGTTTGAAAGGACTGATGCAAATAAAATTTGTTTTCATTCAGTGACAAAAGGAAAATTTGCGTATCGTCTCAAACAACCTGTTGCTACGCAATGTAGTTTGTTAGATACATTAAACATACCTCAGCGCATAACGAGAGAGCAACTTTTAGAAGGATTAAAAGAAGAATTCGAAAAACGCAAAAATTCAGATGTATTAGACCTTATTGAAATGATTGACAAAATATTTTTAAAACATAAAGTATGAAAAGACTTACAAATAAAATTTATTCTAACGGAATAGTAACAAGACTTTATAATAAGAGAATAATATTGTCAATAAACAAAGCTAAGGAAATAGCTATTTCTGTAATAGAATATGATCCTAAAAATCATAATAAACCAGCGTGTAATTTTTATTCATTAAAAAATAAAATTAGAGTAAATAATTTTTTTCTTAGTAAAGAAACATTTGAAATAATAATTAAAAATTATAAAAAATGTAAGAAATTTTAATTATTAATTAAAAAATAGGAGAAACAAAAATGAAACAGTATGATGAAAATACAATTGAAGGAATGAGATTAGCAAGAAGTATAATGAGATGGAGTACATCTATTATACTTGGAATTATTGGATTTATAATTCTTGGTATGTGGGGATGTCCACAATATAAGGTTTATAATCAAACTAAAGAAGGTGAATCGTTACTTGCACATGCTCAATCATCAAAAGAAGTAACCGTTTGCGAAGCAAAGGCAAAATTAGAAAGTTCATATATGCTTGCTTCTGCTGATACTGTTAGAGCACATGGAATAGCAAGAACAAATCAAATAATTGGAGCGTCATTAACTGATGCTTATTTGCATTGGTTTTGGATTGATAATATAGATAAATCAAATAATGTTATTTATGTTCCAACAGAAACAAACTTACCAGTATTAGAATCAACAAGATTTTTAAAAAATAACAAATGAAAGAAGTAATTGCAAACGGTTTAAAAGTGCCTATAAAATCTTGGTGTTCCGATATTGAGTCTGAACCATTAATACAGGCTCATAATTTAGCAAATTTGCCTTTTGTTTTTAAGCATGTGGCTTTAATGCCTGATTGTCATAAAGGCTATGGCATGCCAATAGGTGGTATAATTGCAACAAAGGATGTTGTCGTTCCAAACGCTGTAGGTGCAGATATTGGCTGTGGAATGTGTGCAGTTAAAACATCCTTAACTTCAATATCTAAGGATGAGTTATCCTCTATAGTAGAATTAATACATGAAAGAATTCCTTGTGGATTTAATCATCATGTAGCACCCCAAGATATAAAATTAATGCCTTTGGTTTCCGGAACGAATCTTTCTGATTTTAACTTTATTACTCTTCAAGAATTTGAATCCGCTCGATATCAAATTGGTACGCTTGGTGGAGGAAATCATTTCATTGAAATTCAAAGAGGTAATGATGGACATATTTGGATTATGATCCATTCAGGCTCTCGTAACTTGGGTAAAAAAGTTGCAGATTATTACAATAATATCGCAGTGAAACTAAATAAACAATGGTATTCCTCTATTGAAAAATCAAAAGAATTAGCATTTTTACCTATTCAAACAGATGAAGCAAAGAAATATATTGCTGAAATGGAATTTTGTATACGATTTGCATTTTTAAATAGAAATTTAATGATGCAGAGAATAATAGATTTATTCTCTGAAGTTATTCCAAAGTCAACAGTTTATCCTTTTAATAGTAATATGTTTATTGATGTTGAACATAATTATGCAAGATGGGAAAATCATTTTAATTCTAATGTTTTAGTTCATCGTAAAGGAGCAACTTCAGCAAGATTACATGAGATTGGGATTATTCCTGGTTCTCAAGGAACAAAATCTTATATTGTTGAAGGACTTGGTAATGAACAATCATTTAAATCTTGTTCACATGGTGTTGGTCGTAAAATGGGAAGAGCTGCTGCAACAAGAACTTTAAATCTCGAGGATGAAATTAGACTTATGGATGAGCAAGGCATTCTTCATGAGATGAAAAATATATCGGATTTAGATGAAGCATCGAATGCTTATAAAGATATTGATGTTGTGATGGAGAATCAGAAAGATCTTGTAAGGATTTTAGTAGAATTAAAACCATTAGCTGTTATAAAAGGATAAAGATAATATTTTTGAATAATTAAATAAAAGTTTATGGCAGGGTCTATAACAACATATTCTTATTGTGCAGTCAAATTAGAAGATAATAAAGCATTTATTGGTACAAAAGAAGAGATAGTTTTTCAAATTTGTAAAATAGAGATTAAAGAAAATAATATACCTTACTTTAAAGTAAAAGGATTTGTAGAAGAAAGAGGGTGTAATTATTCAGATGAATTTACTGTTGAAGAAATTAAAAAAGAAGTTATTGAACGGATTTGGAAACATCTTCCTTATTACCATTATAAAGTTTTTAGAGATATTGGATTTTAAAAATTAATAAAATAATGATAAATTTTGTTAAGGTTTGGACAAAGGAAGGCGAAGAGATTGCCTCTTTTGAAGGTTCTTCAAAAGTTAATCACCACGAATCAATTTTAATAATTAGAGATCTTTATAATTATGCTGTGGTGTCTATATTTAATGAGACGATGACAGTTTCTGTTGAAGAACAAAACATAAATTTGGTTTTAGAAAAATTGAAAACCATATTTAAAGAATTAAAGCAAACCATAATAGTAAGAACCAAAAAATGTACTTGTAAAGAGTGCAATTTAAAGACAGCGGAAATCTCCATTCAGAATCACGAAGTACTTGAAAAATAAATTTTAAATTGAAAGAAATTATTGTATATACTGACGGTAGTTGCAACAATCGTTTGCCTGATGAAGAACGATTTGGAGGTTGGGCATTTCTCATACGTTTTGAAAATGGGAGAACTGAATATTCTGGAACGATTGCTGCTCCGACAACTTCTCAACGTGCGGAAATGTCCGCTGTGTTAAATTGTCTCCAAGAATTAATAGAACAAAAAGTAAATCGCTCTTTGATTTTAATTCATAGTGATTCTGCTTATATTGTTAATTGCCTTCATCAGGGTTGGTGGCAAGGTTGGCAGGAAATGAATTATCTTGGTATTAAAAATAGAGATCTTTGGGAAGCAATGTTGAAGTGTATAAAGGAATTAAGAAACTATAAAAACAAAGTTAAATTCGTAAAGGTAAAAGGACATAGTGGAAACCGTTGGAATGAGGTGGTTGACGAATTAGCCTCAAGAGAAAGAAAAACAATCAGTGGATTATTAAAGTAAAATTTATGAAAAACAGTGAAACTCCTTTATTTGATTATATTAAATGTCCATTGCATAGATATACATTTCGAGTTAGAAATATAAGAGAATGGGTAGAAGATAATTGCGAAGGGAGAACGCTGAATTTATTTGCTGGTAAAACAAAATTAAATATTAATGAAATTAGGAATGATTTAGATTTAGAAGCATTAGCAGATTATAGAATGGACGCTGTTGAATTTTTAAGAACTTGGAAAGGCAAAAAATTTGATACAGTATTGCTTGATCCTCCTTATGCTTACCGTAAAAGTATGGAAATGTATAAAGGCATTAAATGTAGTCCTTTTAGACAATTAAAAGATGAGATAAAAAATGTATTGAAAGAAGGTGGAAAAGTAATTACATTTGGTTATCATTCAAATGTAATGGGATTAAATAGAGGATTTAAGGTTGAGAAGATTGCTTTGTTTTCGCATGGAGGAGCAATTCATGATACAATCGCATCAGTTGAACGAAAATTAATTATCAGAGATAACTATATTTATAAAAATTAGGCATATGAGCAAAAATAACAGTAACAAAAGTAGAACATTTCTTGGAATGGTTAAAATGGTTTAATGATGTTAAAACAAAACAATCAGAAACTTAAAAAACAAAGAAATTAAAATATCAAAAAATGAAAATGACTAAAAGACAAGCTATAGAATTTTTGATAGAAAAGAAAATAAGTTTTAGAGTTTGTAAGAATTGTTTGTTTTGGGAATCAAATTCAAAAACAAACGAACAAACAGGTAGTTGTGAGGAGATTTGTGAAAAGCCAAATGAAATTTTTAAAGGACTTTCAAGAGTTGTAGAGAGTGGGCGCATGAGTGTAGTTTTGAATAAAGTTGAAACAACTCAAGGTTTTGGTTGTAATAAATTTCAAAAAACAAAGTAATCATGACTAAAAGTGAAATAGTAGTTTCACCTTCTATTGAAGAAATTAAAAAATTGTTAGAATACTACAGACTACTAAAACCTGAAGAATTAAAAACAATCAAAGATTTGATTATATATTTTAAAAGCAGAACCAGTAATGAAAGTACTGTTATTTTAGAATGTACAAAAGAAGAAGCTGAAAAGGTTATAAGAATTTTAAACATTCAAATAGGAACTGGAAGACGAGAATTGAACACAGAAGAGAATTTAGAGAAAAGGAATAAACTTTGAGCTGCTTAGTTATTGAAGACACAGAGACCCTCTTCAGAATAAAGAGAGGTTTGTTAAATTCGAAGGCGAAGTTATTAAGAGATTTTTCAAAAATAAAACCTTCAATTTTAGAAAAAAGATTTTCAAGAACAGAGGCAATCATTCAGGAAATAGATGAGATTTCAAAGTTATTAGATTTGATTGAAAGTAAAATAAAACAAAAAATAGAAACTGTTGGAAATTCAGTAATTTAAAACTATGATTATGATAACTAAAAAGCAACTTCTTAAGAAGATAGAAGAATTGGAAAATGATTATTTGATTCTTTTTAAACAAATTTGGAAAATCAAAAATCCGCCAAAATTTAAGATATTAGATGTTGTTTATATTTGTGGTGTTGATCAGGATAGTCAAGATAAACGATGGACGGTTATAAATATTGAACCTTATTACGATGATAGTAGTATGGAACGCTGTAATTTTTATAAACTTTCGGATGGTGAAAGAACTATTGAATGTAGAGAAAACATAATTACAAAAACAAAACCTTTTAAAAAATAAAGAAACATCTAAGCTATGAGTAAAATTGAAAATATTAATGATTTGCCTGTTTCTAAAGTGATATTTTTCCAATTAAAAGAAGGTAATTTTATAACAAATAATGGAAAAGAACTAACAGCAGAATTTCTTTCTGCACATCACTCTATAATGAGAGGGAATGAAGGTTATGTAATATTAGAGAATAAATCAGAAAAATTATTAAATATAATTACCGAGAAGAGAGATAGACTAGATTCATGGATAAACTCTAAGAACAAAGAAATTCAACATGATTTTATAATGGCAACAGGAAATAGACAATTGTTATATGTTGGAGAATTAGATGTTTACAATGAGATAATACAATTAATCAATGAATTATAAATTTCTTATATGAAAAACCTTGTAATACTTATGGCGGTTGTAAGTTTAAAGTGAAAGAAGATGACAATTTTGTTTGGTGCAAATTTGGTCAAGGCATACCGAATAATATTTCTAAAGAAACTACTATGGAAGATGGTTTAGAAAAAGTTCCTAAGAAAATATTTTATCCTGAATCTAATTGTGTTTGTGCTGCCTTTGAATGAAATGTTAAATAAATTATAAAATATATAAACAAAAATAATTATGGAACAATTACTATTACATTTATTCGGCGATTTTATAGTTCAAAATGACTATGTGGCATTGAATAAAAAGAATAACACATTAAAAGGATGGATTTATTGTTTTTTTCACTGCATTACTTATGCTTTACCATTTCTTTTGATTACAAACTGGAAGGCTGTTATCGGAATTGGATTAACTCATTTTATAATTGATAAAACTAACATTGTTGCTTATTTTTTAGCAATAAGAAATAATGTTGTTAAAGAAGGTGAAAATTTATGCGATGGATGGCATACTTTAGATGTTAGTAATTTTGGATTTTTACCGGAAAGACCTTTTGCAATAACGATTTGGCTGTTAATCTTCACAGATAATACACTTCATCTAATTTGTAATTATTTGTTTATATTATATTTTTAAGTGCATTGACAAAAAATATTAAAAAGGAATAATTATGGAAACTTTTGAAAAATCTAAAAATGTTTAATAAAAACATAATATTTCTTGATGTAGATGGTGTGTTTAATTGTCAATTATATTATACTAAATATTTTAATCATTTAAATAGATTTGATGGTGTTCCGCTGTATAAAGTTGTTAAGAAATATTTGAGAAAGTTACACAATATCAGAGGGAAGATTAAAGACTCACATATTTTAGATTTAAATTATTATAAAAGTCAAATTGATATAGAAAGAATAGGCTGGTTTAATGAATTATGTGAAGAAACAAACGCAGTCGTAGTTTTGTCTGCTTCAATGAGATCTGGAAAAACAATTGAGCAACTTCAGGAAATTTTTGATTATTGTGGCGGTACGTTTAAGATTATTAGTAAAACAGGTTTTTGTGATTGTAGAACCAGAGGATGTGAAATCCATAAATGGTTAGTTGAAAATATAACAAAGGAAACATTTGGCTGTAATTATTATGATTTTTATAAATATGTAATAATAGACGACGACTCAGATATGTTATTAGGACAACAAAATCACTTCTTTCAAACAGATAATTTTAATGGTCTAACTCCTACTATTTGTTATAAAATAAAACGATTCTTTTTACATGAAACATTTTAATAATAGGTAAAAATAAGTTTATGAAAAATAGAGTTAGTATGAAAGTATCTCCTGAATTATTTAGGAATATACCCATTACAGAAGAATATTTTGTTTCGTGAATTAGCAATAAAAATAGTGGCTGATATACCCTTTACAGAATTACAAAAATTAATGAAATTTAAGAAAACAGATCCCTTTTCATCGGAAAGTGAAGAAATTCTACAAGATACTAATCAAGATTCAAATGTTTTAAATTATGAACACATTAAAATTAAACTATTGCAAGAACAAAACTTATTGTTATTTGAAGCTGAATGTGACCTTCTTTAGAGCTATCTTTATATGTCATTTCAGTTATTATATTGTTAAACAATTATAGAACAAAAAGTAAAATTGGAAAAACCAAAAAAACAACAGTTTGAAAAGCCAAAAAAGATTTCAGAGGCAGGACTTTTAAACGAGGAAGTCAAATTGTTACGACAGCAGCAAGGAGATCCTCCTGTTGTAAATGAGATTGCATACGAGAAAGTCAAAAAATTAAGGCTTAATCCTATATTCCACGAGAAGTCAGAAGTAGAGTGCTCTGATGGTGCAATAGTTACCTTAAATCTCTTTCCAGGTAGATTTCATAAGAGAATAGAGCACCTTCCAGAAGAAGAACAAAAGCAATTAGAAGCAAAAAGAAAAACCTTTCATTCTTTAAGATGTAGGTTGAATTGCCTCTGTTTGCAAGCCTTTGGAAAAGGAATATTTAATGACAATTTATCAAGGTTTAAGAAAGGCAGTTCGTTGGATTCTAAGATGGAAGAGTTGTTGGATTTATTTGGTCGTATGTTTTCTGCCACTGAAGTACATAAGATTGTGGTGGAAGAGTGGAAGATGCCATTAACTTATGGAACAATATTAACTTGGAGAAAAGACCATATTGAAGAGATCACTCAGCGAATAGAAACTTTTAAATCCACTCATGATGATACACGCTTAGGAACAAAGCGTGGAAGATTAGAAGAACTTATATGGCTCTATCAATCAATGAAAGAGAAATATAAGAAGAATTTCGGTGTAATGGAACACCGAACATTAATTGGAAACATAGAGCAGATTAGAAAAGAAATAGAAGGAGACAGAATTACCTTTACAGGAAATTTAGATATTCAAATTGAAAGTCGTGTTAATCAACATTTACAACTTGAAGTATTTAAAACAGTGAATTTGAATCAAATTATTCTTTCCAGAGTAGCTGTAAAATTAGGTGTAGATCCTTTATTTGTTTTAAGCGAATTAGCGAGAAGCTACTATGCGAATTATTTAGGATTAATAGGTGAGGAACAAGATTATGAAGGAGTTTCTTATCCGACGACAGAAACCTATGACTTCGACCATATAAGAGGAAAAGTAGAGAAGAAAGAATCAGAAGAAGAACAAATTTTAAGAGAATTAAGAGAAAGTTCTCGTGTTAGATATACGGAAGGTTTGACAGATCCTAGAAAATTATTAAAAGCGAAGATTGAAACAGAAAAATTCGCCATTCAAAGTAAAGAGAATTTGGTAGATTCTGCTATTACAACAAAAGAAATAAAAAAAGAGAAGAAAGAATGGGTAGCACCAATTGGTAAGGGAGGAGCAAAAAAGAGAAATTTGAAACTTAAAAAGCCTATTAAGTTAGATGAGGAATAATTTTTAAAAGAAAGAAACAATTAACAATAAATATTTTGAATGAATAAAGGAGAAACAGAAAAATATGTTAAGATTTTAATTGAATTTGAAGATTTTTTGATTGATTATCGCTTAATTAAAAACATAAAAATAAAAGATTCTCAAAATTTAGAATTTCCAACAGGATTTTCTTTTGATATTTTAATTATTTATTATTTAGGCGAAGAGGAGTGTTTTTCTTTTGCAACAGAAAAATTAAGAGCCCAAAAATATAATTCTTTGAAGTCAAAGTTAAAAGGTTTAGAAGTAGAAATAATCAAAATTGATTAAAATGAAAACATTAGAAGACTTTACACCTAAAATTCAAGCAAAAATACCTTCTTATATTGAACGAGCATTAGAAGGTGTGTTTGATGGTGAAAGATATGAGAAATTTAATATTGAATCAGCAGCAGCAGCAGTTAATTGGAATTATGAAAAATGCGGATATAAGAAACCTACTATTATAGTAGCAGAGAATATTCTGGAACAGCAATTATTGTTTAATTATTTAAAAAACAATGAAGAATTAAGGCAATTAATACAGTTGTTGTTTAATTTTAAAAATGAAATACCTTTAAATGAAGAAATAAAAATCCTACAGCTTGATAGTCAGCTTTATAGTCAGCTTGATAGTCAGCTTTATAATCAGCTTTATAATCAGCTTGATAATCAGCTTGATAGTCAGCTTCATAGTCAGCTTGATAGTCAGCTTGAAGACTATAATAATTCATACCTATTCACTTTAAACGTTTATTCTGATTGCTTTTATAGTTGGTATAAATTTATAAAAGAGGAATTTAAACTATCTTTAACAATAGAAAAAGATTTTGAAGAATGTTTTAAACTGCAAAGAGAGTCAAATATTTATTCAGCCATATTTAGTGAAGCTGTTTGTGTAGTTTGTAAATATCCTAAAAAAGTTTATAGAGATGAACAAAACAGGTTACATAATACAAGGAATATAGCAGTAGAATGGGGATATTTAACAGAAGCTACTAAATGTGAATATTATTTCCTTCATGGACGAAATATTCCATCAGATGTATTTTTAAAGTGCAATAATGGTTTAATAACGAAAAAAGATTTTATAAATGAACAAAATGAGGATATAAAAGCAGGTATTTATGAGATAATAGAAGCAAATAAAGGAGAGGGTAGTATGTTATCTGTACTTGGAGCAGAAGAAGTGGATAAGCAAATAATAAAACATAAAACAGGCTCTGAAACATTAATTTTATATAAAACAAAAGAATTATTTGAAGGAGAAGAAGATTTAAAAGGAAAATCACCAGCAGCATTAGCTTGGTTGAAGATGACTTGTCCATCAACAGGAACAAATTATTTAATACCTACTGATAGTAGTTTTAATAGTGTTATTGATGCAGCAAAATATCATCGCCCAACTTTTATCCCAAAAGAATTGAGTTATTGTTGGGATTTAAGAAATTAAACAAAGTTAAATATTTAATAAAGGAGAAAATAAAATGGAAAAATTAAAATTAAATGGAAAATTTCAAGCTCATCAAGGCGATGTAGAAATTTTTTCGATTGAAGAATTACCTAAGAGTGTAAAAGTTTTACCAAAAACTTTTTTTGCAAAATCAGAAAAGAGTGGTCACTGTCATGCTTTATGTGGTGATTATGAACTGATGGAGTGCCCTGATATACCAGAAGCTTTCTTAGTTAAAGTAGGTAGTGATGGAGCTACATTGAACCATACAAGGTTACAAAATTTAAATGAAGAATATTGGAATAAAAATCAAGTGACTGAGGTAGCTGATCATAAACCTACTATTTTAAACAAAGGTTTATATGTTATAGGAATACAAAAACGAAAGAAACATTTTTCTAAACAATGGGAAAAAGTTTTAGATTAAATTAAAATGGAATTTAAAAGAGCTTTTGTAATTTTAGACCTTGAGACAGGTGGTTTATTAGCAACCGAGAATCCAATAACAGAAATAGCAATTATAGCTGTTGATGTAGAGACCTTTAAAGAAATCACCAGATTTGAAACTTTTGTAAAAGGTTACGATAATTTAATTTACACACCTGAGGCACTTGCGAAGACAGGAATAACTTTCAAAGAAATAAATAAAGGAATTGAGCCGGAAGAACTTGTGAGACTCTTGATAAGTTTATTTAAACAATTAACTCCAAAAGGTGACCGTGGAAAATATTTTCCATTAATTGTAGGACATAACATTGGGTTTGATATTTCTTTTTTAGATTATTTGTTTAAGAGAGTTGGAAAGAATTTAAATGAATATGTTTCTTCAAGTAATAATCTTATTAAATGCTTTGATACCTTAGAATTAGCAATGGCACAAAACATAACAGGGAAACATAAATTATCAAATTTAAGTGAGAAATTAGGTTTTGAAGCTCCTGAAGCACATAGGGCAATGGCAGATGTAATAATGACAAAAAAATTATTAGAATATTATGTTGGCTTATTGAGAACTGATAAAAAAATAAAAACAGTTGATTTAAAAGAGAAAGAAGCTGGTAACAGTGAAGTGGAACAATTTAGAAAGCATTTTGAATTTTAATAAATTGGTAAAGATTCATAAATAAAAATTAAGAGATGGCAGGAATTGTTAGGCAACCATTAACAATCTTGATTGCGAAGCTGAAGAATGAAGCTCTTGCAATAAGAGTATTGAATGCTTTAGAATTAGAAGCAAGAAGAGAAGCAACAGTAGGTACTGTTGGAACAATTACTTTTGATGTTCCTGGAGGGAGGTTTTTATCATGGGAACAAATAGATAGTGGAGACGATGATGACGATGATGGAACTAATGATGCTGTGTTGGAAGAATTTCTTAGAGATATGGCAATAAGGATTAGTACAGAAGTTTGGAAGATAAAAGAGCATCAAGTAAATCCTGAAGAAATTAAAAAGATTATAAAAATCTTAAGAGGAGATACGAAATAAAAATTAATGATTGTTAAGGGAAAATGATTTCAGAAAGTTTTATTTTTGTTAATACTTTAACAAAAAGATTTGAATTTTATGTTGTTATTATATATGATTGCAAGGGGAATTTTATTGAATATAAAACTAATATACCAGAATAATAAGAATGATAAAGAATTTTTCAAAAAGCTAATAGGATAAAAAAACAAAGATAGTTCTAATGTTTAATTAAAAATAAATAAAATGGAAATAACTAAAGAAGTGGTCGTAATTGGTTTGAAAAAAGTTGAACCTGAAATTCAGAAACAAATAGTTTCTCAATTTTCATCGGATAAACAAATAGTTTTTCTTGATGAAGAAATGTATAATGCAAATCTATCAGCAATTCATGCTAAAGTATTAAAAATAAAAGGTAAGTTTGATGAGAATAAATTTAAAAGCGATCCTGAAAACATAAAAAATGTTGAGATTTGGAGAAATAAATTTGAAGAATATAAAGTAACACTATTCAGAATAAAGGATTTGGTGAATAACTTTGATTTGAAATATGCGGATGCAAAATTATTATTAATTCAGTTAGAGCTTTTCGGAATGGTGGTGGAAGATAAAGTGAGTGGCGAAGGCTGGTTTAAATTTATACCAAACGATGCAGCAAGATTGTTTCACCTAACAGAGGTATTGGTAAATAAAAAGAAAGAATGTGTCGCTATAGAGAAAGAATTTGAAGAATTAAAAGCGAGATTAGAACAGGTAGAGAAAAAATCAATAGAAAATGAAAAACAAAAAGTTGTGGAAGGTTATTTAAAAATAGAAAATGAAGAAGCTCCAGTTGAAAAACAACAAAAAGCTGAAGAACAAATAATTGAAACAGAAGAGGAAAATATAACTCAAGAAGAATATAAAAATTCGCTTAGAGACAGTGCTAACGATGATATGGCACAAGAGAGTGAAAAGAATTAATTAAAAGTTTAAAAATAAAAACAATGAAAGAATTAATGAAAAAAGTAACAGCAAAAGATGTAGGAATACTATTATTTGCATTTATACTTGGGTGTATTTTTATAATTGTTTTATATTTTTGTATAAAACCGTTAAATAAAAAAGAATTAAGATTGAAACAGATTGAATTAGCCAAACCAGTTTGTGACTCAATTAAAGTGACAGTCACTGTATTTAATCCAACTGTAGAGCAATGTGGAAAGGGTAAATTAGCTTATACTTGTGCAGATGGTAGCATAATTAATCCTAAAAATCCACAAAGGTGGTGTGGAGCAAGCAGAGAACTTGTGCAATTAATAGGTTATGGAAACAATATAACTTTGCATATTCCGCAAGCACCATATTTAAATGGAGAGTGGAAACTTCATACAACAAGTAAAAAAAGTTTAAGAAGTCATGTAGATTTATTAATTTCAAATCCTACAGTATGTAATGTTAGAGGTAAATGGACAGGATATATTATATTTTTTAAATAGTAGGTGGATTAGTAAATTGAAGTGTAAAGGATTTCTTAATAAAAACTAATTAATTGGGATGGGAATTAAAGATAGTTTGGAGGTTTTGAATCCTATCAAAAGTCATAAAGCAAAGTTTCTTACTTTAGGACAATTGAGAGAAGTGAATCGTGTAACTGGAGAAATTGTTGATAACCTTTCTGATGCAGCATTAGCTCAAATGCTTTCTGGAAACCAAAATGATGTTGAAAAGCTGTTTGAAATATTAAGAGAAGAATCCTTTAATACCTTATATGGAAAATTAGGGTTAATAAAAGATGCAAATTTATTTTATTTAGAGAAACTTCAAGATAGCGTTGAAGAAACTTTTCGCATTGAAAACTTGAATTATTTTATTTTATCAACGTTACCTGATTTTGAATTGAATTGGCACCATCTTGAATGGGGTCAAGAAGTAATGAAATGGGACAAAGTTGGAATACTCGCTGCTCGTGGTCATGGTAAATCTTTTTATTTTAGTAATGCAACACCTTGCTGGAAAATGTATAGATATCGAGCAGCAAGAGATTTTATTGGAAAACCAAGAAAAGAATTAGTTAATTGTTCTAAGGGTTTTTTATTAACTAATGAGAATGAATTAGCAAAAGATTTTTTAGAGATAGTTAAAACTTCTATAGAAGAGAGTGCAATATTGAGAGAGAAACTTTTTCCTGAAAATAAAGATTTTTGGGGAAAAGAAGCGATACGGTGTAAAAATGGAGCTCAATTAAAAATTAAATCTTATGGCGGTAGTTTTCGAGGACGACACCCAGGATATATTATTGTTGACGATTATTTAAAAGATAATGTAATTTATTCAGAACTTCAGCGCAGAAAGGCAACAAACTATTTTCATTCTGTTATAATGAATGCTATCGTTCCAGAAGGTCAAGTGATTGTAGTTGGAACACCTTTTCATGAGAAAGATTTATATGGAGATTTAAAACAGAAAAAAGGGTGGAAGATTTTTGAATATCCAGCAATATTTCCTGATGGAAGAATACTTTGGAAGAACCGTTTTCCATTAAAGTTACTTTTAGAAAAAAGAGAAGAACAAGGGAATTTAATTTTTTCCCGAGAACTTTTATGTCGTCCAATTTCAGAGTCAAGCACCATTTTCCCTTTCAATATTTTGAAACGCTCCTTTATTGGAATGGGAGAAGCTAAATTAGTTAAGAACAGAGGAAGCTATTTTAGAAAGTTTAATAAAGTAGTAATTGGTTGTGATTTTGCTCTTAGTGCAAGTGTGGCAGCTGATTATTCATTTTTTACAACGTGGGGAATTGATGGAGATGATATGTATTTAATGCATGTTTACCGAGAGAAAGGACGTTCTTATGCTGAACAGATAGGAATTTTAAAAACTTTAAATTCAAATTTCTCACCAGATGTGATAGTTGCAGAGGCAAATGTTTTTCAAATGATTTTTACTCAAGAAGGTCAAAATGCTGGACTGCCTATTTTTCCGCATACAACAGGAAAAGCAAAAAATGATTTAAAAGAAGGCTGGCCAGGATTAAGTTTAGATTTTGAGCGAGGAAAAATACATCTTCCTCGTGGAGACCAATACAGTTGTGACCAAACAGACTTGATGCTGTCAGAATTTTCTTCCATTGCCTTTACAGATAAAGGATTGGAAAGTGTGGGAACTCATGACGATGCTTGTAGTTCAACTTATTTATCGAAAATAGGAGCAAAGAAAATCAATTATGGTGTCGGACTAACATTTTTGGAAGATATTTGATGGCAAAAGATTTATTAGTTTTTTTTGTTCTGAAACAGTTATAAAATTGTAAATTTAAAACTAAAATAATAGCGATATGAATAAGAACTTAACATTAAGCTTCGAAGACTTTAAAAATGGTGGTGGAAGATTAGATTTTTCTAACTTTACAGATTTTAATATTGAAAAAGCGATGTCTCTTGAAGACTTTGCAAAACAAGCAAAGCAAGAACAATGGGAAATCTATACTGAGTTAGATTTGAGGAGATATATTTCAGATGTGGTTGCAAAAAGTAATGAGATTTGTAAGGCAGTGGGAGAAAAAGATGGACTTGATTATTTTGAAAAGGCAAAGAAGGATTTATCAAAACTTGTTAAAAAGATAGTGGTTGATAAAAATGGTCGTAGGAGAGGTGTTTGGGTAAAGATTAATAAAGAAGAAGGAAAAGAAACTGAGGGAAAAGAAAAAGGTTTTAAAAAATTAGTATTTAATTCTCATGAAAACCATAATCCTGATTGTGATATTCTTGAAGGTCATATTAATAAAGATTCTCTTATTACATATGGAGTTTATGTAAAAGGTAACAAAAAAGGAGAAGAATTTATGGAGTATTATTCTGGGAATAATTATCTTTCAGATTCAAATAAGAAAAGTTCTTCTAGAAAATATGATTCAAAAGAAATTCCTAGTAAATATGAAGATTTGTGGAAAAAATTAAAAAAAGAATATATTAATAATTATAAAGACAAAAAAGAAACAGAGGGGAAAGAAAAAGAAATAGAAAAATCTCTTGACAATGATATTGAGAAGTCTTCAGACTCTTTTAATTATGGTGCTGACAAAATGACCTTTAAGAAAACAGGAAAAGAAATAAAGGAGAAATTAGTTGGTGTACTTGCTTCAATTATAGGATTAAAAGATAATTGTGAAGCGAGAATGCAGGTTATTTTGGACGAGCTCAAAGAGTTCCCAACACGTAAATTAGATGAATGGGAAAGTCGAGATGTTGAGAAGGAAGTTGCTTCTTTGAAGATGTTTGAATGGTGTAAAACCTATTTTAATACCAATGAGAAAAGTTGTTGTGTTGAAAGTAGTGGTAATAATGTAAAATCTGCAACAACAAAAGAAGAAGCTGACCTCTGTTCAGAATATAATACGTTAATTAGGAAAGTGATTGGTTGTATTAGAGACGAGAAGAAAGTGGGTTTGTTAGAAAGAAATTTGGAAGATAAAAAAATCTATGAATTAACTACTCAACAAATATCTGATTTAGACTTTTAATTAAAATAAAATTGTAAAAATTAATAATTAAAAATTTTATAAAAATGGGACAAGCAGGAAAAATTACTTATGTATTAGAAAAACATGGTCTTGGAATTACACAGTCAAAAAAGGTAACCATAGAAGGCTTTAAAAATGATGATAAAGGAATTATCATAGCAACAATAAAAAGAGAACTCGATGATGTAGTTGTGGCTGAAGCAGATTTATATGCTCCTTTTAAAATAGGACATGCCTATACAGAAACAGAACTACAAGATTTTGCTATCGCTCAGGATATGCTTTGTTGGAAGATTGACAATCAGGTAAAAACTCATATCTACGATCCTGCAGATCACAGTCTTTCTTTTTAATATTTTTAAATAAAAATTGAAGTTATGAATCGAGTTCAAATAATACACCATTTTATTTCAAAGAATAACTACAATAGTTATCTTGAGATTGGCACTCAAAAGGATAAAACCTTTAATGCAATAAATATAAAAACAAAAGTGGGAGTAGATCCTGAACGAGGTGGAACTCATCGAATGAGTTCTGATATGTTCTTTGCTCAAAATAAAGAGAAGTTTGATATAATATTTATTGATGGTTTACACCACTCAGAACAAGTATTAAAAGACATTAACAATTCTTTGGCTTGTTTAAATAAAGGTGGAACCATAGTTGTGCATGATTGTTTGCCTGTCAATGAAGATATGCAAAAAGTTCCAAGAATCGTGAAAGCGTGGACTGGAGACTGTTGGCTGTCTTTTGTATATTGTCGTCAAACAAAAGGAAATTTGAAAATGTATACCATAGAAACTGACATGGGATGTGGTATAATTCAGAGAGGTCGTCAGACAAAGTTAGTAATTGAAGGCGAAGTAGATTTTAAAGGCTTTGAAAAAAATAAAAAAGAATGGCTGAACTTAATTTCTGTAGATGAGTTCTTAAAATTGTAAAATGAAAATTATTGTCTTTAGTTGTAATTTTGGTAATTATGACAGAGTTTTCAATCCAAAGAAAAAAGAAGAGGGTGTTCGATACATCCTCTTCACTGACAAATTAAATAATTGTTTTGGATGGGAGCAAAAAATCATTAATTATAAAACGATTGATGGAGATCCTCAAAGAGCGGCAAGATTCATTAAGACTCATCCTGAAAAATATTTACCAAAGCATGAAATAAATATTTGGGTTGATTCTTGCTATCAGCTTTTAATAGAAAATATTAAGAGTTTTTGTTTAAAGAATTTACCAAAAGATACAGACATTTCATTGTTTAAACATCCTAAAAGAATTTGTTTGTTTGAAGAATTAAATGTTTGTAGAAGGTTGAATTTAGACAGGAAAGAGCTTTTTGATGAGCAAAAATTAAAGTATGTGAGAGATAAAATAAAGACTAATTCAGGACTTTATCATACAGCTTTAATATTAAGAAAAAGCAATTTTAGAACAAATCGCTTCAATGATTTATGGTGGGAAGAGATTTCTCAATTTAGTAAAAGAGACCAGATTTCATTTTCCTATTTATTACAAAGATTAAAAATTAATTTACGAGTAATTTCTTCTGAATTTGGGGATAAACTTTATAATTCGCCAATAGTTAGAAGAAGGAAGCACATTCGTTTAAGAGTTCGCTATGCTTAAAAGAGCTTTTATAATAAAAGAAAAGAAAGAAAGATTAGGTCCTATCGCTAATGCTGCAAAGTCAACAGGAATAGAGATCTTTGATTTTTCGGAAATAAATTTAGTCAAGGATTACGATAGTTTGATTGTTTTTTACAATAAAACTTTTCCTAAAATAAATACGAAAGCAAAAGTGGGATGGTGGATGTGTGATTTGAATCCGCCTGAAAAATTAATTAAACAAGATAATTGTGGCTGCGGTTGTGATTATATTTTTCTTTGTAACTTAGAATATAATAAGCTATATGAAGAATATTTTAAAAAGCCAGTGTTTTATATGCCTCAGTGTGGTTTAATTCCAGAAGCAACAGAAGGAAGGAAGATAGACTGGGAAGTGTTATTTATAGGAAATAATTCAACTCGTTGGCATAGTAATAGAAAAATTTTATTGGACGGTATTGCTGAAAATTTTAAGCTTAAGATAATTAGCGGAGAAAGAACCACAGAAGACCAGAGCTTTCTTTATAGAAACTCAAAATTTAATTTGAGCATTAGTCTACCAATGCATTCTGTGACAAGCAATCGCTTATACAATATTCTCTCTTCAGGTGGTTTTGCTTTGGTGTCTTGGTTTCCTGGTATCGAAGATTTATTTGAAAATCATAAACATTTGGTTTGGTTTAAGAAATTAAAGGAAGCAAAGAAGATGATTGAGTTTTACTCAAGAACTTCAAAACAAAAGAGCTATGAGAGAGTAAGAACTCAAGGAAGAATATTATATCAAAAGAAACATACAGCAGGAGAAAGATTGGTAAATATGTTTGATATTTTAGAAGGAAGAGAAACAAAATTCAGAGGATTTTTAGAAAAATAGAATATGGAAAAAAATAGAGAATTTTATGACGAGATTTATTTGAAGGGCGGTTCAAAAGGAATGTATTTTAAACAGCCAGAACAAACAATATATTTTCCTATTTGGAAGAGGATTGGAGAGATATTAACAAAAAAGGAAAGTATTCTAGAAATAGGTTGTGGTGTTGGTCAATTAGCAAATTATCTTTTAAGAGAGGAGAAGAATTATATAAAAGGTATAGATTTTAGTGAGGTTGCTATTGAGAAAGCAAAACAATTAAATTCTGCTTTTGCTTCTAATTGTGCTTTTGAGGTAAAAGATATATATAGTGTAGAGGCACAATATTTGCCTTTTGAGACTATTATTTGTTGCGAGGTATTGGAACATTTAGAAGAAGATTTGGAAGTAATAAAATTGTTGCCTTCTAATGTTAGATTTATATTTTCAGTACCTAATTTTAAAAATGAGAGCCATGTTAGGCTTTTTGAAAATAAGCTTCAAATTAGAAAAAGATATAAGAAGCTAAAATTTGTAAATATTGAAGAGTTTTCTTTGAGTTCAAAAAATAATAATAAGTTATTTTTAATTGATAGCATTGTAAGATGATTATTTTATCTGATATTAAGAAATTAATATCTGAAGTAAGGTTTCCTGAAACAGATATTTTTTTTGAAAAATCTTCTGCCGATGGCTTTGCTTTATTAGGAAGTGCAAAGCAAATATTTGGATTAGATTATCATGATTGTTTGATAAAAGTATTGGAAAGAAATCTTATTTTAAATAAGAGAAACAGAGTTAATGTGGCTCGTTGTTCAGAAAATAATTTATACACTTATACTTTATGGATTTGCTATGAGTTTTTTAAACAATTAAGATTTAAATACCTAACAGATAAGATTTTTGAAGATATAAAATCTATAGGTAGCTATGAAAATGGTTGGCAAAAATATTGTAGTGAAGAAACAAATTATGCTGTTCCAAATGTAACATCAGCAGCGGCTTTGGTTTTTAATGAGTGTGGAGAATTAGATAGAGCTAAAAAATTAGTAAATTTATTAGAATCAAGCCAAGAAAATGGTAATTGGTCTTATCAATATTTTAAAGAAGAGAAATGGGAAAAAATGAAATTGGAAGATAGCTTTCATTTAGGCTTAATGCTTTATCATTTTTATAGATTGAAATTTTTGATTTATAAAAAAGAAATAGTTTTAAAAAGTTTAATAAATTTTTCAGATAAAGAGAAATGGCTATCTTCTGGCTCAATAGGCTGGTCTATACCTATAACTTTTTTAATTTATAATCTTTATAAAAATGAGCTTTTAACGATTTTAGGAGAAGAAAAATTAAATAAAAGAATGTTGATTTTAGACAAAGAGATTTTGACCTCTCTTCAGCACACTAATTTTAGAGTAAGAGCATATTCAGCATGGTGTTTGTCAAAGGTTATAACCAATGGAAACTGTTAAATCTTTAGTATTTAAGGAAAAGAAGATTATTATTTTAAGACATGATTTTGATTGGGTTCATGGTCTAAATCTTAATGTTGATAGGATGTTTAGTATTGAGAGGAAACATGAAGTTAGATCGACAATATTCTTAAGATATGACAGGGGAGTTTCTGAATTGAAATATCAAAACTTTTATAAGACTTTAGAGAACAATGGTTGGGAATTTGGTTTACATCTTGCAAATCATGTTAATTCAAAAGAATTGCCTTCACCTCTACAAGAATTGAAAAAAGTAAGGTCTTTAGATTTAAATATTTTAGGAGTTTCTGCTTGTGGTGGTAATTTTAAATGGAATAAATCGTTAGGCTATTTGGTTCAAGATTCATTAGGCTTGAATTATATTTGTAGCGATATGGTAGTTATGAAACCAGAAGATTATAAATTCAAGTCGATCTTGACACCTTTCCATTTAACTTTAGATGGTTATTTAAAGACAGATGGTTTTGTTGGTTTTAATAGATTTTTAAGAGCTTTTACAAAGAAATTAGAAGAACAGCAAACTTTAGCAATGTTAACTCATAACACTTAGTTTTATAAGAAATTCATTCCAACCTTATATAATCCTTATGTACCAGAAGGTTTAAATATAGGAGAGTTGTCAGGTTTTTATTATGACAAGTTTATTGCTCATTTTAAAAATTTAGGCGTGGTCTTTATGACTTACAAGGAGTATTTAGATTTATGAAAATTGATTTAATTGGAAGCGCAGAAGGATGTCAAAAAGGTTGTGAAGAGTTATTCTTTATTTGGGAAAATTGGATAAAATCCAATAGACCTTTTGGAGAAGTATTAATTAGTGAAGAAATTATCAGTCATAAATATCTACCAGCAGTAATTATAATTTCTAAAACTTATGAAGCCTATTTAAAACAAATAGGTTGTAAAAGTAGAAATATGATTGTTAAATCTCAGAAGAATAATTATGAGGCAAGAGAGATTTCTTATAATTTATTTTTAGAAGATATTTTTGAAATTAACAATTCAAAAGAATTTAGACAAGGTAAAAGAATGTCAGCAAAATATCAAAAATATCCTGAAGAGGCGAGAACTCTGAATTGTTGCGATGTTCATAAAATAAAATATTTTGGAGTGTTAAAAGAAGATAAATTAGTAGCCTGGTGTAATGTGAATTTTATGAATGAATTTGCAATAATTAATCAAATCTTAGGACACGCAGAACATTTAAAGTTTGGTATAATGAATCTTTTAATTAACTTTATAATTAAAGATTGCATAGAGAATTATAAGCAAGTAAAGTGTTTAAATTATCTAACTTTAAAGGCTTGTTTACCAGGATTAAGAACCTTTAAGAAGTCAGTGGGATTTGAAGAGGTAAAAATAGAATTTTTAAATAATTTCAAACGATGATAAAATTAACAGTTGGTCTGCCAGTGTTTAATAGTAAAAATATTGCTTGGCTGGCAATGGAAGGACTTTGCAGGCAAAAAGGAATTGATTTTGGCTGGGAAATAATAGTGGTGGAAGAATCTGATGATAATAGTTGTGGTAAGGAATTTTTTGATTCTTATTTTGAAAGATTAAAACAAATAGGTTGTAGAAGAATATTGTATATTTCTTTGCCTTGTTGGGTTCCATTAAGCCAAAAATGGAGATTATTAGGACAGCGAGCAGACGTAAATTCTGTTGCTTTTGTATTTCAAGCAGCTGATTGCTATTCAGAACCTAATAGGTTGAGAACAACAATGGAAGCAATAAATTTAGGAAATGATTGGTATAAAGCGAATCAAGGCTTGTTTTATTGGATTCAAAAACAACAACACATTTTATTTTCAGATAAAAAAAATATTCAAAGAGGTGGTTTGAATATGGGTGCTAAAACTGAAGATGTTAGAAAACTTTCTTTTGAAGCTGTTAGAGCAAAAGTAGATGGCTGGTTAGTAAAAAATATAGATCCAAAAAGAGTATTTATTAATGAAACTGACGATTGGTTATATGGAGTAGATACTCATGGTTTTAATAATATTTCAAAAAAGAGAAGCAAATTTTTCAGCGATATTGTGTTTCCTTTTGTTGAAACAGATTTAAAAATTCAATTGTTTCTCCCCGATGATATAGTGGAGAGATTAAAGTCAATGAAATGATGTGTTGTTAGTACTAATTTAGTAATAACATAATAAAAATGACAAATGAAGAGAAGATTCTGAAGAAACAAAAAGAAAAAAAGAGTGAGGCAGCAAAAAGAGGTTGGGAGAAGAGAAAATTAAATAAACTTGAGAAAAATTATGACATATTATTTTATACCTTATGATTTAAATGGTAATGTAGGAAAAGCATATAATGAATATATGCAACTATTGCCTCAAGACACAGATTATGGAGTACTAACAGATCGTGATATAATGTTCTTAACTTCTGATTATGGAAAACAAATAGAAGATATTATAAAAATGTATCCTGATACTGGAATTTTTACTTGTTATTGTAATAGAGTGGGAAATCCATGGCAACGATATAATGGAGTCATTTCAGAAAATCAAGATTGGAAATATCATATAGATTTAGCTTTAAAATTACAAAAAGAGAAGTATCTTGAAGTAAAAGAAATTCCTCGTTCAATAAGCGGATTTCTGATGGTAATTCAAAAGAAAACCTGGCAGAGAGTGGGAGGCTTTCTAGAACAGGGAATACTAACAATAGATAATAATTTTTCTAGAAAAGTATTAGCCATAGGCAAAAAGATTTTGTTAATGGAAGGGATTTACGTTTTTCACTATTATAGATTGCTAGAAGGGGGAAGAAAATCAAAACAACATTTAAAATAAATCCTTAATAAAATCTGTTCTTTGTTTTTCAATAATCAAAATAAGAAATATAATGTGTCCTGAAATAGATTTTAGTATTAATAAGAAGATAGATGTTGTTATACCATTAGGAATTAAAGCTGGGTGGAATGATAATGAAATTAGATATTGTTTGAGGAGTTTAGAGAAAAATTTTTTAGATTTAAGAGAAGTCTATATTGTTGGCTATCTTCCAAACTTTATTCAAAATGTAATCCATATACCAGCTGAAGATACTTTTAAAGCTAATAAAGATGCTAATTTGATTCAAAAGGTTTTATTAGCTTGCAAGAGAGAACAGCTCACTCAGAACTTTGTCAGGATGAGCGACGATCAATTGCTTTTACAACCTTGTGTGGCATCAGATTTTTCTCCAATGTATATTAGAGATTTGAGTGAAATTAATTGGGCATTTATGAATCGTTGGAGGACTCGATTGAAAAGAACTTTTGAAGTTTTAATATTACAAGGAAAGCCAATCTACCATTATGATTCTCATCTACCAGCATTATATAATAAGAAAGATTTTGAGTGGGTGATGAACCAGTATGAATGGGGAGTGGAAAGAGCAGGATTTACAATAAATACTTTGTATTTTAATAATGTTGCCGAAAAGAGAAAGAAAGTGCCTGAAGGATTTAAAGCTAATTTCGAGCAGCCCTTTAACAATATAGAAGATATTAAATTAGAATTATTAAATAAAAAAGTTGCAGGCTATAATGATAAGGGCTTAACAGAAGATTTAAAGAGTGTGATTAGCAGTTTATTCCCAGAGAAGAGTCATTTTGAAAAATAATTTAGAACATAGTTAAAAATTAAGTTCATTATTAAATTTTGTTTTTTGTTAAAACTTGAAAATCACCTTGAAAAAGGTGTTTTTCAATTACTGAGAATCAGTAGTTTGAAACATACTTGAAAAATAAGTATGAAAAAATTTTGTTTGTACTGAAAAATGTTATTAATTAGTTTGTAAATTGAAATTGAAAACTAAAATTGTAAAATTAAAAAGGAGGAACCAAACAATGAAATTTACATTTAAAACAGAAAAAGCAAAAGGTCAGTGGAGAGCATTCTCCAATGACGATATTATTATTAAACTAAATAAAAAAGAATGCGGAAATATTGATTGCCGTAAACCTTTTAAAATAAGATTACAAGTTTTAAAGAAGGATATTTTGGAAGACGGGAATAAAAATTGTAAATGGAGATGGATTACTTTAAAGCATGAATCAGAATCAGTACAAGATGCAAAAGACTGGCTAAATAATAATATTGAAATGATAACTCAACAATTAACAATATGGAATGGTGATTAAAGAATATTAATTTAATAAGGAGGAACCAAAAAAAATGAAAACAAAAATTGATACATCAAGATTTGATGAAGATTTTAAGAAAAAAGAAGAAGAATTTGAAACTTATAAAAATTTCTATAAAGTTAAAATTTTTAATGCCAATAGGCTTGTAAATAAATTATGTGAGAATCCTGTTTTTAATAAATTATTCGAAGAGATTTCCTTTCAGAATATGTATCAAACAGGTCTTGATAATACAATAACTTCTGAGACAGCTTTGATAATCCATTCAATAGCAATTTTAAAAACAGAGCATAAGAATAAAAGGATCTTAGCAGGGAAAATATTTAATGCTTTAAATAATGAAAAAATTCGTTTTGATACTACTCGTATAAATCCTTCAGGTAATTATTATAAAGGTATTACGAGAGACGGTAAAATAGTTGATTTTAAATTTTTTGTTTAATTGAAATGGAGGAATTTAAAATGAAAACAAAAAGAAAAGAAGTAATAGTATTTGATAAGTTGGCAGCAGAGAAGCATTTGAAAACTTTGCTGAAATGCTATAAAATAAAAGTGGTAAAATATCGTACTACCTCTTCAGGACGAGCTAATTGTAAGAAGAAGGAAATTCAAATACCACACCCAACCAATGCTGATAGGTTTGCTGTTTGTATGCACGAAGTAAAACATATTTTAGATGGGAACGTGGGTAAAAGATTTGAACAGGAGTTTGCTTGTGATTTGTTTGCTCGTAAGCAGATGGTATTACTGAAAATGGGTGGGATAGAAGAATGGGATAGAAGAATGGCATGGCATTGTTTGAGTCGTATTGCAATGGCAGTAAATCGAGGTTTGAAGATTTCTTCTATTCCAAATAGTATTAAAAAATGGTTTAAAGAAATAAATTTTAAAGATTGGGAAGAAAACAAAGTTTTTGTTAGATATTGTCCTGAGTCTTTAAAAGGTTATGTAATTGAATTAACAGATAAAATAAAAACAATTAATTAAAACAGGAGGAACTAAAAATGGAATTAAAAGCTATTGTACAATTACTTATTCAGTTAGAAAGTGTTACTGGAGAAGGCTCTCAAAAAGAAAAACAAAGATTAATAAGGGAAAATGATTGTTTAGAATTGAGGTATGTTTTAAAACTTTGCTTTGACCCGCTTATTGTCACTCATATAAATAAAGTTGAAAGGATAGGTGAGGAAGATTATGAGGATAGACCAGAAGGTGGGTGTAAAACTTTTGAAAATTTTAGAGAACTTTTAGAGAAGCTTATTTCCTTAAAAGCTGCCACTGATGAAATTCGAAAAGAAGTTTATATTTTTATTGAAATGACTGATTTGTTAGAGGAGGAAAAGCGAATGCTTGCAAAAATCTTTACAAAGAATGTGAACATAGGAATTGGAAGAGCTATTATAAATGAGGCATTGGGTTTTAACCTTATTCCAAATAATGAAATGATGAAGGCAGAAGATAACAAAGAGGTAGTTAAGAAATGGTTAGAAGAAGGAAAATCTGTTTTTGCTGAGGAGAAGTTTGATGGTGTAAGAATTTGGTGTGAAATGGTGAGAGGGAAAATTGAGCATTTTTATACTTATAACTTTCAGGAGTTAAATATGGATTGTATGCAAAACATAGCCAAACAACTTCGTATGATATTTCCTTTAAATAATTTCCATTATTTTATTGATGGCGAAATGTTAGGGAAAAACAGACAGTCAGTATCAGGGTTAATTACAAAAATATTAAAAGGAACTGCACCGAAAGAAATTGATAAGAATTTTGTTTATCATGTTTTTGATTATGATAAAATGCAAACTGTAGCTGATGGTGTTGGAAAACTAAAATACATTTTAAGAAAGAAGTTATTAGGCAATTTGTTTCAGGTAGCGAAATCGTGGGAGCAGGATTGGTCACAAATAAAATATGTACGCAAATATCCTGTGAAGAATTGGGGAGATGTGGAAAAGATTTATGGTAAGGTGGTTGCTGAAGGTGGAGAAGGCTTAATTTTAAAATTAGGAGACCATTTATATGAAACTAAGCGAAGTAAATCCTGGATTAAGATGAAGGAAGAAAAAGTTTGCGATTTAAAAGTTGTTAGTGTGTTTCCTGGAAAATCCGGAACGAAACGAGAAGCAACTATTGGTGGCTTTGTTTGTGAAAGTGCTGATAAATTATTAAGTGTTGAAGTTGGCTCAGGCTTTTCAGATAAACAATTAACTGAAATTGCAAAGAACCCTAATTATTTTATAGGAAAGATAATCTCAGTCAAATACAATTCAAAAATTGAAGATAAGTTTGGTAAGAAGAGTTTGTTTTTGCCTCGTCTCGTTGAAATTCGTTTTGATAAAAACACTGCAGATAATATAAATAAAATTAAATAAGGAGGAACTTAAAAATGCAAACCATTGAAATTGCTTATTTAACAGTAATTAAAGAAATTAGTCAAATGAAATTAACGAAAGTTAATTGTGAAATATTTAATTTAATTGCAAAAAGACATGGATTGAAAGCAAATCGAGCAAAAAATTTTAAAGATATTTTGCTTCATATGGAAGAAGCAACAAAAGAATCTTAAGAAGTTATAAAGAATAAATATTTGATAAGCGAATAAGGATAAAAGTGAAAGAATAGAGAAGAAAAATTAAAATTTTAAGATAAACACAGTTATATATAAAAGTAATTCAAATATTAATTTAAAAAACAAAAAAAACAATGGCAAAATCAGAAGGCTTAACAGCCTACAATGTAAAATTGAAAAAGAAAGTTCCTTTTGAAGGAACACCTACAATCGTAAAAACTGCTCGTGGTGGTTATATGGTTAAGGGAGTAGCAAAAGGTGGCAGTAAAATGGTTCAAATACTGTCGAAAGAAAATGCTTTGGCTGCTATTAAAGAAGGAATAGCAAAAAAAGGTTATTAATTCATTCTGGTTCCTCCAGATTGGCGAGAAGTGTAGCTTAAAGTTAAAGCGATCCCCTTCTAAAGGCATAGATGTAAGTTCGAACCTTACTACTTCTCCAAAAATAAAAGTTCTTTGAATAAATATAGCAGTCTTTCTTTTAAGACGCGAAAATTTCAGTGGAAATTACAAAGCGGTTAAATATCATTGTAGGTGTTGCCGCTATAAAGAAAGGTCTAATAATGTATACTAAAAAGACTATATTCTAAAAACAAGATCTGAATAAAACTTGATAATAGAATGAAAATTGCAGCATTTTTGCTTGCCTTATATTTCCGAAGATTGTTATATTTGTTAAGAAAATGGTTTTTTATCTGAATAATCTTATTCTGCCACAAGGATGAGGTTAAATTGCAAAGTGGCTCTGCATCTCTCAATACGGAGGGAGTTGATAAAAACCTATTTGAAGAGAGGCGAAAGCCTCTTTTCAAAGTTAATGAGGTAAAATAATTAAATTTATGAGATATTATAAAAGAATTGTTTTTGACTTGGATGATACGATTTCTAAAACAACGAATAGAGATTTTGAGAACGCAGAACCAAATTTGTTGATAATAGAGAAAATCAACAAGCTATATCATTCAGGATGGGAAGTAATAATAATGACTGCTCGTGGTTTTATTTCTTGCGAAGGTGATAGAGAAAGAGCAAAACAGAAGTATCAAACTCAAATTGAAAATTGGCTCGCTAAATATGGTGTCAAATATCATCAATTATCTTTTAATAAGATTTTGGCTGCTTATTATGTTGATGATAAATCTCTCACACCAGAAGGATTTTTGCAATTAGAAATAGAAGATTTAACAAAAAAAGAAGGAAGTGGGGCTGCTGTCGAAAGGAGAGGGAATAAAGTTTATAAAAATTCAAAGAATAGCCTGTCAGAAGCTTCTTGGTATCAAAAAATTAGAGGATTAGTTTATACTCCAGAAGTTTATAGTGTAGTAGGTGAAACTATTTGTTTGCAATATATTCAATCAAAAGATTTTTTGTTCTTAAGGAAAGAAGAGCTATTTCAAATAATAAATTCTTTCAAGTCAATACCAAGCGAAATTAGTTTTTCAAGTTATATTGAGAGGATGAAAAATCATTGCGAAGCGAACAAAGATTTTTTTAAAGTATTAGATGCTTTACGTTTGAAAGAAGATTATTATAATGAAAGAAGAAGTTTTTGTCATGGTGATTTTTCAGTGGATAATTTGATTAGAGAGATAAAAGAAGGTCAACTTTATTTAATAGATCCGATATACAATCCTGATAGTTACAGTTCTTATCTTTTAGACATTTCAAAGTTATTATATTCTTTTGAGAGAGATGATAACATGAGTCATTACCATTATTTCAAAAAATGTTTTATTAAGGAATATCAAATCGAGGAGCGTTATTTAGATTTATTAGAACTCACTCAGTGGATAAGAGTTATTAAATATTTAAAAAATTTTGAATTAAAATCAAAATTTAAGGAAATAGTAAGATTAAAAATGAAGATGATATGTTAAATAAAATTTATAAACTGAGAGCAGAAGGGAAGAAAATTGGATTTACATGCAGCACGTTTGACCTTTTACACGCTGGACATGTTGCTATGCTTGCTGAAGCAAAATCAAAGTGTGATTTTTTGATTGTCGGTATCCTTTCGGATCCTACGATTAGTAGAAAGAAAAAGAACAAACCTATTCAATCTTTGTTTGAAAGATTTCTTCAATTACAGGCTATTGAATGTGTTGATTATATAATTCCTTTTGAGTCTGAAGAAGATTTGGTTGATATGTTGTTAGTGCTTTTACCTGATATTAGAATCATTGGGGAAGAGTATAAAGATAAAGAACATACAGGGAAAAACATTGAAGGAATAGAGAATTATTATAATTCAAGAAGACATCATTTTTCTTCAACAGATTTACGAGAAAGGTTAAGAAAGTTATTCGAGGATGAGAAAATATAAAATTGCTTATATTATGCATAGAGGTTCCTCTATTTATGGAGGATTTATGCAGCATGTTGAACATTCCATTTATGGTCTAAAAAGATTAGGACATGAAGTGGATTTTTATTTTATCGGAAGTAAAGCAGAATCAAACGAGAAGCTTGTAATCAAGAAACTTCAAGAATATTTGAACGGAGAACTTGAAATAGAAAAACAAAGAGTTTATTTATTAGATAAAGGAATAGGGACAGGGGAATATTTTCATAATCATTTTGGTTGGTTTGTGCCTACAACTCCATTAGGAACATTAAAACAAAAACAGCAATTTAAAGAAAAATTAGAGAGCTATGACGCAGTATTTTGGCATACACCTTTTTGGTTCAAACAAGAAGATTACCAAAAAGATACAACTTGGCCAATGCTTTTGGATTTAAAGCATCCTGTTAATATTGCTTTTCATCATGATGGGAATATAAGAGCAAATTCTTCTTGGCTATACTTTATAATGCCTTATTTTGATAGAATTATCACTGTTCATCCAGCCTCTTATAATGCCTGTGGTGTTTTTGACACTCCTCGTTGTATGATATTTAATCCTCAAATATTAGATGGAGTAGATTATTCAAAGAGTAATTTTCATACAATTGCAAAGAAGCCTACTTTTTTCTCTTTACAAAATTGGAAAGCATCAAAACACGTTGATGATTTAATTAGAGCTATACCTCATGTTTATTTTGAAAATCCTGAAACAGAGTTTTTGATAGGTGGTAAGGGATTGGAATATTATTATATGATGTCTAAGACAAAGGTAAAGAAGCAATATTTAGTCAATCCAGAAATAGATCCTGATATTAATAAGAGATATTATGGTCGGTATATTTTAAAATTGGCTAAAAAATGTAATACATTTATTTTGTTTTGGATGTCTGCTGAAGAGCGAGATGTTTGCTTTAAAAGTTCTTCTTTTTTCATAGATACAGCTTATTACACAATCAGTAAGGAATATGGTGAACATTTTTCAAGAGTATTAATTGAAGCGATAATGAATGGTATTGTACCAATAAGTAGAAATCTTGGTTTAAGTAATAATGAAGAAGGTATTGGGGATATATTCAAACCTGATGAAAATTATTTAATGATTCCTTATGACGCTACTCCCAAACAATTTGCAGATAAGATGTTAAGTGGTTTAGCGATGTCTGAGAAGAAATATAATAAAATTGTACAGAATAATTATAAATTATTAAAACACTTTGATGTTGATTATGTTTGTAAGCAATATATAGATGTAATAGAAGGTAAACCAACAGGCTGGTATAAGAAATATGAAACAGGTAAAGCTGATAAAAAGTTTATTGAGAAAGCATCAAGGACTTGGTACGGTATTGGTGATAAACGAAATTTTTCATTTAAAAGATAAAACAATATGCAAAAGGTAGTAAATGTAAGGAAAGAGGAAGAAGTTCCTCAATTTAATACAATTTTGATTCAAACAACTTCTTTTTGTAACAGGAAGTGTGAGTTTTGTGGTTTTGGTTATTATGAAAAGCCAAAAGAATTTATGACTGATGAAGTTTTTAGTCAAATAATAAAACAATTAAAAGAGTTGAATTATAAAGGAAGAATAGAATTGAACTCTTATAATGAACCACTGTTAGATAAGAATTTAATTGAAAAGATAAAATATATACGAAAGAAACTTCCAAATGTTTGTATTATGTTTAATACGAATGGAGATTTATTTAAGAGTGATAAAGATATTAGAATTTTATTTGAAGCTGGTTTGAATCAAATGGAAATAAATGTCTATTCAGATAGAAACAGAGTGATAAAGATTGCAGAATGGTTGTATGAGATTAAAACTTATATTGGAGGATTAATTCTTGGAGGAGAGGTGTACACAAAAGTTGGTAAAGATAAAAAGGTAGTAGATCTTATTGATAAGACCAAATATCTTACAGCTGGAAACTGCTCTGTGTTTTCAACTAAAAAGAGTCAGATTTATAATTTATTAGAAAATAATGGTGGTGCTTTGAACGGCAAATTAGCAGGAATGAAACCTGGCAATCAAAATAAAATTTGCGTTTTTCCTTTTAGAAGACCAATTATAGATTGGAAAGGGAATATGTTGATTTGTTGCAATGACTTTTTTAGTAAAATAAAATTAGGTAATGTGTTGAAAGAAAACATAATAGATATTTGGAACAGTGATTTGATTAATTTTTATCGGTTACATTTACAGAACGCTGGTAGAAGTAAACTTGCTCTTTGTCGTGAATGTAATGGTCATCCAGGGTTTTATACTCATGTAGTTCCAAAAATAACTTTCGGTAGTGAGAAGATTGATAAAAAGTTGTTGAAGTTAACATCAAAAGAATTTAAAGAATTGTTGTAAAATAGATGAAAGCTAAAAAGACAGTTAAATTACAACCAAATGTATTAAAATTTATGCCTGATGCAGAATTAGATGTCTGCGAGGAAAATTTAAGAACATTTTGGTATTGGATTTATGAGCGTCATTCTATATATTGTAGAAGGTTTATTAAGAAGCTCCCTGCTCCGTGGTCAAAAGACTCAATTTTAAGAGATAATAAATTTACAAATGCCTATCGTGAATTAGACAGAAACAGCCAATATTTAATTAATACAGTAATTAGAAATGAGGAATTGAGTACTAAAAATAAAATTTTTGGTTGTATCATCTTTAGATTTTTTAATAGAACAGAAACTTATGATAAGATAGAACCTTTATGCAGATTAAAGAACACTGATTTAAATAAGATAGTAGAAGTTTGTATGAAAATTGAAAAGCCTTTTTGCAATGCTTATCAATTTATACCTTCTCCAGTGACTATGTATATTGGGAAGAGTTTAGGATTTTATCCAAAAGGCGATAATTTTAAAAAGGAAGTTTTGAAACTGTTTGTTAGGAGTTTCCAATTTATTAAAGAAAATCAAATTGTAAAAAGAATTTTAGAATCAGAGAAGCCAAAGGAATTAATCGATGTTTTAAAAAAAGTACCTTTTTTATATGATTTTATAACTTATGAACTGTATTGTGATTTTGATTATTTCTCCCCTGAGATAGTTGGTTTTAATCAGAATGATTTTGTTAACGTTGGTCCAGGTGCTGTAACAGGTGTGCGTTGGATATTTCCTAACAGAGGTAACTATGAAGATGCAAAAGAAGTTATTTATCATTTAAGAGATGAGCAAGAAAGCTATTTAAAGCTGTTTGGTTTTGAAGATTTTCCTTATCTTCAAAATAAATATAAGAGATTGACACTGCGAGAAATTGAGCATAGCCTTTGTGAGTTTCAGAAATATATGAAAATGAAATTTAAGGTTGGTAAACAACGTCAAAAATTTACGCCAAAAACTCAGGTTGTTTAAGTTGTAACAGTTATAAAGTTGTAAATTCTTAAATTGGTAGAATGTCTTCTGCAACTTTAACAAAAATTGAGAAAGCTCAACAAATTCTTGAAGTAAAAAAATTTAAACTTTTAGAAGGTATGATGACTGGAGATAATCCTTCAGATATCATTAAAGCTTCTCAAGTTTTAAATCAGATACAGACAAGAGAAACTGGAGATCGCAAATCTTTTCTTTTTGACCCTCAAGCATTTAATGCTTCTTTTGGCTTTAAAGATAAACCAACAGCATTAAGCTATAATATGCTAAAGAGTATGGCGAAAACGCCAATAATAAATGCAATAATTAGAACAAGAATTAACCAAATAGCTTCATTTGCAGAACCACAATCAGATAGATTTGGCATAGGCTATAAAATAAAGAAAAAGAAGAATTTTGAAGGAGAAGATCAAAATGAAGAATTAACAAAAGAAGAACGAAAAGAAGTAGAAGAGATAATTAAGTTTCTTGAGAATTGTGGTGACGGTCAGAGCTGGGAAGCTGATGATTTTGATGGTTTTGTTAGAAAAATAATAAGAGATTCATTGACATACGACCAGATGTGTTTTGAGGTTATTCATAACAGGAAAGGTGTGCCGTGTGAATTTTATGCAGTAGATAGTTCAACGATGCGCATAGCAGATAGTTATGATGATGATAATTATCAAGCAGGCCAAACTTCTAATAGAAAGAAAATAAAAGGTTATTATCCTAATTATGTTCAAGTATATCAACAACAAGTAAAAGCAGAATTTTATCCTTGGGAAATGTGTTTTGGTGTAAGAAACCCAGACACAAGTATTTATTTAAATGGTTATGGTGTAAGTGAGTTGGAAGAACTAACAGCAACTGTAACAGCTATGTTATGGGGAGATGAATATAATAGGAGATTTTTCAAACAAGGCAGTGCACCAAAAGGGATTTTAAGAGTTTCAGGAATGTTGAACGAAAGTAAGGTTCAAGAATTCAAACAAATGTGGAACTCTCAAATGCGTGGCGTTTATAATGCTCATAAAACTCCAATATTAGAAGCAGATAAAGCAGAATGGGTAGATTTGCAAAAGTCAAATCGTGAGATGGAATATAATAAATATCAACAATATTTGTTGACTTTAGCGTGTGCAGTTTTCGCCATGGATCCATCAGAAGTCAATTTTTCTCAAGGTGGTAACAGTGGTCAGAAGTCTTTGTTTGAAGGTAACAATGAAGCGAGATTGAAATGGAGTAGAGATAAAGGTTTAATTCCAATATTGAAATTTTTACAAAAGAGATTAAATAAGTTTTTGGTTTCTCAATTTTATAAAGGAAAATATGAATTTAGTTTTGAAGGACTAACAGGATTAACTCCTCAAGAAGAAGTAGATTTAGATACTAAATTATCAAAAGTATCTAAAACTGTTAATGAGGTGAGAAGATCTCATGGTTTAAAAGATTTGCAGGGAGGAGATATTTTGTTAGACGGGGTCTATACAAATGCATTGCAAATGGAGAAACAGAATCAAATGCAAGAACAGCAAGGCGGTGGCGAAGAAGGACAAGAATCAATGGAAGAACAAAATCCTATTCTTGTTCCTGAAGAAGAGGAAACTAATCCAATTGAAAAAAGTCTTCAATTATTTTTAAATAATTTGAATAAAGAAGATTAATGAAGAGTAATTAAAAAAAATAATTTAATAAAAATAAAATAAATGGAAGCAAAATTTGATGTTTTACAAAAAGCGTTGGTAAGTCAGCGTGTAGGTGGTAGTGTTCAAAAAGAAATCATTGTAACTAACGAATTATTTCAAAAAGCAGTGGAGGAATTTGGTTGGAAATACTATAATTCTGAAGCAATTGGAATTTTTCAAACAGAATTAAAGAAAGCAGAACTATCAAACAGTAAACCGAAGGAATTGATAGATAAAGCGTGGAATGATTTAAAATCTTTAAAGGTTTTAAAAGTTTCTGACAAAGCAGGAAATATTTCTGTTATGTATGTTGATAATAATATTGAGAAAGCTAAAAACAAAACAGATTTTTCAACTAAAGAACGTGAAAACCTTTCAAAGAAAGGAGAGGCAATGAAGGATGGTTCATTTCCTATTAGGAATAGCCAAGATTTGAAAGATGCAATAAAATCTGTTGGTAGAGCAAAAGACCCTGCAGCAGCAAAGGCATGGATTAAGAGGAGAGCAAAAGAACTTGGAAAAGAAGATATCCTCCCAGAAAGTTGGTCTGAAAAAACAAAAGATTTAAATATTAAAAAAGGAGATATTACAATTCATTGCGAAAAAACAAAAATAGAGAAAGCAGAGGAAGGAGAATTGGAAAAAGCTAAACATATGGGAATGGTAACAGTCCACGGTAAAAATAAAACCTTTCAGAGAAGGCAAGAACTTGGTTCTGAAGAAGAAGATAAATTTTTAAATTTAAAATTCACAAAGTCTCAAATAAATAGGATGAATCCATCAGCAAAAGAGAGAATTTTAAAGGAGAAATTAAAAGCTGATAAAGTCTCTATCAACCCTAATGGAGAATTAAGAATTATTGGAGAAAATAAAAAAGTAGAAAGTGGTGAGAAGAAAGATGTTAAAGAAGAATTAAAAAATACATTACAACCTGGTATGAAATTTAGAACTAAGATATCAAAATTATATAAATTTAGTGTGGATAATGATAAACATGAACTTGAAAGTGGTGTGAATAAAACCTTTACAGTTGTTAGTGTTGGACCAAAGGTTACTGTAGTTATAAAAGAGCCGTCTCATTTAAAACTTCGCTTTCAAAATGTTGACTTAGAAAATAATTATGAAATTAGTGGTGAGAAGAAAGACGAAGTTAAAAAAGAACCGAAAACTGAAGAACAAAAACAACATAAACTTGAGGTAGAAAAACAAAACCTTAAAAAATATATTACTATGTTGCCTAAGACATCTGAAATGAACAAAAAAGCTGTTCTTCATCAAATAAAATCAGTTAAAAATTCAATAGCTAAACTAGAAGGAAAAGAAGAGAAGAATGAGAAGAAAGAAAAATCTGGAAAGGCTTTAAATCAAAAACAAGAAATTGCAATAGAAGAAATGATAGATTCATTGGATTATAATGATTATGAAGTAAAAGATTTCGTTGAAGAAGCATTTAAAGTAATATTTAAAAAGAAAAATAAAACTGGGATAGAAGAAACCAAAAATAAGAAGGAAGACAAGCTAAAGAAAGAAACTTGGATAGAACAGATAAAGAGAGTAAAGCAAGAAGAAGAAGCGAAGATGAGAGGTTTTGAAGAAGAACGCAAAAGGCAAGAAAAAAGTAAATATACTGTTGATGAGAGTGGGAATATAGTACCAAGAACTCAAGAAGAAAAAAAGAAAGAAAGTAAAAAAGACTTTACCCCAGAGGGAGAACATTTTAAGGCAGGAGATAAAGTGAAATTCTTAAATAAAGAAGGTAAGATGGTTGAGGGTGTAGTAAAAAGTCATAATACAGGAAAGCGTGGTGAATATGTATTTATAAAATATGGAGATAAGATTTTTGCAAGATTACCCAAGCGAATTTTGAGACCAGGACAAGAACCACAAAAGGAAGAAGTGAAGAAAGTAGAAGCAAAGAAAATTGAGACTTCTGAGGGGAAAGAGGAAGGGACTAAAAAAGAAGGCAAATTTGATTTAAAACATTTGATAAAGAATCCTCCTGCTTTTGTTAAAGATAAAGGAGTTTGGGTAAAAGCTGTGACTCATTTAACAAAAGGTGGAAAGAAGGCAAATTACGCTTCTGCCATTTCAGTTTATAAGAATAAATTAAAACAGAAAAAATAATTTTAAAAATAAAAAGCTATGAAATTAGAAGACCAAGACGCTTATCCAGTACATAAAACTCTAACTGAGAGTCAGCCTGCTCCTATTGTTGATATTAAGACAACTAAAATTACTTATATGGGATATGCAGCATTAGGGACTCTTACTTCAAGACCAGAATGGAAAATATTGAGGATTACAACTGCTAGTGCGGTAGCACCTTCTGGTGTTGTAATAACTGAATATGCTGATGGTAATATGAATTATGATAATGTTTGGGACGATCGTTATATCTTATCATATTCAAGATAAGTAAAATCTATGGTTGCGACAAAAAAACATAAAAAAGAACAGCCACGTTATAAGGTTCAAAAAGAATTAGAGAAGGAGTTTAAACAGGAATATGGCAAAATTTTATCACAAGTATTAAAAGAAGTTTTTATAAAAATTAAAAAGATATAAGATGGATTTTCAAGACCTTTCAACACATCAAGCAAAAATAAAGAAGCAAATAAACGCTTCTTTTTTAAACACTCAACAAGAGATAATTTTGACTGAAGAAGCTTTTGATAAAGCAATTGAGAGCGGAATTTTAACTCATGTAGAACTTATTACAGATATTAAGAAAGCGAGAGTTAATCCTAATTTAATTAAAATTATTAAAATCTCAGAAGAAGGAAAGAGAGAACATTTTTGGTTTGATAAAAATGATATTGAAAAGGCAAAGCATTATGAAAATGTAAAGGTAACAAATAAAAATGGGACCACATTCTATCAGCATCGCTTGATTGGTTCTGAAGATATTAGTTTGAATGCTGCTTTTCAACAGCCTAATAAAATAGTAATAAAGGAGGAAAAGAAAGAAACAATAAATAATGAAGAAAAACCTACTAAAAAAGAATTGAGAGAAAGAATTAAGACTTTGACTAAACAGATAAGCGCATTTAAAAGTAGTGAGAGACCCGATGAATTAAAATGGTTTAAAGAAGAACTTACTAAGAAGGAAGAAGAATTAAGGAATTATAATAAAATCCAAAAAGCATATAATGTTTTATCTGAAGACTTTGATTTTTTTGATAAAATTGAAAAAGCAAAATCAAAGAAAGATTATGGCGAAGGGAAGCATAAAGAATTAGTGGATGTAACCAGGAATGGTAGGATGACAAAAAGATTAATGACTGTAGGTAGGAAGCTTGAAGATAATAAAAAGAAGTTTAAAATTGATGAGGAAGGGAATGTTATTTATTTTAATACAGCTAGAGGAAAGGAGAAGAAAGAGACTAAGAAAGTTAGTCAAAATAAGGAACAAAAAGAGCCAAAGAAAAAAGAAGAACCTAAAAAATTAAAAGAGTCAAAGGAAGAGAAAGAATTAAAATTTAAAAAAGGCGATATTGTTAAATTTCCGAGTATTCATGGTGGTTTAGTAGAGGGAACATATATAGAGCATCGAGATACTAAAAGAGGTGCTTTTGAATTGATTAATTTCAATGGAAAAGTTTTGTATAGAAGAATGGATAAACTGCAAAAGGTTGAGAGAAAACCAAAAGAAAACACAAAATCAAAAGAATCAAAGAAAAAAGAACAAAAATTATTGAACATTGAATATGAAGGTAAAACTTATGTTTCTAACCCAGGAGAATCTGAGGACGATTTTATTCAGAGAACCTTAAAAACTGTTAGAGAAGAGAAGAAGAATAAAAATAAAGAATCATCTAAATTAACTCCGGAATTACAAAGTGTTTTACAAAAAGTTTATTCAAAATTTAGAGATATAAAACCATTTGAAAGAAAAGAAAGAACAGAAAGACAAAAAGCGTCTGATGAAAGTATAGACACGTCAATTTTAAAATCAAAAGATATATCAGTTAATTATGTAAAGTTTAGGCAAATAATGTCTAATTCGAGAGAATGGAGAAGACGTTATGAGAATGAATTAGAACATGGTACTACAGAAGGCAAAAAAGTAGCATTAGAAAATTTACCTAAGATTGAGGATATTATAAGAAAGGGTATGAAAATTGAAAAAACTTTTTCTGAGTTATATGAAAAACATAGAGAAAAAGCAATAAAAGAGGAAGAACGAAGAGAGAGAGAAGAGGCAAGCAAGAAAACAAGTAAGCAGTGGCAAGAAGAAGCAGCAGCAAAAGGCTATGGTCAGAAAGCTAAAGTGTTTATAGAAGGAAAAGGTTCGAAATTGGGTACTTGGACAGGAGATTAATTAAATAATGCTAAATTCAGAACAAATACAAGAGATTAAAGAGATAGTAACTCATTTTCATTTGTTATTTATTGCAAAGCAAGTGGGTTCTGAGATTTTGACTGAGAAAGATAAAAAACTATTAAACGGTGTTGGTTTTAAAAAATCAGATTTTCCAAAAGAAGGTAAAATCGAAGAACAGTTTAAATTTGGTATGCTCAGTGCAGCAGTAAAAGAAGCTGGAATTAAAGAATTAACCTTTAATCAATTCAAGAAATTTCTATCAGAACAAAAATTTTTACCCTTAACTCAATTAGAACAAGAAGCCTTGCAATATGTTAAACTTCAAACTTATAATGACATTAAAGGTTTGGGAGATAAAATGAGCAAAGATTTTACTCAAATAATAATTGATGGAGATAAGAGGAAGAAATTTAGAGCCCAAAAAGCTATTAAACAACAAATAGAGAGAGCTATAATTGAAAGAAAATCAATTAAGGAACTCTCTTTAGAATTATCAAAAAGTACAGGAAATTGGGCAAAAGATTTTGACCGTGTAGCTGATTATGTGATGCATGATGCTTTTGATATGGGAAGAGCGATGCAAATCCTTAAAACAAAAGGTAAAGATGCTTTGGTTTATAAAGATGTAAAGCCAGAAGCTTGTGAGGTTTGTCAAAAAGCATATTTAACAAAAGGATTAGGCAGTAAACCAATTGTATTTAACTTGCAAAAATTAGTGTTTAATGGGAATAACATTGGGAGAAAGAAAGCTGAAATGCGACCAGTCGTAGGACCGATGCACCCATGGTGCAGATGTACCCTACAAACAATATCTATTGGAATGGAATGGGATGATAAAACTAAAGCTTTTGATAAACCTATATCAGTAAAGCGTAGAACAGAATCAAAGATTAAGATTAAAGTAAATGGTAAAGAAATTGATTAAACAATGGAGAAGGACGAAGCATATAGAATCTTATTAAATAAAAAAGAGAAGAAGAATATTATTCAGAAATCTTATGAAACTCTTTTTGAAAAAGCCTTTAACACAAATAAGTTTAAAGGCGATCCATCTCATGAAGGGAAATTAGTTAAACGAAGTAGTACAGATGTTCATGGAAAAAAAATAACAAAATGGGTGAGTAAAGAGGAAGCTGAATCTTTCAATAAAAAGAAGAGTGGTGGGGAAGAGGAAAATAAACCAAAGAAGAGTTTAACTGATTTTGCAAAGGAAACAGAGACTAAAGATTTGAAAGCCTATTTAGAAAGAGATAAAAAAGATCCTAAGATAGAAGAAGCGGTAAAAAAAGAACTTGAGAAAAGAAAAACAAGTAAAACAAAAGAAGAAACAGACAATCAACAAACTGAAGGTAAAGAAAATAAGGGTGAGGGAGTTGAAAAGAAAGAAAAACAAGCAAAAGAGCCAAAGAAAATAGAATGGTTTGGAGAGATATCGAAACGACATAACTTAAATCGTTTACCAATAGGAGTCCCTCAAGAGCAAGTAAAAACCGATGAGACCGATCCTTTAAACCATTGGGTGATGCAATGGAGAGACCCAAAAACAGGTGAGATTCGTTCTGCTTATACAAGAGAATTTTTACAACGTAATGCAGAAGTAAAGTGGAAGAGAATTTCTAAAATTACAGACTCTTCGGTGAAAGCGGTAAAAATAAAGACAGATAATTTTTATGATAATGAAGATAAAGATGTTGCCCAATCAGCAGCAATCATTAATATTATTGCAAATACAGCATTAAGACCAGGAGATAAAACATTATTTAAGAAAACAGGAAATCGTGGTGTGTCAACCTTATCACCAGATAGTGTAGAAATTGATGGAGATAAAATTAATTTTTCCTTTACAGGAAAATCATATAAGCATAATGTAGCTTCAATTAAGAATCAAAAATTAGCTGATTATTTATTACAGCGAAAATTTGAAGCAAAGAAAGAAAATAAAGAATTTTTATTTGATGTACCGAAAGAAAAAATATTTGATACTTTTCGTGAGAAGTTAGGTTTTAAGGGTTTTAAATTAAAAGACCTTAGAACCTATATTGCAAGTAGCATAGCCAAGGATATTTTATTTTCAATGCCTCCGCCACCTTTGCCAGAAAAAAAATCGAAGATAAAAAGATTGATAAGTGATAAGCTGAAAGATACTTTCAACCGAGTATCAAAAAAACTCAATAATTCACCGAGCATGGCGAAATCAAGTTATGTAAATCCCCACATAATAGATGCTTGGATTTTACAGCTTGGTGTAAATAAGGAAGAAATATTAAAGGCTATAGAAGAAGAACAAACTTGGAAAGTACCCACTTTATCAGAAATTAATAATCAGATTAAGAAAAAAGAAAATGATGATGATACTGATGATTTTTCTGATGAGTCGCTTGACCCTGATGAATACAATCTTCCAGAAAATTTGCAATGGATTTTTGATGAAAAAGGAAAAGAAGAAAATGGTACGGATATTAATCAAGAAGATAAAGAATTAAAAGAAGAAAATATTATGGAAAAAGCTATTCAACAAGAAATTCCTAAAGATAAAAAAGGAACGACAAATATATTTGTAATTAGGCACGGCAATACAAAGCTGAATGCAGAAAACAATGATTCTAAAGATTTTGTCAGAGGTCATTTAAATATTCCACTGACTAAGAAGGGCATTAAGAATGCAAAAGATGTTGCAAAAACTTTAAAAAAGGATGACTTAGATGTGTTGTTCTCTTCAGATTTAAAACGATCTAAACAAACAGCCGATATTATTTCTGAGAAGGTTGATTTGCCTGTAAAAGATTATACTTTTGATTTGCGCCCTTGGAATTTAGGAAAGTTTCAAGGTGAGGATTTCTTTAAGAACAAGAAAAAGATAATATTTTACATAAATCATCCAGATAAACCTGTTCCTGCTAAAGAAGGTAAGGAAGATGTAGATTCTAAAGGGGAATCTTTTAATATTTTTAAGGATAGATTTTTGAATTTTATAAAAAGAATAGCAAAGAAATATAAAGGACAAAATATTGGAATTGTTACTCATTATAGAGGAGTGAAATTATTAGAAGCTTGGATGGCAGCAGGACATAAAGATGATAATAGTTTTGAATTGAAAGCATTTTTGAAACATGACCCAGAAAAGGATATTCCAGGCTCTATGCATATTTATCAGATTAAAGATGATTATAAGAATTTAGAAGAAGAAAATGTAGTGGAAAAAGCAAAGAAAGAACAAGATATGGCAATGGAACATTCAGATAAACTTGGTGCTGGTACTAAAAAACGAAAAAAATTAAAAGGTAAAGATAAAATAGCTGTAGTGATGAGAGAATTTGCAAGAGGAACTCTACATTCAGGGAGTGGTGAGATTGTTACGGATAGAGACCAAGCATTAGCTATTGCCTATTCAGAAGCAAAGAAACATGGCTTTGAGAAGGCAATTCAGGAAACGTTAACAAAAAAAGAGAAAACAAAAGTAATAGATTTTCTTAAGGAATTTAAAGGAGAGAAAATACCTGATGAGGAAGTACATAAGTTAGCTGAAGAGCTTGGTATAGAAACTGAAGAACTTGAGTCTTTTATTTATTCTTTTGCTTCAAAAGAAGTACAAGGAGAACAAATTGGAGACAAAAAATCAGAAGATAAGAAATTAGATAAAAAGCAATTGAAGTTGGGTGTGGAGGTGGAAAAAGAACACAAAGATACTTTTCAATTCATTAAAGATTATTATAAAGAAACTGGAGAATTTCCGGCTGAAAAAATTGTTTACGGTAAAATTGCTGAAGACCATTTAAGAGAAATTTCAGATTATTATGATTTATTAAAGTTGATGGAAGAAATGGCAAAACAAAGAAATAAGGAAATTAAAAAAAGTTTTGATGATAAAATAATTAAAGCAGAAGATCTATCAGAATTTTTAGAATCTAATATTTTAATTACAGATTTACAATATAAAATATTAAGCCAGCAAGGTGAAGAAGGTATGCTGGGTGATATTGAAAAGGCGAAGAAGGATTTGTCAAAACTTCAAAAGAAAATTATTATAAATAAAGAAGGAAAACGTCAAGGGGTTTGGGTGAAGCCATGGGACGAAGAAGGCTTTACTTTGAGAAAAAAACTATATGAACAACGTCTAGAAGAATTAATTGAATCTACTGAGAATGCTATAAAATATTATAAAGAAGAGATAAGAATAAAAGAGCATAATATTAATACAGAGCCAGAAGAATTAGAAAAACTGAGAAAAAAACTCCATTTTAATGAAGTTGCTTTTGAAGGTTATTCAAAAGCAAAAGTGAATTTTCAAAATAAACGAAGAAAAGAAGATGAAGATACAAAAGTAGTTGAAGCAAAGATTCAACCAAAGAAAACAATAAAAATACTCTCATCAGAAGATAAGCAAAAGAAAGGAGATAAGATTTTTGATAAAATTAAATCTTATGGCATGGCAAAAGAAATTGAACATCCATTAGGCTTCAAACGAGGTGATAAAGTAAAAATAATGGTGGATGGAAAAGAAGTGGCAGCAGAATTTATGATGATGCGAGAAGGCAGACTTGGTGCTTATGTGAAAGTAAAATATGGAGATAGGATATTGACTAAGATTCCAGAGAAAGTAAAACCAATTAAAGGGGAAAAGAAAGGAACAGAAGAGAATTTAAAAGAAGAATTACAAAAATTAAATATGAAATTCGCTTCTCGTTCTAATTTAATGTATGGTAAGGCATATGTTAAATTAACAGATGAGCAAAAAGAAAAAGTAAGGAAAGAAGTGAAGAAAGAGACAACAATAAAAGAAAAGAAGAGAGAGAAAGTTGGAGGATTAACAGAAAAAGAAATTATTGTGTTAAGAAAAGTTTTGAAAAGTGAGTATCAAGATTCTGATGATGAAAGTGTTATAAATAATCCAGTTTGGACTAGTTCTGTAAGTGGAGGAAAATCAGATAATGCAATCTTAGGACATTTACAGAGGAAAGGTTTTGTTGGACTTAATCAATTTGAAGGTGAAGATGAGACTGTTCATTTAACGAAGAAAGGTTTTGAATATTTAAAAGGAAAGAAAAAGAAATAATAACGCTTAACAAACAGCCAATCTATTTCAGTTATAATTTCAAAATAAATATAGATTAAGGGTGGAAGAACAAATAGAAAACAGATTATGAGAAAAGGTGAAATATATAAGATAATTTGTATTGTAAACAATAAATTGTATTTTGGACAAACCATAGATGGTTATTTAAAGAGATTCCAAAGACATATAGAAAAATCTGAATCTAAAAAAGGTGCTTTTCGCTTACATAAAGCAATCAAAAAATATGGGATAGATAATTTTAAGATTGAGAGAGTTTGTATTTGTCCTGAAAATTTGTTAGATAAGATGGAGATATTTTATATAGCTAAATATAAAACAAATATTTGCAAACATGGTGATGAGTTTGGTTATAACATGACAGATGGAGGAGAAGGTGGTAAAGGTCGAACTGTTTCAGAAAAAACAAAACAATTAATGAGAGAAGCAGCAACAGGAAGAAAGATGCCAGAAGAAGCGAAAAAGAAAATGAGCGAGACTCGTAGGGGAGGTAAATTATCAAGAAAGACAAAAAAGAAAATTAGTAAATCTTGTAAGAAATATTTTAAAGAACATCCTGAAGTTGTAAGAAGATTGAACGAAGGTTTGATTGGAAATACTCATGGTTTTAAGAAAAATCAAGAACCTTGGCACAAAGGAAAAACAAATGTTTATACGAAAGAGACATTGGAAAAGATGAGTGAGTCTGCGAAAATAGGTTGGGAGAAAAGGCGAGAAAAAGAAAAATAAATAAAGTTGGTAAGAAATAATTTTTATTAAAAATGAAAGAAAAAAATTTTAATTTTTGGGTTCCTCTTCAAATTAGTAAAGCAAAAGACGAAGAAGGTAAGGAAATTATGCGTCTTGGTGGAATCGCTAGTACTGAGGATGTTGACACGGATGGAGAGACTTTAGTAACGAAGGGATTCGACATATCGTACCTTACCTCAAAGGGTCTTGTTAACTGGCATCACCAGGTGAAAGGTTCTCCAAAGACTGTGATTGGCGAACCATCCAAGGCTGAGGTTACGAAGAAGGGCTTGTATGTAGAATGTGACCTCTATCCTGATTCAAAAATTGCTCGTGAAGTATATGAACTTGCTGAGGTATTAGAAAAAAACTCTAAGACAAGAAGGTTAGGATTTTCAATAGAAGGTTCTGCTAAGGAAAGGGATGTTATGAATCCCAAGAAGATAACAAAGGCTGTCATAACAGGAGTTGCTGTTACATATTTGCCTAAGAACTCCCACACATTGGCAGAAATCATTAAAAGTATGGACAATGATTTTGAAGACGACGATACTCCTGTTCTAGAGTATGAGGTACTTTCTGAAGAAAAAGCAAACGGAGGTACAGTAAAATATATTTGTGATGTAACAAGAAAAGACGGGACTAGAGTTTTGGTTGATACTGATGGTAATATAGTTTTCAAAGCATTAGAAACAGATACTCCATCAGGAAAAGCTCTTAAAAGAGAGCATGTGGATGGAAATGAGAAAGACTTAATTTCATCAGAAAAAAAACAGAAACAATCAAAGAAGTATTTTTCTAAAGCGGAAGTGTTTGAAAAAATATTTGATGACAATTCAGGTATAAACATTGCAAAAGCATGTGAAATCTTTAATTTAACTCAAAATATTATGAAAAACGAAGAAAAATCTGAAATTACTGATGATATGATTCAGAAAGCATACGACACTTTAGGAATTGGCAAAGAAGATGAAGAAGAAACTATTGAAAAAGCTAAAACCGATGAAGATGATGAAGAAGATGAATTGAAAAAATCTAAAAAATCAAAAAAGTTAAAAAAAGAAGGAAATGAAGAAGACGAAGAAGATGAAGATGACGCTGAAGAAGGCGATGATGAGGATGATGAAGACGATGAAGACGAGCCTGAATATGAAGACGAAGAAGAAGAAAAGAAAACAATAAAGAAAGCCCAAGATAGGGATAATGATATCGATGAAGACGAAAAAGACAGAGATGAGGAAGACGAAGATGATGATGTTGAAGAGGAAGAAGTTCCTAAAAAGAAAATTAAAAAATGTGTTACTTCTAAAATAAAGAAAGCCCTTGATTCTGATGAACAAGAAGAGACTATAATTGAAAAAGCAATTAATAGTTTAAATGAAAAGAATGACCTGAAATTTCAAGCCATAGCTACTATTCTTAAAGATATGGACCAAAGGATTGAAAGAAAATTTGAAGAACTTGAAGAAGCACCAGCAAGAGGTGGTAAGGCAATTAGGAAAGCAATGGAACGCTTCCCAGAAAATCAAGAAGCAACAAAAGAGTCAAAAAATACCTATTCAATAAGCAAACAAAGAGCTCAAGTGTTATCAATTCTTGATTCAGCTACCTTTGAAAAAGGTGTTATTGATGACGGTTTTGCAAAAGCAATGACATTATTTGAAAGTGCTGGTCAGTTACCTGCTGATATCGTTAACAGATTAAAACTTGAAAAAGGCATAACACTTGTTCAATAAAAGATATAAGATTGTACACTAAATTGTGATTTGTATAATTTAAACTAAAAAAAAGAAACTATGAATAATATGATGAATTTAGGAATCAATATGCAGGATTATCAAAATCCTAATGTTGTAGACCAAGTATTAGCTGGCAATGCTAATACAACTCAAGAACAATTGAATGAATTGTCAAAAGCTCTTGAAGCACAGGAAATAACAGGAATGCAGACGTTGAACTCAACAACTGCTTCTGGTGCTCCTTTGAAAGTTGAAAGTTTGGATAAAACTCTGAAACTTATCACCTTTAAAGAAAGTGAAATAATGCTGTGGAAAAAAGTACCGAAGCTCCCAGCTTATAACACAGTTGAAGAATTTAATCAACTAACCAGTTATGGTGCTGAAAGAGGTGGTTTTGTAGTTGAGGGCGAACTTCCGAATGAAGAAGACAGTACGTATGTAAGACGTGCACAGTTAGTAAAATTCTTAGGAGTAACAAAATCTGTAACACATCCGATGACATTGGTAAATACAATGATTGGTAGTGTAATTGACAGAGAAGTAAAGAATGGCTCTCTTTGGATTTTGCGTAAAGTTGACCGTGCAATTGCTCGTGCTAATTCAGCTATCATTCCGGAAGAATTTAATGGTCTATATGCTCAACATTTTAGCACTGATTATGCTGATAAAAATGCATATTATAATGATAATCCTTCTGTAGTTGATTTACGTGGTGATTATCTGAAAGAAATTCATCTGGAAGCTGCAAATGAAGGTATCGTTGAGAACCACGGTTTTGGTTCTGACTTCTTTGCTCCGCCAAAGGTTCTTTCGACATTTGTCAAAAATTTTTACGGAAATAAACTTATTGCTCCTAACAGCGACCAGGTTGCTGCAGGTGTAATGGGACAGAGAGTTGTAGCTTTTGATTCACAATATGGTCGTGTGAATTTAAACTATGATATCTTTTTAAATAAAGAAAACAAAAAGACCTCTACAACAGCTGCCACTTCAGTGTTAGCTCCTGGTGCTGTAGTTGCTATTAGTGCAACTCCTGTTGCTCCTACTGCTGCAAACAGTTTATGGGGTGCTGGTGATGCTGGCAATTATTATTATGCTGTATGTCCAATAAACCGTTTTGGAGAAGGTGCTATTACAGTACTTAATCCAGGTGGGGTTGCTGCAATTCTTGCTGGCGGTGCTGTTGATTTAGCATTTACACCTGCTGGTGGAGCAAATCCTGCAACTGGTTTTATTATCTACAGAAGTACGAAAGCTCCTGTTTCTGTGGCTTCAACTACTTTCTGGCCATTATTTACCATTTCTGCTGCTGAAAGAACAGCTGGTTATGATGGCGGAGCAGGTAATGTAGTTCGTGATGTAAATAGGATACTTCCTAACACTGACCAGGCATTCCTAATTCAAAATGATGAAGAATGTTACGCTTTCCGCCAACTGGCACCTCTCATGAAAATGGACCTCGCAATCATCAGCCCTGCTGTACGTTTTATGGTGTTATTGTATGGTACAATGCTCTTGTTTGCACCTAAAAAGATGACTAGACTTATTAATATTGGCTTGTAATTAGGACTTAAATTAATAAATTAGAAGAGCAGGTAAATTTACCTGCTCTTTTTGCGATTAAGGCAATTAATCTTTTTTGATTGTAAAATAATATTGATATGAAAAAAGAGAAAGATAGAATAATTTATTTAATCACAAATATAATAAATAGTAAAATTTATGTTGGTCAAGATAGTTATAATAATCCTGAATATTTTGGTTCTGGTAAATTAATTAGTAGAGCTATTAAGAAATATGGCAAGAAGAACTTTAAGAAAGAAATCTTAAAACATTGTAAAGCTGATGACCAATTAAATGCTTGGGAGATAGTTTTTATAAAGAAATTAGATGCTACAAATCCAAAGATAGGATATAATTTAACAAGAGGTGGTGGTGGATTTAAGAGTGAACATAAAGAGAAAGCGAAGCAAGCAATTGCAAAAGCATGCAAAGAAAGAGTTTGGAGACAAGAATCAAAAGATAAAATTAGAGATGCTTTAAAGAATAAACCTAAAAGCGAAGAACATAGAAAGAAAATGTCAAAATTTAAGGTTGGACACAAACCTTCTTCAGAAACAAGAAATAAACAAAGCAAATCACGCAAGAAATTCTACAAAGAGCATCCTGAGGTAAAATTAAAATCAGAGGAAGCTTGCGAGAATATGAAGTTAGCTCAACAAAAATTCGTCAAAGAGCACCCAAACGCTTACAAAGATAATTCTGGTTGTTTTAAACCAGGACAGACAGCAAATAATAAAGGAAAAATTTGGATTCATAAAGGAGAAGGACGAAAATTCATAAAGCCAGAAGAACTGGAATCTTATTCAGAACAAGGCTGGAGCAAAGGTTTAGGTGAGAATTCTTTAGAAACTAGAGAATTGAAAAGAAAAAGTTCTACAGGTAAGATTGGTGTAAATAATGGAAAGATAAGTAGATTTGTAAAAGCAGAGGAGCTTCAATTTTATTTAGAACATCGCTGGTTTAAGGGTTTATTAAAATCTAAAAATAGAATTAAATTTTCAGAAGCAATTAGTAGAAAGAAAAAAGATATGTGTGGTAAGAAATGTATTAACAATGGAGAAATTAGCAAATACATTAAACCTGAAGAACTAAATATTTATTTAGAACAAGGTTGGACAAGAGGAATGTTGGCAAGATAACTAATTTCAGTTATAAAATGATGAAAAATATAATCAAATAAATTGTAAACTAAAAAAAACGTAAACAAGATGAAAATTAAATCGGTAGATCAAAGCACATGGGGAAAAACAATGACGGTTCCCGTACAAGGTGAAGTAAAAGTTTCTGAAGAAGGAACAATTTCAGTTTCTGAAGAAGCAGCAGAAGTATTATTAGAACATCCAGCTATGTTTGTTGAGGTAGAAGAAGGCTCTAAAAACAAGAAAAAACAAAAGGAAGTAGAAGAAGTTGAGGAACAATCTGATAATGAAAAAGATGCAGTTGAAGAGATTTTAACTGCTAAGAGTTTTAAATGGTTGGTGAAGACTATAAAAAATATAGATGGTTTAAAAGAAAAACAAAAAGAGAAATACTCGAAGAGTAAAGAAATTGCAGTGAAGTTTCTTGTAGATAATTTTACAGCTGAAGAAATAAAAAGTTTATTGTGAGAGAAAGACAAGGAATTGAAGGAGATAATAGTTTAAAAGAAATTAAAAATGACTACAATTACACTTATTTTGTCATATTCAAAAAATTTAGACATGTTATTGTCCCCTTCAGAATTATTGGAACAATATCTTTATGGAATTCCTCTAACAAATAAGGACGGAACGATATTATCTCAAACAACTATTAAACAAAAGATATTAGCAGCAGGAAAATATGCTGAACATTTTTTAGAACTTCAATTTAGTCGAAAATACATCAGTGAATCTCAAGATTTCATACGCACAGACTATCAATCTTGGGGATACATGGCTTGCAGTTTTCCTGTTATTACACCCTTAGATATAACAGGTTTTGTAGGTACAGTCAAACAAATCACGTATCCTATTGAGTGGGCAAGCAAAGCTCGTCGTCAATATGAAGAGCAATTATTTAGGAAAATACATATTGTACCAGCCGGAAATACCACAACCTCAGTACCAGCCTCAGTTATATTTTCCGGCATTACACCCCACTTGGGCTTTTTGGGATACGATAGTATCCCAAACTACTGGGAAATTAGTTACATCACAGGTTTTACAAAAGTACCAACCGATATTGTAGACTTTGTCGGGAAATTAGCTGCAATAGAATTGCTTGCAATATTAGGAGACATAGTAATTGGTGTGGGTATCAGTAATTTTTCATTAGGATTGGATGGGTTGTTACAAAGCATAAGTTCAACAAAGTCTGGCAATGGGGCATTTGCTGGTCGCATTAAAACCTATACAGAAGAATTAGCAATAAGATCTAAGCAATTACGAGATATTTATAAGGGCATTAGTTTTGGTGTAATGTAAATTTTAAAAGTGATGACAAAATTAATTATCCCAGAAAGACCAGCACCTGTTAATAGTCAAGGAAGAGTTGATTTTGAAGATTGGAGATTTGATACCCTTGTATATACAAAAGGATTATTAGTCACATTAGAGAGAGCAATTGTTTGCCCGTGTAAGACCTCTGGGTCTGATAATCAGACCAGTTGTCGTAATTGTTTAGGAACAGGTTACGTTTGGTTAAGTAAGATAGCAACTCGAATAGTTTTACAATCCATGAATGTAAATACAAGATTCACTCAGTGGTCTGAGACTATGGCTGGAACAAGTCAATTCTCAGCTCGTTCTGATGAAAAGATCTCATTTATGGATAAGATAACAGTACATGATTCTCAATCTTATTATTCTCAAATAATAAATATATTTGATTTTAAAGATCAGTTGATGGGATATACAGTGTATAATCCTGTAATTGTGGAATGTGCATTTTTATTTGAAGATAGTGAACGGAAATTAACAAAATTAGAAGAAGGTGTTGATTTTACCTTCAGAGATAATGTATTTCTTTTAAATGAAAAATATAAAAATCGTTCCTCAAATACAGTGTCAATCACTTATCAACATGAATTGATGTACTATGTAATAGATTTGAATAAAGAATCCAGAAACAGTCTTGTAATAGCAGATTCTGGTAGGGAAAAAGAAATACGTCTTCCTATTTCAGGAGTGTGTAGACGAGCACATTTTGTATTGGATTCGCAAAACTTTAATCAGAATTTAATTTTGGATAATTCATTTGTTGTATGATAGTTTATAAAATAACAAATATTATAAATGGGAAATCTTATATTGGTCAAACAGTTAAGATTTTAGAAAGTAGATTTAAGAGACATATGAGTCTTATAAATAAAAGACATCATAAAAAATTACCTTTTTATAGAGCTTTAAAGAAATATGGAGAAGAAAATTTTGATAAACAAATATTGAGAGTATGCAAATGTAAAGAAGAAATGGATATTTGGGAAAAGATATACATTAGTAAATTTAAAACAACTAATCGAAAATTTGGTTATAATATGCATAAAGGCGGAAGAGGTGGAGACACTTTTACTAATAATCCTAATAAAGAAGAGATTAGGAAAAAGAGAAGCATTGCTTTGAAGGGAAAATATAAAATGCCGAAAAAGTTGAAAGATATTTTAAAGAAAGTTCATACTGGAAACCAATATTTTAAAGGACAAAAACATACTAAAGAAACAAGCATTAAGATGAGCAAAGCTCAAATGGGAAACCAAAAATGGTTAGGAAAGAAACATACAGAAAAGTGGAAAAGAGAGAATAGTAAGAGGATGAAGAAATATTGGAAGGATAGACGAGAAAGAGAATATATAATTTTTAAAAATAAAGAAAAAGAAGAGGAGTTACAAAATAAAAAAATAACGAGAAATCATGATAGAGGTAGTAATTGATACAAGTGATGTGTCACAAGAACTCAATCTTACTCGAGTAGAGATTGAGGGTCTTATGGATTATTGTGTCAAACAAGTCACTGCCTCATTTTATCAAAAATGGTGTGAAGTTGCTGGTAAATCTCTTAAGGGAACAAGAGAACAATATGTTAAGTCAATATATTTGGGAGACACAGGACTTTACACTGGTTATGTCATCCTCAGAGGTTTGTTGCCAAATATGATAGAGCAAGGTTGTGCTGCTTTTGATATGAAATGTGTAGTGAATAGAGAGGCTAAGGTTTATACATCAAAAGGTTTTAAAAGTATAAAAAATATTGTTGTTGGTGATTTGGTTTTAACGCATAAGGGGAAGATGAGAAGAGTTGTTAAGATTAATAAAGAAGTCAATAAGGATGAATTTGTTTATAGAATTAAAATTAACTTTGAATCTAAACATAATTGCTGTGGGGGTGCATTAGTTGTTACAGGAAATCATCCAATTTTAACAAATTTTGGTTGGATAAAAGCAAAAGATTTGGATAATAAGAAACACAGGATTATTGTTTCTGCAAAGAAATGTTTATGTTGCGGGAAATTAATTTCTTTACCAAATTTAGATAAAGAAAATTTATATTGTAATAAAAGTTGTGCAGCAAAAGTTAACAATGAGTTTAGAAGAGAATTTGGCAGAACAGATTTGGGGGAAAAACAGAGAAGAAATATAAGTAGAAAAGTTATAGAAACAAATAAAAGAATGTATGTTGAGGGGAAGCATGTAACGCAAACAGGGAAATTGCAAGAATGGCTTGATGTAAATGCTAAGGGTAATTCAAATTGGGGATTTGGTAATTATACAAAAGAAGAGTTTCAAGAATTGGAGAAAAAAGCACATATTGGATGGGGGAAGTCAAGTAAAAATTCTAATTTAGAACAAAAATTATTTGAATTAATTAGGGATATAGAGGGAATACAAAGACAATACCCATATAAGAGGAATAGATTGATTTTTAATAAAAAAACAAAAAAATTTAAAAATAGATTCTATTATTTTGATTTTGCCGTTCCAGAAAAAAAACTTTGTATTGAAGTTAATGGGGAATTTTGGCATACAAAAGAACAAATTCGTAAAAAGCAAGAAGAAATAGAAAAATCTGGATGGACTTATATTGGTTTTTGGGGAAAAGAGATTTACAATGATGTTCTTGGTTGTGTTAAGCAAATAAGGAGAGTGCTAGATAATCATGATGGAAATTATTATTTTAAAGAGAGAGATTTCTCTATAAAGAAAATTAAAACAAAAAATAATAATTTAGATACTGTTTATAGTCATAAATATGATTTGACTGTCGATAAAGATTCTAGCTTTATTGTTAATGGAATTGTTGTGCATAATTCTGGTTTATTAGCCAGCCCCAAGGCTCGTATAAAATTAGGTGGTGGAAAATATATTACAGTTCCTTTTCGTTGGGCAACAGCAGGTTCCATTGGTGAGTCTCAAGTCTTTTCAGGTGTATTACCACAAGTAATATCTAAAATAGTAACAAGTAAGAAGCCTAATCCAGTAACAGGAGCAACAAGACCTTTGAAGGTAGAAGAAATCCCATCATTACTTCAAATACCAACTGTTAGAAAACAGATAATTTTAAAAAGTAAAGTGTTTGAAGAGTATCAACGAAAAACCAGTGTGTACGTAGGAATTTCTAAGACTGCGAGCGGCAGCGGTTATAAATCTTTTCGTAGAATCAGCGACAAGAGCGATGCAAACAGCTTCATTTTTCCAGGTTTAACAAAAAAAGATTTTGCTGGCAAGGCACTTGCTGACCTTAATTTAAGAGCTATAATTGATTATAGTTCAGAAGAATATTTTTCAAAGATTTTATAAAACTCAAAAATGGTAATTCCTGAATTAGTAATATTCAATTTCTTAGAATCCTTACTTGCTTTTGTAAAGAAGGATATAAATAGTAATACAGATAAGACAAAGACAATAATTTATTATCTTTTCAATAATATAAAATTTCAAAACTTTGATTTTTATAAGAGTGCATTGGAGTTTTTAACCAGAGAAGCAGATAATCCTCGTCAACTTCAAGTCAGATTAGGTTTTGATAGCAGTAGGGCAGTGATGCCTACTGTGCATATCACTTTACCCAGTGAGAGAAGTGGTCAACAAGGCATTGGTATAGACGAAGGCTATGTTGAAAATGAAGTTGACACCACAGAGAAAAAAGAAAATCCAATTTATACAAGAATCTATGAATGTCAGTATGCTTGTATAATTACGAGTGATAATGTGCTGGAAGTAACATTGTTGTATAATCTTTTAAAAGGTTTGTTGGTAGGTTCTTTAGATATATTAGAATTAAATGGATTACGAAATATTAAATTATCAGGACAAGACATGCAACTGTCAGAAGAAATAGTACCAATTAATGTATTTGCTAAAGGCTTGATGTTAGATTTCTTTTATGAAGTATCTGTGAAGAAACTTTTACCTAATAATTTAATCAGCCACTTAGAGTTTGAAGGCACTCCATTATTACAAAATACAACTTCAATTTAAATGTAAAATTGACAATTCAGTTATAAATTCTAAAAAATATAAAAATCATGGGTGTTAAATTAACTTTTGGAAATAAGCAAGTAGTACTTCCAGGTGTATATTCCAGGATAGGTTCAGGTATAGTAAATCCTCCTGTAAGTTTAAGTTCAGGTAATTGTATTATAATAGATACAGGGAAATATCCAGCTTATAATGGTGGTGCGGGGATTTCTGGAACCTTAAAGAAAGAAAAAGATGCGATTCAATATTTTGATAATGTTGACGATTTTCGAAAGAAAATTCGTGGAAATATGTTTTGGCTTCTTGCTAAGAAACTCTTTCAGCCTTCAAAAGATTTAAATATTAAAGGTATTACGGGACTTTATTTTGTAAAAGGAGCTGAAACTACACCTGCTGAAATTTCTATGATTTTTGGAGATAACTCTTATTCAGGAGAAGTTGTGACTGATGGTGGAACTTTAGTATTACAATGTCGTAATGAGGGATTTTGTGGCAATGGTATAAAATCAGGAACAGTACTTTCAAGAGGTTATGCAGTAAAGATGAAAGCTGGTGTGTTAGACACTACAAAATTTATTTTTGATTTTTACGCAGGTACTTTTACTGGGTTAGATGTTGATAACGAACCTTATACTGACCTTCCAGGACAAGGTATTCTTGAAGCAGATTCTGTACCTGAATTGATATGTTCTTCTGAAGAAGTTGATTCAATGGCAGAATTAAAAGTATGGATGGACATAGATTCAACCTTTAATGAATATTTTAAAATAAAAACCTATACAGTTGTAGGAACTGGAAAGATTGATTCTGCAGATTTGGCAGTTTATGCTGATTATGAATTAGCTGCTGGTGGTACAGAGACTTATAACCAGACACACTTTAATAAAGTTTTAGAAAATATAATTTCAACAGATTATTCATTCATACTTGCTGATAGAACTGGTAGTGAGGCAAAATCTCATTATTCAAATTTAGCATTAAAGAACCATTTAATCAATGATTCTAAATATGGCTTGTATCTTGTTATTGGTGGTGGAAAAGATTCTAATTTCTTTAATGTTGGGACGACAAATAGTTCAACTGATATTGCTCAATACTTTAATAGCAATGTAGTTATTGTGGTACATGCTGGAATGAAAAAAGTAAATCTTGCAAACGCTGGGTTTAAAGAATATGATTCCATTGTCAAAGCAGCTTTAGTAACAGGAAGGATATGTGGACTTGAACCTGCGACACCAGGAACATTTAAATCAATAGATATTGATCAAGATATGCATGATATGTCTGAGAAGGATCAGAAGATTGCTCAGAAATATGGCGTGCTTTGGACAAAATATGATATGGCAGGAGAATGGATAATTGGACAGAGCATTTCAACACTTCAAAACAATAATTTTCTTGTTAATAGTGATGGTACTTCTTATGAAGTGAGTGTGATGAGAATAGCTGGTCAATTAAACAAAGAAATAATTTATAATGCTTATATTGATTTAATGAAGAGCGAAAACGGTCCTAATCGTGGCTCTATCAGTTCTGCAGTTTTAGAATCTTGGACAAAGAAATACTTGAAAAGTAGGACAGTATCAGACATAAATCCTTCTAATCTAATCTTAGGCTTTGAACAAATTACAATTAAGGTTGTTCAAGATGCTTATGAAATTACTTATGGATTTTATCCTAACTTACCAATCAATAAACTTTTGTTTGTGGGACTTATGTTGGATAAGAGTTTGATGGTTTAAATTTAAAAAGAGAATAATTGTTTGATGAATAAAACTTTAAATTTATATAAAGCATATGGTCTTCTAATGAAGAAAGCATTAGAGGAAACTCCTATTTTAACAGAACAGCAAAAGTCTTATTTTAAAACTTATTTTAATTATCTTAAGAAATTTGGGTTTAAAACAAAACCTAAGAGAAATGTTGTTTATACTGAAGGACATCACATGCTACCTAAATGTTTTAAGAAAAATAATTTCGTTCTCTTTATACCAGCAAAATATCACTATTATTGTCATAAATGGTTGACAAAAATGTTTCCTGAAAATGATAAAATTTGGTCTGCTTGGATTTGCATGGCGTTTGTAAAGAGTGAAAATACTAAAAAAAGGTATAAGATCTCAGCTGAAGATTTTGAATTAGCGAAAATAAAACATTCTGAATTAGCGACTAAACAGTTGAAAGGCAATCAACATGTTAAAGGTAAAAATATCCATACAGAAGAATGGAAAAAGGAACAAAAAGAAAGAACAGCAGAGATGTTTAAAGATACTGTATGTGTAAATAATTCCTTAATCAATAAAATGATTAAAAAAGATTCGTTACAATCTTATTTAAAGCAAGGCTGGGTTAAGGGAAGAATTACCTCCTACACAGAAGAGCAAAGAAGAGAATTAAGTATAAGAATAACAGGAGAAAAGAATCCTATGTTTGGTAGAACAGGTGAGAAAAATCCCATGTATGGTGTTCATTTAATTCCTTGGAATAAAGATAAAAAAGGAGAAAGAGTCTGGATAAATAATTCTGTTGTAGGAAAGTTGGTGGAAAAAGAAGAGTTAGAAGATTATTTAAACAATGGTTGGATTAAGGGGATGATGAGTTCTGAAGAAATTAAAACAAAGAAGAGAAAAGCATTTGCTTGTTATTTACATGCAAAAGGTAAAATATGGGTGAATAATAGGGCGAAGAATAAACTGATTGAACCAGAAGAATTAAAGACTCATTTAAGCGAAGGTTGGGAGAGAGGTATGACGAATGAGACTGGTAATAAAATTAGTAAATCTTTGAAAGATTCTTTTAAATCAAGAGAAAGTATTAGAGATAAGGAAGGGAGATTTTTAAAAATTAATAATTAAATTTATACAATTATGGCAGCAGAAAAGGTTCTGACAGGTGCAATTGCGATTGTACGTGTAAATGGAGTTGCAATAGGAAAAATGAAAAATATTCGTGCGACTGAAACGCTACAGAGGGGTGAAGTTCGTGGAATAGGGAGTATTACTCCATCCGAACTTCCTCCGTTAACATGGGCAGGAACTTTGACTTGTGATTTTTTTAATATTGACTTCAGTAAGAGCCAACTCCCAGGAGCAATCTATCGTAATACAGCATCACTTCAAGCGTTTGTAGATTCTGTACTTCTTCAGGAGGATGGCATAACAGTAGATATATTTAAAAAAGTAAATGCGGGAACAAATACTTCTGGTTTAATGACAAGTCAGGAAGTACCTTATGCTCAAATTCAAGGCTTGTTTTTAAATACAGAAAGTTTTGATATTACTGAAGGTCAAATTTCAGGACGAAATCAGAGCTTCCAATACATTTATCCGATAGTTTATTAAGAAAAAAGTAAAAAGGAAATTAATTTGTTCTAAAATGTTTTGTTTGATTAATAATTTTGGGTGAGTAAAAATTAGTTTATTATGCTTAAAATGGGACAAACCAATAACAATAAATTTGGCTTGTCCCATTTTGGTTTTAAGATGGCAACAAATAGAAAAATAAATAAAATACCGTTTGAGAAGTTGTGAACCATCAGTTAATTCTCAAATGTCTTTGAAAAAGAAAATTTTATTATAAATTAATTAAAAATAAATTGTAAACTAAAAAACGTAAAAATTATGAATGAATTAGCAAAAACTATTACTCTTAAGATTAAAAGGAATGATTATGACTGCCCTTTTCCAAATTGCGGTCAATTAATTGACATTGAGAATTATAAGGCGAATTTATCAAAAGGTCAATATCGGAATCTAGTGAACAATATGACATTAGCTTCACTGATGTCATTAGATTATATAGATTGTATTGCAACTTTCAGTATTTTAATTCCTAAGTTATTTGAAGATTTAAGAGTGCCTAATATCTTTCTGTTAGATTTAATTTCAATGAAAGAAATCGTTGATGTCTTCAAAAAAGAATATTTGCCTTGGTATAATCAATGGATGGATGTCATTTCAGGAAAAGAAGACAAAAAAGAAGAGTAAAAAGAATGTATGGATTCACGAAAAAAGGTTTCTCTTCAAACTGTAAAGAGTTTTGTTATAAATTGGAACAACAGGTTTCCAATTGATTTATGGTGGAGAAAGAAATACAACGTTGCGTTTAATTCAGAACAGCACAGAAAATTAAATTTAATAGACGCTTTAATTGAATATCAAGAAGAAATAATATTTAAAGACTTTATTAAAAAGATAGAGGAAGAAAAGAAAAACATTGAAGAATTTAATTTGACAGGCAATTATTTGAAAGAGACTGAAATGACTCAAGAACAAATTGATAAGGTGTTTGAAAATTTAGATCTTGATAGTTTTAATAACAATAATAAAAAAGAATAAGTGGATACAACCGTTAATTTTCGAGGGACTGATTCAGGTGTAACTTCTATGTTTGATAAGTTTCGAGCTGCTCAAAAAGAACAAGCTCGAGATATGATGCGGGATGCATTAACTCAAAGCCAAACAGCGAAAGAAGCAGAAAAAAATTTAGAGAAGCAAATTGAAACCCAAAGAAAATTATTAACAATAAAGCAACAAGCTGCTCAATTAGAAGCTTTAAGAAGTCGTAAGGCGACAGAAGAAGAATACAAGCATTATAATTCTGACGAATGGCTGAGAGAAAAAGAAAAGGCTTCTCCAGCAGATAAGTCATGGATGCGTGAGCAAGAAATAAATGCAAGAAGTAGATATGAAAAAAGAGGAAAAGAATATTCAAAAGAGATTTCTCAGGCGAGAGAAGAATATTTATCAGGAGTTACTCAAATTAATGTATTAAAAGAGATTTTAGAAGCAATAAAATCCACTGGAAGGGAAGAGATAAAGAATGATAGAAAGAATGTTGAGGCGACTATTGCTAAGGGTGAAAAACCAAAAGATGCAGCAGAAGAAGCAAAACAAGCTTATCAAGCAAAGGTAGTAGCAGATTCAAAAGAACGAGAAAGCGAAGAAACAAAAAAACCAAGAACAGCTTTGGAAGTAATGAAAGGTATTCTTGGAGCTTCTTTTATTCAAAGAGGATTAGGAAAAGTAGAACACGCCTTTTCTGGAATATTAGGAGCAGAATCAGGGGAACAAGCCATACCAGCAATATGGGGCATATTGCCTGGTGGTGATGTATTAGCTGCTGCTGCACAGAAACATGTTCAAGAAGCAGAACAAGTCGCAAAAGCAACAAATATTTTTAGAGCAAGATTAGGAAAAGGGGCTGGATTTTCTGCTGGTTTTGGTTTTGATATTTCAGAAACAATGCCAATTGCAGAAGAATTTGTAACAGCAAGAGGTGGTGAAGGAAGAGGTGGTTATGCTGCTAATACAACGAATTTAATCGCTTTAATGAAGAATTATGGTATTGATAAAGGAACTTTGCTTCAAAATGTTGGTTATGGTAGGTTTGATAAGAGTGGTAATGAGGTGATGGGAAATATTGTTGCAATGGTTCAAACTATGGTTAATTCGGGAGTTTTGAATGGGGCAGATAATACGAGAGTTTTAGAATTATTAAAAACACAAAATGCCTTAACAGAAGAACAAACAGCAACATTAGAAACAGTCAATCAATCAGCGAATTCTAATATTGTTGCTGCTTTTGATAAATTAGGAGGAAGTTTTACAGGAGTCAGAGGTGGAGCGAGATTGTCAGCCATTAATCAGGCTTTAATGACTCCTAATAATGAATATCAACAAGCAATGTCTTATGCTGTTCTATCTCAGTTAAATCCTGGGATGGGATTATTTGGACTGATGGAAGAACAAGAAAAAGGAGTTGCCTCGCCAATGTATATGTCTGCCACTATGAAGCAATTAAATAAGCGTTGGGGAAGTGGAGATAAATTTTTATTAGCATTAAAGAATAGAATGGGATTGACAGCGAATCAAGCAAGAACATTAGGGGAAGGATATTTGATGGACAATACTATTTTTGATAAGATGACTGAAGAGCAGTTGGTGAATTTAAAAGCAGGAGCAGCAGGTGTAATCGCAGGAGCAGGAGGAAAAACCACATTATTAGAAGCTCAACAAGCAGAATTAGCAAATCGTTATTCAGAAGGTATGTGGAAGGGATTAGCAACTAATATAACTCAAGCAGGTCAGTCTTTTGAAAAGGCAGTTGGTATGTTTGGTCCAGTTGTGACATTTCTCGTTAATAAAATTAATCAATTGGCTGGCATTGAGACTCCTGCTGAACCTAAAAAATAGAAATTTTAATTATGAATAAAAAATCAGATTATATAATTTATCCTCATGATACTGAAAGTTTAAATACTATTCAAGATTTATGTAGTGGTCAGGATTCAACAACAATTTGTCATGGTTGGAATGACTGGGAAATGTTAGCATATGAGGATGAAGATGGAACTAAGAACATAGATAGAATTTATAAAGAATATTCACCAGAAGAATTAGCTCAATATAAATATACACAGAAAAAAGAAATAGATTCAAAGAAAGCGTATAGCTATGACATCTCAACTATAGAATTATTAAATAATAAGGAAATTACAATTGAAGAGCAAAATAATCTTAGTGCTCCCCATACAACTTTATTAAAAAAAGGAACAAGATTAGCGATACCATTAAAGAAAGTTAATCAAGATTTTTATTCGATTTTAAGTAATTTAGTTGTACCTTCTTTATCTTACAGTGCTTTTATGGCAGACATTCATAGAGAACTGTTAGAAGATGTAGATAATTATACTTCTGTTTTTAAATATAAAGGATTAGAGAAAAATACAGCACTTTTAAAAAGTTTACCACAAATAACAGTTTGGATTTGGTGTAAAGCATTATCGAAAACTAAAATGTATCAGACAAAAGATCTTGATGGAACTATTTTAAATATTACGCCATTTATAAAAGATTTGAATACAACAGTAACAAAACAAAGTGGTACATTTTCATTTTCTTTGCCTCCGCTGGTTGCGATGTGGGCACCAGAGGGCTGGAGATTGCAGAATGTTGATTATTTAAAGAATAGACATAATTTAGAATTTGTTTCTAAAAATGCTTTATATGCAAAAGATAGTTCCATTAGGAATCAGTTCTTTTTTCATAATGTAATAGGGGAGAACGATGTTGTCTTTATCAGATTTGAAACTTTAAAGAGAGAAATAGTTTCGCCAGCAGTTTATAAACAAATAGAAAATAAAAGTTTTGTAAGTAGATTAAATACAACAAATTTTCTAGAAATATCAGAAAGCGATATCCCTGGTAATATTTTTGATATGATTGGTTTGGTAGATTCTAATGAATTGTCTGGTGGTGCAACAGATTTGAATTTCTCAATTAATATACAAGGGAGAGATTTGTCAAAATTATTAGTTGAAGATGGTTGTTATTTCTTTCCTTTGGATTATGTGCCTGGTGGTATATTTGCAAATGAGGCAGAACAGGATTATATAGATCGTATTGATGGGAAGTTATCAATGTTATCTCAAGAAACAACTCGTAATATTGAATATACTTTGAAATTTATTATAAATACTTTATCAAGAATTAAGATTTGCTCAGATAAATTATTTGAACCTTATGGTGATAAAGATGCAGAAAAAGACATTTTTGGAATATATCAAAATGGTAAAAGTAAAGCAAGAGATTTAGCAGGATTAGGGAGAAGTAAAAAGTTTGCATTGAACATTGAAAGCAGAATAGCAAAAGAGCAATCTAGAACAAAATTAAGAGAAGAAAAAATAAAGGTTTGTAATAAAATTAATGAATGTAGAATTGCAGAAGGATTAACAACGCTGGGGGCAAAACTAGAAGTATTAAAGATAAGTCCTATTTTTGATGAATTATTAGCTTTTTTAAAGTTTTTAAAGAAGAATAATTATATTGTTTTGAAAGATAAATTAATTAATTGGAATATAACTAAAGATATTTATAAGAAAGAAAAATTAGTTTCAAATATTTTTCCATCTTTATTTGATGATTATTTGTATCGTTCTATTTGGGTGATAAATGATGTAGATCTAGCAGCAATAAGAGCGAAAATTGCTGAGTTAAAAAAGCAATTCACTTTACTTTTAATTCAAAACACTTTGACTGATAGTGATAGAAAACTTATTTCTCAATTGAAAAAAGCAGGAGTTTTTGATTATTCAACAAAAAATATTTTATCAAAAGAACAAAAAGAAATAATAAATCGTATTGATTTGACAGGTCAAAATAGAATTATAACAACAGTAGATCCGAACAATACTTATGTGGAAACTGGAAGGGAACAAGCAATTAAAGACATGGAAGCTAGAATTGGACAGAGCTATTATGAAGGATTAACAGAGGAACAGAAAAAAGATTATGATGCTGCTAAAGATTGGAGTGAAGGTATAACAGTAACTGAAATTAATGATCCAAGATTAAAAGCTATTTGTCAAGAAATTTTAGAGCTGGAAAAACAGCTTGTATCTAGATATATAAGAATTCCTAAAAATATAAACGATTTAAGGAAGAGTGGTCAGGATGCTGTTTATATGGCATATCAATATATTTTTAAAGAAGAGGAAGAAGCAAATGTTACTGAAACTTATGAAGAAAAATATTTAAGAGGTATATGGCAAATAGTAAAGTTAGTTGTTGATGAAGAACAAAGTACTACAAACGATAAAACTACTGGCTCAAATATTGGTGCTAGGAGATGTGTAGATTCTACCATTGGTAATGAGAATGGAAGTATCATCACAGCAATTAATAAAATTTGTCAAGAACCTTGGGTTGAATTTTTTGGTGATACTTATGGAGATCAATATTATTTCATTGTACGCCAGCCACCTTTTACGAAAGAAGCCTTTGCAGATTTAGTAGAACATGCAATTGATGTATTTGAGGAAGATGTTATTAGCGATAGTTTGACTTTTGCCAATGATAGTTCTTATTCTTGGTATCGGTTAACTCCCCAAGCTTCCTTTTCAGAATTAGGAGAGAACACTGTTTTAGCTTATGTAAAAGCATTACATTTTCCTGAATATGCTGATATTTGGGGAGAAAGACCGTTGGACATTGTTTCTAATTATGTTCAATTTCATTCACTTGTAGGAAATAAACAAGATGACAGTATTGGCTATCTTGTCATGCAATCGCTTTATGATTTAAAGTTTTTGATTGATACTAATATGTATTTGCCCTTTACAAGAAAGGGAACAATAACTATTAATGGAGATAGAAGAATCAAGAGGGGCACAGTGATTAGATATAAAGGAACAGGCGAAGTGTTTTATGTTGATGGTGTTACAAATTCTGCTTCTATCTCAACAGATAATATTGATAGAAAGACAACCTTAACCGTCAGTAGAGGAATGATGGAAAGTCATTTTAATATATATTTTCAAATAATAGATACTCATATAGATCCTGAGAAAGTTAATGCAAAAGTGGATTATGAAACAAATATAAAAACTGTTTATGAGAATTTTAGAGTAAATAAGGAAATCTTTGATTTTCTTTTAAAAAGAAAACAATTTTTACCTGTAAAGGAAGCAAGTATAGGTATTGGAACAGCAGCTCCAAGAGATTATGAGGTGTTTTTAAAATATCCAGGAAAACCTACTTCTTGGAAGAAAAAAATAAAATAATTATGTTTAATAGAAATCGGCCAGTTAGTCGTAGAGGAGTCCCGGGAATTAGAGCTTCTGCTGGTATTGGTTATATTGTAGTTCCTACAGATGCTGGGTCTGACCCAGAAACTTATAGGAAAATGTGTATTCAAAAACAAACTGTCTCTCTTATTAGTGAATTTGAGAGAATTGATAATGTTAGAATACCAAAACACATTTTAGTGGATTTAGTTTTTCCTGAATTTGATTCTAATTCGAAGATTCAGAAAGTAGGAAGCGCGATAGTGTGGGTTAATATTCCAAAATGGAATCAACCAGTGGCAGTAGGGGTTTTAACAAAAGATAGTGAATTGACTTCGATTTTGCCTGATAGTTTTTCAATAAAAAAGGAAACAAAAAATTCTAATATAGAAATATCTGGAAATGCAAATGAAGGTTTGCTGGTATTAACTGTAGATGCAAAAAGTTCTTTAAAGAATAAATTATTAATTAATGTCTTAAATTCTGAGGAACAAGGAGAATTAGACGTAAATGTTAACGGGAATATATTGACGGAAGCAATTAGGACTCAAATAAAGTCTTTGGATGAATTAAATATAATAATAAAAAATGACGTTGAGGATAGTGAGTCAGAAACCTTAATTAATTATTCTCGAGGTATTGGTTTTTCTTATAGCGATGAATTTGGGAATGTTATTACTATTGATAAAGATGGCAAGTTTGATATTAGAAATAAGGATTATAGCTTAAAAGGACTTTTTAACGATATAATAACAGAAGTTAGTAATATCACAACCCAGACCAGTATAGGAGTTCAGCCTGCTTTGAATAAAACACAAATAATAAATTTAAAAAATAAAGTAACAAAAATATTGAAATAAAATGATAAAAGAAATAGAAATATATGAAAAGATGTATTTTGCTTTGATGAATAAAGCAGAGAAGAGAAAGAGACCTTTTGGGTATGTAGAGAAACATCATCCACTTCCAAAATGTATAGAATTAAATGATTATACAATAGTCTTAACAGCTCAAGAACATTATTTAGCACATAAATGGTTAGCGAAGATGTTACCTAATAATATAAAAATACAATATGCTTGGTTCTGTATGGCATTTGTTAAGAATAAAAATACTCAAGTTAGATATGAAATTTCTGCTGAAGATTACGCAGAATTAAAGAAATTGGGTTCTGAATTAAGAACAGGGAAAAAAGTAACTAAAGAAACATTAGAAAAAATAAGTAAATCTCTAAAGAAACATTATAGAGAATTTCCAGAAGCAAAAGAAAAATTTAGAAGTTTAAGATTAGGTGTGCATAATTCTAAGGAGCATATAAGAAAAAGTGCAAAAGCGCAAATAGGACTGAAACGCTCAGAAGAAACTAAAAGAAAAATGAGTGAGTCTATGAAGGGAAATAAAAATTCTCTAGGAGCAAAAAGATCTGAAGAATTTAAGAGAAAAGTGAGTGAGAGAATGAAAGGAAAACCAAAATCTGAGGAATGTAAAAGAAAATTAAGCGAATTAAATAAAGGAAATTCTTATGCAAAAGGAACATTTTATACAAAAAGAATGAGAAGAAATATGAGTTTAGCTCATATTGGCCAAATTCCTTGGAATAAAGGATTAAAAACAATTTAAATGTTATTTTTATGTTAAATCAAAATTTAATTGAGGAACAAATTTTAAATTGCATAAAGACAAATAAAGAGATAGGAGAAGAAGGAGAAAAAAAATTTGCCTCTGACCTTGCTCAAATTATTACAGATGCTATTAAAAGCGGTACTGTGACAGTTGCAGCAGGTATTACGGTAGTAACTGTGCCTTCAACTGGGATGGGAGCAACAACAAGTATTGGAACAGGAACAATTTCTTAATTTATTAAGTTTAAAACGAACAAGAAACAGTTATAATTGAATAAAATTATTAAGTGGAATGACTCTTCAAGGAAATAGCGAAGTTAGTAAGTATTTAACATTAGTAAAAGAAGCTGGAAAAGCTACTTTAAATAGTATTTTTCCAAATGACTTTGAGCTTTACATGCTTTCCTTGGAACTTGTTAATTCAAAAGGAAAAACAGAGGATTTTTTCGTTTTTCCTGTTATGCCTGATAGCATAGAACAGCGAAAAGGTTATATTCAAAATATTTATAAAACTTTTGGTGGAGTAACAGTATTAACAACGAATACCTTTACTGTGGATGAAATATCTTTGAAAGGTAATTTTGGAAAGAAATTAAGAATGCTGATTGGAAGTACAGTTGTAAGTGCCAATGCATTTGATTTTTCATCAGATTCAACTCCAACAGAATTTTCAGCTCAAATTAAGACTGGTTATGGTTGTATTAAGGTATTAGAAAGAATTTGCGATAAGAGTAAGCAAACAGATAAGAATGGAAATCCTTATTCTTTGTTACTTTATAATCCTGCCATAGGAAATCATTATTCTGTAGAAGTGGTTAATTTAAGTTTTCCTCAAAGTATTGATAAAAATATGATTTGGCAATATAATTTAACTTTAAATACAGTAGCACCTTTAAGTGGATTAAGAAAAGGAGAAGATATAATCAAATCTTTGATTGAGATGACCTCTTTTGCTTTAATATCAAAAGGAATAACAGCATTAGCAGGAGATATAATGAATGGTTTACGAACAAATATATCAACAAATATTTAATGATTATAGACCAAGACACATATGATAAATTTTTGAAAGTAACTGGAATAGATGTTCAGGCTCTTTTAGTTGATTTTGCATTTTTTATTCAAAATAAATATCAAAACATTGTAGGCTATTATTCAGGAGCAGTTAGAACACCAGATGCGGACAGTTTTAAGCAATTGGATGATTTAGCAGAACGATTTGAAATTTTAATTAATTCAATCTCTTTAAATAAGAATTCTTTTGGTAATGTGCAAGACTGGGATTTAGAAGAAAGACTTGAAGAATGTAAAACAAAACTTTTAACAATTTCAAATATTTCAAAGTATTTAAGAAGCAGTATTATTAAGGGTTCTTTTAATCCGAGTGTGACTCAAGATTATCCTTTACGCTATAATCAAACATTAGAAAATGTAAGTGAGGATCTTGCAAGTCATAATCAAGAAGAAGATTGGGCAACTATTGCAGTTCAAAATGATTTACAAGAAGAAGATTATACACCAGAGGGAGGAAATTTATTAAAAGTAGTTTTTAATAATAGTTCGAGCTTATTTTATATGGCTTCTGTGTGTGATAATATAATTGGCCAGGCTGCCTATGGTAAAGATATTTCAGTGAGCATGGCTTTTGTGACTGATGATTTAAATGTTTTGAATTATAAAGACACTATGCTTCAAAGTATAAATACAAAAATAAATTTGAAAGAAGGCGATGTGCCAGAATTTCCTAATTATGGAATTAATCAAAGTATGAGCGTTGGTAATGCTGTTGGAAGTTTTTCTTTTCCTATGATATTTCGTAAATTATCGGAAGTTTTTGCAACTGATGACTCTATTAGTGCTTTTGCTTTTAAAGATATAAAGATAGAAAAAGATGCTGTTAAGATAGTTTATACTGTTCAAACAAAATACAATCAAATTATTAGTAATGAAATAACTATTTAAAATGTATACAGAAATATCTACTATTGAGGAATTAAAACAGCTTTTTATTGAAGGGTTATTAAACCACACAAATAAGGTGACAAAAGTGGATAACCTGTCAGTCCTTAGTGGTATTAGTTATGGAGCAGCAAAAACCTCGCAGAAGGCAATTAAAGATATAGCTCTTTTAGAAGCTCGAGTTTTCCCCGATTCAGCTTATTCAACTTATTTAGATGATGTGGCTGAAAATAATGGTATTTCACCACGCTTTACTGCTTCAGGAAGTTCCTGTTATTTAAGATTAGTAGGAACACCAGGAACAACATATGTTCAATTTATCAATACTTTTACTGGCGATGGCGGAATAGTTTTTGACCTTGAAGGAACTGTTACAATTGGAGCGGATGGTTATACTTATGCAAAAGTTCGTTCTCAAAGTTCTGGAGTTAAAACAAATGTGTTAGGCTTAGCAATTAAAACTGTCTCCCCAGTGCCATCTGGCCATCAATATGTAATTAATGAATATAAAGCGACAGGGGGAAGAGATGCAGAAGATGATAATTTGTTTCGTCAAAGAATAAAAAATGGACCAAATATCCTTTCTAGAGGTACAATTGCTATGCTTGAACAAGTATTTATGAAAATAAATTCTAATGTGTTAAGAGTTTTTTATAATGGAATTGACAGTTTAGGAAAGGTGGTTTTGGCAGTTTTAACTCAAAATGGTATATCATTAACGGCAGCGGAATTAAATACTTTATTATTACAAGGGCAAGAATATTTTGCCCTTACAGAATTAAAAACTTTTGGAACTCAAACTTTTGGCATTTATTTGCAAAATCAATTATTTCAACCAGTGGATATTTCTTTTAGGGTTGAATTGTTCTCTTCTGTGAATCCAGATGATGTGAGGAAAGAGATTCAAATAAAGTTTGCTAAGAAATACGACTTTAGATATTGGGACTCCACTATGAGAGTGGAATGGGACGATTTATTACAATTAGTGAAAGATACAAATGGTGTAAAGTATGTGCCAGACCAATGGTTTTATCCTAATAATGATGTAATTATTGATAAGAATAAACTTCCAAGATTTAGAGGATTTTTAATGATTGATTTAGCAGGACATATAATCTCAAACAGTTCAGGGAGTCTTTCTCCTGTTTTTTATCCCAATCAAGCAGATTTTTCTTATGCTCAAACAGTTTTAACAAGCATTTAATTAAAATGAAAAACATATATTTAAAATTATATTTTAATTTAATCAAGAAAGCAAAAGGTAGAATAAAACCAACTTGTTATGTTGAAGAACATCACTGTAAACCACGTTGTATGAAAGGCAGTAATGAGAAGAGAAATTTAGTTTATTTAACAGCTAAGGAGCATTATTATGCACATAAATGGTTAACATTTATATTTCCTAAAAACAATAAGATACGAAATGCTTGGACAATGATGTGTTGGATAAAAGATGATAATCAACAAAGATTTAAAGTTTCTGCTGAAGATTATGAGAGAGCGAGAATAAAATTCTCAAAAATATTTCAGAAATGATGAAAGGAAGAGTTTCTCCTATGAAAGGAAAGCACCATTCAGAAAAGACTAAGAAGAAAATGAGTAAGGCTAAAACAGGAGAAAATCATTGTTTTTATGGCAAAAAGTTTTCTAAAAAAGTAAAAGAAAAAATGTCTAAAGCTGCAAAGAAAAGAATTGAGAGAGATGGACATTTTATGAAAGATAAACATCATACAAAAAAGACAAAGAGGAAGATAAGTGAATCAAGAAAAGGAAAATACAAAATGTCTGAAAAAAATAAAGAATTATTAAGGTTGAGATTATTGGGAAATAAAAACGCAAAAGGACAAATTCCTTGGAATAAAGGATTAAAAAATTGTTTTTCTGAAGAAGTGAGAAAGAAAATGAGTGAGGCAGCAAAAAGAAGATGCGCTAGACAAAAAGAAGAAAAATTAAAGAACGAAAAGAAGTAGAATTTATTACTTATTTATATCATTATGCCAGATAAGAAAAATATAGAAAGTGTTGATTCTTTGTTAGTTGAAGGAGCATCAGGAACATTTCAAACTTCTTTTAATACTAAGATTTGTGAGGTTATAAATTTATTTATTGCTGATAGAGATGGTGTTTTGAATTATATTTCTTATAAACAAGGAGAATTAGTTATAGAATTAAAAGATTATATGAAAGAACGCTTTTATATAGACTCAGAAGGTTGTTTGATTGTTGTTGGTGAAAATGCGAATAAGTTTTCAATTAACAATATTGGACAGTTGATTTATACTTATTGATTGGTTTGCTTATGTACAATTTCAGTTATAATTTGATGTGTAAAATTAAATAGATGTTGACAAAAAATTTAGGACTTGTTAAATTAATTCTTGTTTCAACTGTGCCGCCAACTAATTTGAATATGTTGTGGTATGATGATAATGTTGGACAGAAGCGTCATAAATATTATGATACTGTAACTTCTACTTGGAAAACTTTGAATGGCACTGGCTCTGGAACGTCAGGTATTTTTGCGAAAAGAGGAACTATTAATCCTGCATGGTTTGATGTTGATAATAATCTTGTGATTCCTCATAATTTAGGAAGAGAAGATATTATTGTTGTGATTAAAGATGCCTCTAAAATTGAAAATACAACTTATCCGTTTCAAACTATTGATGTAAATAATGTTAAGATTTTTACAGGAGAAGTTATAACAGGTGAATATGCTATTTTATGTTTTTAATTTTAAAATGATTAAAATGAAAAAATTGTTTTTATTTCTTATTTTGTCTTTGCCTTTAATTCTTTTTGCTCAAAGCGACACAGTTCCTTCAACTGATATTGTTAGCAGAGTAATAAAGTTTAAAAAGGTAAATGATTGGCTGAGATTACAATTGTATTATGATAGTGTAAGAGTGACAAATAGTCTTTCAAAACCTGTTATTTTAAAAGGGAATTATTGGTTTAGAGGAACGATAAAATATGTTGATGGTAATCAAGGTTTAAATAAAGTTTTAATTTCTAATAATGTTGGAACAGCATCATGGGGTGCTTTGAATGCTTGGGGCTTAACAGGTAATTCAGGCACAGTAGATGGCACTAACTTTATAGGCACAACGGATAATGTGCCTTTCAATATTAGAGTAAATAATCAAAAAGCAGGCAGGATAGACCCAACATTATTAAATACTTTTTGGGGATATTTGGCAGGAAATTCTATTACAACAGGAACCTTAAATACTGCTAATGGAGCTATATCACTTTATTTTAATACAACAGGAAGTAATAATACTGCTAATGGATATGGTGCACTTTTTAATAATGCAACAGGATATGATAATACTGC